TTATTGGCCATGCTCTATGTATAGAACGCCAATAGATAGAGCATGTTGCTGAACCTTCCAGACTACGATCAATTCAACCTGAATCCGATCAACGAATCTAGCTCATCGGCCATCAAGGTCTCGCTTGAGCTCTTGATAAAGTCTATCGATGAGGCGATCCAACGGGCAGATAATTTCAAACAGGTCGCAAAAAAATCGACGAGCAAGGCCGAATGGAACCTATCCATGGAGGCCTCATCGGTCATTCAGTTGCTCGAACAGGTCCAATCTAGCTTAGATCGCCTTAGAACAGATCACATAGATGAGAAAGAAGAACTCAATGAGGCCACTGGATATTCCATGGGATTCTTCTCCAAGGAGATCAATAAGCGGAAAGCTTCCATAGCCGAGCTAGCAGAGGAACGAAAGGATCTGATCAAGGCTTTCATGAAAGCCGAGGACGCGAATACAAACGCGCAGAACAACCTGGCCGAAGCCGAGAGGGAGGAGGCCGAACTCAGATTGGAATACGAATCCCTGTTCTCGTCCAGATTCCAAGATGACAATGGAGTTGTGGATGCTAGCCACGATGGATCTTCAGATCCGGAAATCAGGCAGCTATCCAAGAAGATCGATTCGATGACGAACAGGAACTTCAAGCTCGCGGCAAAAGCCAAGTCGACGGCCATCAATCTTCAGACCTCGATCGAAGCCCTTCGCCACAATTCGGAGATGGCAAGCCAATTGACATCGGAGATAGAGGACTTGAATTCTAAGTGGAAGATGGCCGCAATTGGTCGCTGATCAACGATAGAATTCGACTTGCAGGCCAGACCTATCCTGATTCTGGCTGCCCCATCCTCCTCGATTCCTAAGGTGCCTCGCGAAGAATTCGCGAGCCTCAAGGAACGTTTTGCCTTGATAAGAGACAACAGATTCGCCGTTTTTGTGGAGGAAGATCAATTCAGAGAATCCGTGGGTTACTGAATAGCAATGGAGTTGAAGGGCGCCATGGAAGCCACGTAGATCCTTTTCACAGTCAGTCAGGAAAGATTCGATCATCGATCGATCGACCTTGATCTTGTAGTTCATCAGCGATTCGATCAAACTCCTGGCATGTCTCCTATCGATATGAAGAATGTCGGACAGAATCTCCTGGTAGTATTTGTATGAGGCCACTCCCCATTTTCTCAGCGGATCTTCTTGGCATCCCAACAGCCTAGCGAACTCGATCTTGGAGGAAATTCCATCGTTATCGACGTTCTGGCCGCCCAGCCTTCCATTCCTGCACTTCACCTCGACCCTTCCGTTATTGTCATTGAGAAGATCACAGGGCATCGTGCTAGGAGCCTTCCTATAGTTCGTCAGAAGACAGAGGTAAACTTCCAGCTGGCCTATGGTGGGAGTCGTCGGCAAGCTCATCTTTGTCAGCTCGCCAAAGAACCTCTCGTCGAAGAACCTGGAATAGGCCTGGATGATCGGTTCAAGGGAGGTTGGTCTAGTCTTATCGACTGAAGAGAAATTGAACCTGGACAAAGAGATGAATTCCAGGAAGTCTTTGGCGTCTCCTTTGAATCGATCCAGGACGAGATTCTCGAAGAGGTGCGCGTGCTCCAGTGGCAAACCAGTGGCGGCAAATTCGTTCAGGCAATGAGCCCTGATCATCTTGGACATCAGGGTGTTCTTGATCCGTTGGATGGCCGAACCATAGTCCGGGTTAGAAACGTCTTCCTGTTGAAGAAAGAGGTCGTGGCCCGTGACGCTAGGATTCCACTCGGGAATCGGCGACATCATCGATTCAGGATAGACGATGTGGATCTCGTCGTTGCTGATCGTTCCTCGCTCGAAGCCGTTGCGAAAATCGTCGATGGAACGTATGTTCAGCTTCATCTATAGCCTTTGAGTTCCTCAAGGAACCTATGCAACTGTTCTGGAGTGTTATCCAAGAAGCCAGAATCCTGGCCCGCGGACAAAGACTCCCTGATCATGGTGCTCGTCATACCATGTGATCGATCGTCGACCTCATGGACTTTGAAGCTCTTCAGGACCCATGCGTCGTAGTGACCAGACACAAGTTTAGCGGCCTGTTGGGAATAGGATTTGGTTCGATCTATGCCACAGGCCAATCCCACTGGCTCGAATCCTAGAAGCCTGCATTGATCGACAATGCTTGGGAGGTTGACATCTTGGGCTATCAACGGAGAAGTGATCCAATCATATCCAAGGGATTCTATCATCCTCGATACCAGATCGGCTGGGTATGGCGAATTCGGAGTAGGCTTCTTCCAGACGACGACTGGCGTCAGTGGCTTTCCAAATGCCTCGTGCGCTGCCTTGAAAGCTGACACATGGCCGCTGTGCAACGGTTGAAACCTCCCAGGAAAGAGTATGACATGAGGCCTCAGCTGATTGAAGGCCAGCATCCCATCTAGACCTGTTTTTTCTTGTATTGTCTCAAGGTCTGCCATATCGTCACAGATGGAATGGCGATCCCTATTCCAATTGGAGCCATCTTCAACCAACCCTCCACCCAAAAGCCGCAAACTATGAACGCCATCGCAAGCGCAAAAGCCAAGCCCAACGCAAGCCAGGAATTCCTTCCTATCATCCTGCCACCGTGCTGTGGATGCTTGTACCAGAGGAACTCCTTGAAGGTGAGATCGCGGAGCTCTTCTTCTGGCACGCCGATGATCGTGCGATTTCGATGAAAGATGACATCGTAATAGACCAAGAGGTCTTCTGCCACCACTACCTGATCGATGACCCCAACTCCATTCCTAGAATGAAAGACGAGATCCTGTTCCTTGTATCTGGTTTGAACCTTAGGAATGGGCATTTTTCGCTGGCTCCTTTTTGAACTTCAGGATCGAATTCACTCGATGAACTGGAGCGAATAGGCCCGTAAGCTTGTAAGTTTTGCCACCGTGGTCGAAGATCACTCCTTCCATTGGAGGCAGCCTATCTATTCCTCCGAGATCATGTATCGTAATCATCTCTCGGAAATAACGAGCCTTGTCGCTAGAGTTCCCTTGGTTCATGATGGCTTTTACGCTATCTCGATATGCATCAGCAGTAGCGAGTTTCACCGCTGCACGATCCTTTCCAGAGATGAGGTCGGTCGACCTCTCGAGGATGTTGGAACCAATCGCGATCACCATATCATGGACTTCCGCCATCGCTTGGCGCTTGATCTGTGTGCTAGATGCATCGAGGCCCTTTAGCCACGTCGATGCATCTTTGCCATAGAGCCTGGCCACTGTCCTTAGGTCTACGTCCTTGTCGCCATCGAAAAGCCTCCGTGTCGCTACATCGACGTCCATTGAGATCGAATCTTGGATCATCCGATCTAAGATAACTCTCTTGACTTTCTTTCGAGCCCAATCTGAGACTAGCACTCCATCTCGGTTGGATTCATTCATCGACTCGAGAATCTTTATGAGCGAAGCTGTCTTATGTTCATCGATCGGCGAAATTGTTGGCCTTGATTGGCCGATCACGGTGAATTTTCCTGGTGTCAGTTGCAACGAATCCACCAGATTATCGATCTCTGCCGTGCGACCGAGGAAGATCGAACTCTTGGAGCCAGTATCATTGACCCTCACAATGCCATGAATCGCAATGATAGGCTTCGTGTATCTGATGACGTTCGGCGTGTCCGGATGGATGACTTCGATCGAAGCGAATCTCTCGCCTTCCTGGAAGAACGTAAAACTCTCGACCGAGTCGATCGATCTCATGGCCATGGATAGCTGAGCCGCGGCCAGAGATATCACCCTTTGGACATCTGGAAGAGAAGAGAAGTGTGAGCCTATTTCGTCTTCATCAAGCGCATTGTTGCCGAAGTCAGACATCTGCGTCTTGTTCCTTGCGAACAGGGGCTTTCCGTCCTTCCAAGTCATCATGAGATTGATGCCATCCGTCTTCTCCCAGACGAAAGAGCTACGCGAAAACCCATTCGAAGCAGCTGAGAGCACATCGGCGAGGCCCTTGAATGTCAGCTCCTTATCCTCGTAAGGATGCATGATATGCCCATATCCGGCTCCCATCGCTGTTCGATCAGATTGATTTGACTACATCATCCATGTTCCTCGTCTTCCTCTGTTCCTCGAGCAGTCCACGGATCTCTGAGAGCGACTGCTCATGGACGAGCTGACCGTTCTCGTAGACAACCTCGAGCATGCCCTGCCGCTCCTCCTCCCATGTGCATTGGTCCTTGAACCGGATCCTGCCATCCTCGTCGCGATACACCATGAGGAGGCCCTTGGCCGACCTCTTGGTGCCGTCGTCGGTGATCGGATCCTTGAAGAGCTCGATCTCCTCGCCGTTCACCTCGCCATAGGTCGCCTTTATCGCGAAGCCGTACGTGTCTCGGGTGACGAACTGGTACGTGAATGACCCGATCCCAAAGACCATGTTGGTCGACGAGAAGCCCTTCTCCATGAGCCCATTGCAGATCGCGTGACATCGCTCCACGGTGATAGAGTCGCCGTAGATCGCACCAATGTGCGGATCCAGCTGTTTGAATCCTCGTTCGGTCTCCGTGCCACCGAAGATCTCCCAGAGGAGCTCGATCAGACCCTTGTACGCCGGCGAATCTGTTGGCTTCGACTTGTCGCCGACGATGATTTTCACTGGGTCGCCGGAATCCGGCCTGATCACGATCTTGCCCTTCCTCGCCATGATGCTATCCTTCAGCCTCGGCAGGTAGTTCGTCACCACGTTCCAGAGGTCCCATGTGTCTGAGACGATCGAGACGATGGCTTCACTGGGATAAGTTCGGTTGATCAATCGATCGTAGGTTTCGAACTCAGCTTCCTTGGTGCCCATGCACATGACTGAGTGTTCAGTGGCGAATACCGATCCGCCTACGATTTCCTTCTCTACGTCCGCGTTGTAATAGGCCTCCAGCCAAGGGATGGCAGGGATCGTGTCAGTGCCGAAAAACGAGAGGAGGTGAGCCGCTCCAGACATCCTGGCAGCGTCCCTGCCAGCCATCCCTCGGAAGGAGAAATCGTGGCCTTGCCAAGGCACAAACTCCTTGATTCCACCAGTCACCTCACAGAATCGGTCTAGCATGACCCTATACCTGAAAGCGGTGGTGGCCGAAGTACAAGGCATCCAAATCTCGGCCGAGATCAGAGTCTCGAGAAAGTTAGTGACCCAGAAGAATTCATCTCCATGTGTGTTGCAAACTGTAAAGCATGGCACGCCAACTGGAACGAGCGTGCCCTCTTTGACAGCTTTGATCCTGATCGGCATGTAACCAAGGTCGTGCAATTTCCCTATGTGCTCGGTCTTGATGACGCCCTTTCCAAGCGTATGATCCATCAATCTCGAGTATCGAGCTATGGCGATTTCTTTAGGGACTTCGAAGAAGTCGCGCTGAAATTCTCCCTGAATGAATTGCTTGACGAAAAATTGGAGGCCGAAGAAGACCACTTCATTCGATCCAGGGATCCTCGATTTCCTGAAGGTGCCGTTCGAGTAGACGAATGAAGTCCCGGAAGGATACTGATTGCGATGGTCAGCCTTGTAGTAGTCCTTGAGCGATTCAGGCTGCTCGCTCGGGATATTGAACCTCAGATTGTTGCTCATGCTCATTCTTTGCCGCATGAAAGCACGATCCGATTAACTTTGGCGGACAAACGATGACCGCGGCGATGAATGACGGATGATCATCGCACGACAGAGGGACACGAAGGTCGATATGTCCGTTCGCGTTCTCATGTGCAATAGAGAAGCAAGACTCACTAGGGGCTATAGCGCGAATATGGGCTTTTGGTCCGAACAAACACCCAGCCTTCATTGGTATGGGCCTGTTGATTCTATAATGCCCATCAGGCACGATAAACTCCATTCTGCTGCTAGCCACGAAACGGTCCATTGCTGCACACAGCCAATCTCCACGCATGTGTTCTCGCTCATGGCGCATGGAACGAAGCTGATGCGCTGCTACCGCGTAGTTCATTGTTTGCTGGAGACTATCAGCTCATAGCTGTCAGTTGCGCGACGAGGACGCGCTCGCGATCGCGAAGGATCAGGAACCCTCTCCTTCCAGCCAGGGCCTCCCAGCCGCCAGCGTCCCATGCGAAGACTTCATCGCCCGGAACGATGTTTTCGATCGGCGGATCCCAATTCTTGATCCTTTTGCTCCAATCATTGACGTTGGCCTCGTCGATCACACAGATTCTGCCGAGCACATACTCAGAGAGCCAATGATCGAACTTTGGCCTGATCTGCTCGTCTAGGGTAGGCCATTCAACGGCCTTTCGATAGACAGGCTCGATCCTGAACACGGAATCCTTTGGAGGCTCGCTCATCGGCACGACTGAGACCAGCTCGATCGGCTTCGAAGGCTTCTCGTTTTTCGTCATGGCAGCTTTCTCCTCGATGATTGCATGGTAAGCGGTCTTGAGGTCTTTGAGCGAGAGCTCGAGGCCTGATCGATCGTCGAGGTAGACGTTCGCGTAGATCTTCCTGTGGTTGCCGTATGGCAAACCAGGGAGGTTGATATTGATCCCAGCGATGGGCAAGTCGACATCAGAGCAATACTCCTCGATCGAGCGATATCCAGATTCGTTTCTAGCAGTGAAGATGATGACCGTGCATCCTTCCTTTACGCATTCCTTCAGGAGCGAGATGGTCTTGGAATACCGATCCATATCGTTCGGAGAATTGAAACGAAATGGATAGATCGTGTCATCGAAGTCACATGCTATGATGATGCCATTGTGCTTCTTCCACTCCCGAACTAACCGTTCGATATACTGTGACATTCTAGAATGCTCGAATTTGGATCAGCCTACATCCAGAGAGATCGGCAGACTTCATCTCTTCGTCATTGAACTTTCTCACGGAGTTCGTGGTCACAATGGAAGAGTAGAGGCTCGCGAGCTCAGATACTCCCTTCGAGAATATCCCATGGGTCACAAACAGGTGAAGCTTTGGGGCGATGGTCTGATTCCTGATGGCCTTCGCAAGCTCTACGAAGGTTCGACCTCCATCGCATATGTCATCGCATACCACCAAGTTATCTTCTTCATCGCAAGGTGGAGCGGTGGTGGCCAGGATCTTGCCGGTTGCGACGTCTCGATGTTTGCCACAGACTAGGATCCGATCGATCCCAATAAAAGATGCGACGTCATAGATCTTCTTGAGAGATCCGCCGTCCGGCGAGACCAGGGTCAGCTTACCGTCAAACTTCCGAAGCTCCCCGGCAAAAACCGTGTGGAAGTGGATCTTCTCGAGGCGATCGATGGTGTTCTCCATCACGTCTGAGTGAGGGTCCATCACGGTGACCCTGGAGAAGCCCAGGGAATTGATGATTGGTGCTACGACGTCTTTGATGTACCTGACGCCACCACTGGCAAAGAGCCGATCCGATCGCCCACCGAGCAGGTATGGGCAGTACAGACTGACCGGCTTGGTCCAGCCCATGTTTTCCAGTGCCCTCTTCGCAAGGATGATAAGCTCGATGTCACGAAAGCTGTTCATCCTAGCGCATATCATCGATTCTTCCTCTAGCCTAGAAGGCATAGCCAGGATTCGGAGGTCTTGTTGCCCATCAGGATACTGCGTAACCTTGATCGGAACTAGCGAGGACTCCGGATCGCTCAGATTGATGATGTTCATCTTGGATTAGAGTTCGGATGTGGATGGATCTGATTTGTCGTCTTCGGACTTCTTTTCTGGCTCCTTCTTCTCAGGCTCCTTCTTTTCTTCTATCGGTCGCTTGGCCTCTGGCAATTCAGTGATCTTGATCTTCATTGTGTTCGAAGATCCTGGATCGGAGATGTGAACATACGCAGAATCTCCCTCAACCGCGGTCATCGCGGTCCACTTTTCGTCCGCGAAGACAGCATCATTGATCCAAACCTTGAGAACTATCCTCTCGTTTCTCTTGAGCTTCACTGGCGCCTATTTGAAGAATCTCCCATTGGATTCTATGTTAGCGTGAAGCTCGGGAGGCACTTTGCCCTCGTTCTTTGCCTTAACCAGCTTCTTGTAGGTCTCATGTGACTCTTCCTTCCTACCGACCATCCATGAATTGAGCATGTGCAATTGAAGGATCCTCCATTCGTAGCTCGCTGCGTCTACGAAAAGAGAGACCTGTGGAAATGGAGTCTGGCCATTACCAGCCACCTTCATTGCCTGTGAAGAGTAAATGTAGCTGATATCGAACTCGCCCGCATCATGATAATGTTGGATCAGGGGCATCAGATGCTCGATCCTCAAACGATTGAACTTCGTGCATTTGAGATATTCCTCTAGGACTTCTAGCGTAGGATGCCCTAATCTCGCTCGGCATGAAGCCACCATGAGTTGGGAGTAGTAGACCTCTTCCCAAAAGCCTGTGTTGACCTTGACCCTCTCACGATACCAGTGAAGCGCCTTCTCCGCGTTCTCAGGTGTGCCCGCATCCCTGTAGGACTGGGCAAGATAGAAAAGCCAGCGAGGATCCCTCTTAGGATCGTTCTTCACATACTCTTCCAGGACCTTAGCGTGATCCTCATATTTCTGCTGAGATGTCTGTGAAGTCCAGCTGTTGCCATCTGGATTGACGCGAACTATCAGGCCATCGACGACAGCCACATTGACTGGCTCATCAGAGACCAACACTTCATGGATAGGCCCATACCATCTCCACGCTTTCTTCGTCGAGAAGAATTGCATCCTGAAGTAGTTCTGTCCACCGTAATGGACCTTCACGTTGGCTCCGTCGAATCCGCCCATGCGGCGTTTCATGAGCTGAACGTTCGTGTCTGGGGAGATTTCAAGGGTCTCGTCTGCGTCTATCCAGAAACCGAAATCGGCCTTGTCCTTTACCGCGTTGAGGGCGCGATTCCTAGCGTCCTCGAAAGAGACCCACTTATGATCGATCACCTCTCCAGGAATGCCCTTCTCCTCGAAGAATTTCCTGACGATGTCTTGGGTACCGTCGGTCGATCCTGTGTCTACGACGACGTAGTAATCAAGTATAGGCCAGACAGTGTTGAGCATTCGCTCAATAACCCTGGCTTCGTTCTTTACGATGATGCTGAGAGAGATCTTCGGAGTCGAGCCAAAATAAGGCACTACCGGCATTGGAACCGGTACTATTGGCTTCCTTGGAATCGGCTTTTTCGGGGCGCCCTTGATCATTGAGTGATTTCGTCTGTTTCGATAGATCCGCTGACCACGGCCGGTTGATTAGCAACCGATTCCTTGATACGATCTTGAACGAAATCTATGGCCGATTTGACTATGACTGCATCTTCGAAAGATAGGATGCCTCGGCTCTGTGCTAGATTCGCAGTCTGGATCAGGACAGAGATCGCCTGACCGATTGTTTCTACGCGTTGGGACATGTCCGGTTCGGAGCTTTTTTGGCTCATATGCCGGATATCGGATCGTCCGATTATCGGATCATCGGACGTCAGAAGGAAGAGTTGCAAGTGACTCGCACCCAATAGCTTCCTCCACAGATGTAGAGAAAATCGCTGCCAGTGTCGATGACTACCTCTCCTGTCATCCCAGACGCTGTTGGGCCGGATGGAACTGAACTCGAGGATAGGAAGAGGCCGTTATAGAAAGTAGCTCCAGATGGGCCAATGAGGCCGTTCAACCCCGTGGAGCCTGTTGGTCCAAGGAGAACCGAATCGTCTCTCCTGTTGTAGCTCGAATCGATCAAATCGACGAATTTGTCCTCCGTTGCGGCTGTGCCAGAAACGAATTGATCGTAGAGATCGGATCTCTGTTGTGTGGCCATGTTAGCTTAGCTTAGTTACGGTGAGTTGCATCTCGGCGCTGTACGTGTAATCGCCCTCGGTTAGGATTCTCAGCATCATTTTTGCCCCATATCCATCGATTCCAAACGTCCCATCTCCAACGTGAATCATGCTAGAAGAATGGAACCTAGCCTTTCTGAGATCGATGACATCTTCGGAGATGGCCTCACACATAAGTTCGATCTCTTTAGATTGCGATTGTGGCTGTGCATCTATTTCCTCGATATCGGCGAAAGCCTGCATTCCAGAGCATACCCAATCGCCATCTACTTCGTCGATGCGAATATCAAGATGAAGCATGTAAGTGCCTGGCTTCTTGATCTCGATATGGCCCATTGGACCGACGCCAAAGATAGGAGAGTTAGTCTTCAGGTACACATTGTCTCCCATAGGATAGTTTCGCGTGCCAGGAGCAGTATCCAGGGTTTGATGAGTCTGTGATGGAAACCGAACGTGGAGGAACGGAACCTTGTTACTTTCTTCACCTTCTCTCATCTCATGCTGGACTATTTTTCCAAGCTCTATCATTTGGCTGCGAAGACCGCCACATCAGCCTGATGGATCGAAATGTTGTTGAGTTTCAGTGTGGGCGTAAGCTTCGACTCACAGTTCATGATGAAGAGATCTCGGATAACGGAATAGTAGAAGACCTCTGGATCAGGAACGCCAACGTTGAATGGGATTGTCATGCCAACGTAACCAGCTTGGCCATTCAATCCGATCTCAAGGATCTTTTCCGACTCTAATACCTCGATGTCAGTTGGCCATTTGACCCTGATCATGAGGAATCTGGCATCTATGCTAGCAGTGGCAGTCTCTTCTGGAGAGAGCTCGAACTCATAGAACTGGTATGTGTCGATCTTCTGGAAAAATCGGCACAGAGAAAGCTCCTCAGAACTGAACAGGGTCTTTGCGCCACGATAGATCGCTGGCGTGCACCCTATCCAACGGATAAGCTTATCGCTGTTTGAGTCATTGCAGCAGAAGTCCTTCTGCAGATCCAGAAATGACTGGGAGAATTGAGTTTCGCCGGTTCTGACGATTGCCATCTTTTACATAGCGCCAAACCTCTGTGGCGGATTTGGCGCTATGTATGTATCGGCCGGGGGCTCAGTCGGAGGCTGCTCGATCGGCTCAACGGGAGTTGGCTCGGGCGTTATGTTCGGTTGATCTTCAACGGCGTTCGAGGCTGTCTCATCTTCCTTTGGCAATAGTTCCGAAACCGAGGTAGCCTCTACCTTCTTCGGACGAGCCACGTCCACAAGCGATTTGATGAATCCAAGCGCAACCACAGGCAAAATGCCGCCGGTGATGATCGAGAGAATCCTCTTCTGAAGCATCTTGTCCTGATCTATCAGTCCGAACAGTTCTGACCACTGGCTGAAATTCGCAAGATGAGAGTACGAGTAGTACATGTTGCCCAAAATCTGCACCCCGGTGACTAGAATGAACAGGGTCCACACCATCCATCGGATAGTCTTGTCCAGGACTATGATCGCGGCCAAGCATGCCATTGCGCCGATCTCGAATGCAGCGGCTAATGACACAGCTAGCCAGTCCGGATTAGCCAGCTTGAAAAATTCGATTGAGTGGATTGTCGAGATTCCGCCCGTCACGAGGTAGAGGGCGATGAAAATGCCGATCACCCACTTTTGGATCTTAGTCATTTCGATTTAGCTTCCCTCCATTTTTTCCATCGAGCCTTACTGCTTTCGGAGATCTTTTTCCGAAACTCGGGATCCGAAGCGTACTTTCTTTTGATGCCATCCGATCTTCTCTTTCTGATTGCCGGATCTTTCCACTGATCCCTCGTGTAATTGGCTGTCGCTTCGCGATTGGCTTCGTCAGAATAGAATTGGCGCATTTTGCTGGATTGCTCCTTTCGATTAGATTCATTGGCCCAGTATTGGCTGCTTCTTACCGACATGGCTGCCTTTCGTTCCGAATCCTTTTGCCAACTTTCCTTGAGTCTTTGTGACTGGGCCTCGCGATTTGAGTCCTGTTCATAGTAGGCTTTCACCTTAGCAGCGATCTTCGCTCCGATTTCCGGAGTGAAAGCATCTTGAACGTTTTTGAGCCTTTTAGCTCTCTCTTCATCGGTTAAATTGTTCCAAACCGCTCTCATGCTCTCCTTGGCTCGGTCACGCTCAGCTTGGCTAGTAAACCTTCTCTTTCCGGAGACACTAGCGCTCTCAGACATTTTCTTTCGTGTCTCCTTGGATGGCCCAATCAGGCCCTCCCCACCGTCCGTGAGATTAGTCAACGTCCCTAACCCAAGATCTCGCCGCCCAATTTCCTTGATGTAATGACGCTCAAGCTCAAAGGCCTCTTCTTTAGAGAGGCCTTCATGGATCAGCCTGATCTCTGCTCCGTGCTTGTCGTAGACCGCCTTCCAAAAGGGGTTCCTTGGGACTTTAACGGAATGGGCCCTATCTCCATGGCCCATTCCCACATAGTAGACCTCCGAGGTCCCAGGCTTAAGATGAAAGTAGACATAGAAGTGAAATTCACCTATCACTTCTTATGTATCCTAGGGCCACTAGCCTGGACTCTGATGGAGTCGATCAGGGCCATCACGGCAGATGTGAACTCGTCGTGGAGCCGATGCCCTCGGCCCTCCCAACTCATGGTGACCTGGACGTTGCCCTTCCTGTGGAACCCGTCTGGGCAGCAAACGATCACGCTCCGCCTCGCGCCGAGGCAGAGGCCGAGCTCGAGCAGCGTAATTGGTGATATGGTGCCAGGCTCGAAGTAGAAGAAGACGATGTCCGATCGCTCGATCCTAGATAGCTCCCACTCGACCTGCGCCTTGAACTGTGGGTTCTCCGGGCTCTGATCCCAGGTCGGGTCCCAGTTCTCCCTCCTCGGGTTGTAGACCGCCACGTTGAGCTTGGCCTCGTCGAGGGCCTTGACCACGGAGCTGTGCCACCTCGTGGCTTTGCCCTGCTCGATCGAGCCGGCCAGGAAGACCCTGAATAACCTAGAACCAATCGGCTCTCGTTCGTTTGGCTTTATTTCGGTAATCATCAGTTAGAGAGTGGAACGTCCTTCCAATTTGGAAGCGCCTGGTAATCGATAAGCGAGATGTCTTCCGACTTGAGATCGAAGATCGATTTGCCGGCCGAGATAGACAGCTTCGGGTATTTCATGGAGCTGGTGTCCCTGCTGTAGAATTCCTCGACGAAGGTCATGTGGTTCTTGTAGAGGTGAAGATCACCGAAGAAGATGGTCAATTCACCCGGGATCATATTCACCTCCCTAGCTACCAGGTTGAGCAGAAGAGCGTAGGAGGTGATGTTGAATGGCACACCAAGAAAACAATCCGCAGAGCGTTGGCTCATAGCGAGATTGAGCCTCCGAGTCGGCCAATCGCTGAACATCTCAAGCCGGCCAGATTGACCATCGAACCTCGAATTCGTCTTCTCTTCGAATGTCGCCCTACGCTCGAATTCAGTGAGCACTTCTGTCTGGAATTGATAGGCAAAATGACATGGTGGCAGTGTCATCGATGGGACATCAGCCGGATTCCATGCGTTTACTATGATCCTCCTGGAATCTGGGTTCGTCTTGAGCGTCTCGATCGCAGCCTTGAACTGGTCGATCGAATCGCCTTTCCAGGTCTCAAATCCATCCGTCTTGTATGTTGGCCACTCCCTCCACTGCTTCCCATAGACTGGACCTAGCTCTCCCCATTTCTCGGCGAATTTTGGGCTGACCCTGATCCTCTCTATGAACTCGTTCTCTGTCAGGTAATCGTGTGTCAGCTCTCCAGTCTCAAGAGGAATGATCTTCTCATCCTTCTCATGACCAGGATACGGTTTTGTCCTGATAGCCAGGAAATTGATATCGATCTGGCTGATCGGAGTGCTTCGGTACTTCTTGTACGCGTCGCCGTTCCAAATATGCACGCCTTTCTCGATGAGAGGCTTGATGTTGGTGCTACCACTGATGAACCACAGAAGCTCCTCGACTATCCCTCGAAAGAACATCTTCTTGCCAAGGAGGATAGGAAACTGTTCAGGATCAGCATTCACCTTCAGCATCTGGCCGAAGGTGGCTATCGTGCCTGTGCCGGTACGGTCATCTTTCTCCCTGCCCAACTCCATGATCGTGTTGAGCAGCCTCCTGTATTCGGAGTCGATAGTCCTGGAGAAATTCTTGATTTGCCTCTGGCCGCTAGCCAGCGATGGTTGATGATGGGACATTTGCCCATCATATGCTCAACAGCTTGGTTTATGCGGCTTAGCGCAGCAGAGACCAGTCCATCCAAACAGCCAACACCAGATTGGACCACTGAACCAGCTACAGATGTACATCCAGAAGAGCGTCCAACACGAAGGGCCATATCCCTTGGTGCCCAACAGGTATTCGACAGTGAATGGGAATGTCTTGCGACCGTTCCAATTCTTGCCCATCTGATTAGTCTTCAATCCTTCCGAATCCAAGTGTATGCAGAGCAATTCAGGAAGCATCTGTCGCTTAATCCTTGAGAACTTCTTGGCATGGAGAACGTCTGTGCGATCGGCCTTTCCATGCTCGGTAGGGTATTCGTGCACCCCAGAGTGCTGAGGATTCCACATCTGGAAGAAACCGATGGGCTCATATCCCTTGTTCATGTACTCGGCTATTCTGACGCCGATTGGCCATGGCCTTGAGCCACCGATCTCGGTATGAACATAGATGTGTGCCTCGTGCATGAGCCTTGGCTTGCTCATGAATCGCCTCCATTCGACGTAGTTAGGGCACATGACCCTGTCCATCGAATAGATCGTCTGAGGATCGAGCTCGATCTTCTCGAGGATTGCCCTCATCATTGGAGGCAGGTAGATGTCAGCGTCTAGCTGAACAACCCAGCCCTCGTTGGAGAGGTGCTTGAGACCCTCATTGATCCCTTTGCCCTTGTTGAAAACATCTCCATTCTCATAGAAGACATCAGTCTGCACACATTTGACGTGGTGATACTCACATACCGTCTTCGTCCACGTGTCCTGCTTGTCAGTCACGACGACCAACCGGTTGAAGTGCTGCTTATTTTGCGGAAGCGTCTCAGCGAGAAAATCGCCATAATTAACGCAAACGCAAACTCCCTCTAAGAAAAGTTTGGTATGAGACATGAGCGGGGTAACCTGTTTGGCTATGTATAGGCGATCCGATCGAATGCAAAAATCTGTTTGCTTGTGTCAACTATCATCCGAATACATACATCATGGATCACCAATACATTCTCAATCCCAAGACGAATCGCAAAGTCAAGACGCCTATCATTGGACATCTCTACGGAACATGGACGGCGATCGAAATCAAAATCGCTAAGCGCAAAGCACTCTACCGATGTAAGTGTGGTAAGGAAAAATGGGACAGCTGTGGAGCAGTCTTTGGAAACCATGCCGGCCAAACCTGCAGATCATGCAGCAACAAAAGACCCGATGATCAGCTACACAAGAACTCATCCGATCTTACAGGAAAGAGATTTGGTAAATGGGAGGTGATTGGCCATGAGTTCCACCGGTTCAAAGATGGTTCGAGACGGCTTCAATGGAGAACTCGATGTGAATGTGGATTCGAGAAGCTATTGAGTGGCAGAGATTTTGCTAACATCGTCGAAAGCGGTTGCAAAGCGTGTCGAACCGATCCAAGGAAGAAGGACGCGTTCCATAAGCACGTTGAAAGCGCTCTTGCCAGAGCCAAGAAACACAAAAGGGAATTCGCTATAGATGAGAAGTTCATGCGTGAGCTCTTCGAACTTCAGTGTGGCAAATGCGCCGTCTCAGGACTTCCAATCTCAGTTTCTGATAGTTGCCGTGAATTCTCCCAAGGCAAATCTACTGCTTCGATAGACAGGATCGATTCGAACAAGGGATACACCAAAGACAATGTCCAATGGGTCCACAAGTTCATCAACCAAATCAAATGGGATCTTGATCTGGATTCGTTCGTCTGGATCTGTCACCAGATCGTCAAACGCAATCCAATGGAACCAGAACTTGAATATGGAGCTCTTGATAAGCTTCGATCGAAGCAGATGACGAGCTAAGAGTATTTCGTTCACGGTAGTGGGTTTGGTTGTTTTCCCTATATACTGATCGTGTACCCAAGGAACACCAAAAACGGATGTTACCCGGAAACAAAAACGAAAAGGACCCATAGGTCCTTTTCGCTCCGGATGCGAGGTCTCCGGAATCAGTGGCCAGAATCCTGGCCAGTTGGGGTCACATGTCCTTGGAAAGGGAATCGATCTCGCTGTCGTAATCGTTCATGCGATCATCCGGTCGGATAGTGGTCCTGACAATGGCATTCTGGTCGTAGAGATTGCGCTTGGAGATCCTCAGGCCTTCGACTTTGATGATCCGTTCGGTCTCGGCCTTGGATGGCTTGGTGGCCACGGTCGAATCGATCGCATCTAGCCTCCTGTTGATTTTGCCAATCTTAGTGGAGGTGCCACAGGAGTTACATGTCTGTAGAGCCAGAAGAAGAATTATGGCTCCCATGAAACCCCAGGTCGTTCTGGTCTTGATATCGATCTCGCTCATTGCTGTTGGGATTTCCTCACCAGGTCGAGGTATTGTTGAGTTGAGAGTCCATGCCTGGCGGCCTCAAGGTCGACCGATGCAGCCTGAAGAGCTTTCTGGAGCTCCTGTTGTTCCTTCATGAGAGGAGCGATCTTGTCGGCGATCTTCCTGAAGGCGACTGCATTCTTCCTACCGCTGGAGTAGTAGTTCCTTAGGTAGACGACTGTCACCTCGAAGATATCGTTCGAGAAATCGAACTCGATCTCAGCGGCGCCCTGTTGCCCATCGATGCACTCGTCCAACTTCTCTAGGATCTTCTCGATCGCGAATGCCTCGTAGCTCTTCCAACTGATCTTCTCGATGACCTCATCGCGGAAGTGCATGGCAAGATCGCTCTCGAGCTTGAACTTGTAGACGCTCGTGGCCAACTTGTTTCTCACTTCGTCCCACTTGTCTTCGAGTTCCTTGATTCGAGCTGGATTCACGCCAGACGGATTGGCGCCGAGATTAGCACCGGAAACTGGCTCGACTGTCGCTGCTGGAACGTCAGTGCTCTTCAACTTCTTGATCTTAGCTGTTGGCATGGTCAATGGACTGTTCTTTCTTTGGATTGATATTATGCCTTCCTGGAGGCCCGACGACGAACGATAGGTTCAAGGGATTCGGCCACTATGTCGATCTCACGCTGTCCCATCGAATGATTGTTCGGAAGGTACATGCCTTGAGTGTGAATCATGTTAGCGAAAGGTGTCTGTTGATTGCTGGTCAGCCCTTTCATGAAAGGCTGGCGACCCATGGATCCTGCAATCAGCGGACGGCATTCAACTCCAGCGTACTCCAGGAGAGTCGCAGCGAAAGACCTTTCGTCGGATGAATCGAAAAGGATAGGATAAGCAAAATTCGATATGCAATTAGACCTGGAGATTGCGTCGGAGAGTCGCAATCCGTTGATATTGCTCAGCACAGAATTGTACGCCAAGAAATTCTGATGCCTGTGATCGGCCACTCGTTTTATCTTCGGAACCTGCAAGCGACCAATGAAAGCCTGAAGATCTGTCGACCTGAGATTATAGCCCGGGTAGAAAAAGGCGTACTTCGACTGGAAATCGTCGATCGAATACAGCTCATTCATAGCCTTTGTTCGATCATGCGACCAGTCTCTACTCCATCCATGGGATCTCATGGACCTGATCACTGAATCAAGTTCCTCATTGTCAGTGGATATCATCCCGCCTTCGATCGTGGAGACATGATGTCCATAGTAGAGGGAGTAGACTGATGCATCTCCAAACGTGCCCAGCCAATTTCCATTGAAGTCGGTGCCAAGAGACTCACAGACATCCTCGATGAGTGTGGCATTAGCGGACCGACACATCTTCACTAGCCTATCCATGTCTGGACTCAGGCCCAGGACGGATACCACGATGACCGCCCTAGTCGAAATGTCAGACTCGAAGATCCGCTCGAGGTGATCGAGGTCCAATGATAGGTCGATTGGATTGGCATCACAGAGCACAACTTCGAAGCCCAGGTTGATGGGGCTCGAGACATCGGTGAGCCAACTCAGCGCAGGAACGACGATCTTGTCTTTCCCTGGTCGAAGGGTACCCTTCGCAACCATTGCTGAAAGAGTCAGCAAAATCGCAGAGCTGCCGGAATTGACAAAAGTCGAGTATCGAAGGCCAACTTCGGCCGACCATTCTCTCTCGAACTTGAGCGTCAGGTCTCCTTTAGTCAGTTTTGGATATGTTCCGAGCCAATCACGAAGCTGATCTATTTCGCTATTCGTGATAGTGTCAGAAGTCAACGGTACCCTGATCTCGTTCATATCTTTCCCTGGTAATATCCGATTGTGCGTCCTATGCCATCGCGCAATCCAGTGAAATCGAAGCCCTTAAAGTAATGCCTGAAGATCGCGTTGCTCATGATCTTGACTGGGGCACCGTCCTGGTAAGAAGAGTCAAAAACGATCTCCGCTTCAAAATCCAACGTCGACCTTACCATTTCTGCCAATTCAGAGACCGATATGGCATTATTCGCGCTCACGTTCATGGGCGAGATGTCATTGAAGAGGATCCTCTCATCTACGATCGTCTTGATGACCCTTGCCATGTCTCCCATGTAGATCCACTCTCTTATGGGCCTTCCAGTTCCCCAAACTGTGAATTTCCTATCACCGTTCCTCTTGGCTATCATCATCCTGATGATCAGGCCATTCAGGGCATGCGTGTGGTTTGGGTCGATGGAATCCATGGGCCCATACGCATTAGGCATCAGGAGATTGATGGAGCGCATCTGATAACTCCTGAAATAGCTGCTCGCCAGGACGAACCCTAGTTTCTTGGAGATACCATATGGCTCCACCGATATGTGGAGCCTGCCATCCCACCAATTCGCCTCTTTCTGGATGTCTACTTTGCCAGGATAAGAACAATTGGCCAATGGATTGATGATCACGGCGTCTCTACATTCAATCGAAGCCGCTTTGTAGAGATTTATGAACATCATGGAGTTATCGTGGCACACTTGAGCCGCGTTCTCCGAAACGTAATTCAGGTTGCCAACATGAGCAGCAGCATTGATTATGATCTCCGGTTTGAACCTAGAAAAACACAAGCGAGTCGATTCGATGGATGTGAGGTCTATGCCACTCTTTCGGCTGACAACTTCAGTCTCATACGAGCCATCGATCTCGAACATCGACCTGAGATGGGATCCCATGAAGCCGGATCCGATGATAAGGACTCTCATAGGCAAATCCAATTTTCTGGAAAGAGGTCTTCCTTATAGAGATGAGAGTTGCTGGGCCCAAACCACTCAGTCTTTGGAGCCACAACGATCGGATTCATTTCGCTTGCCATCGCTCCCCACCAAGAGAAAGTCGAATTCCCAATGATAACATGCGCACAGAGCGCCATCAGTGCGAAAGAATCCTCTACGCTCGAATCGACGTGAACGACATCATCTGCTAGCTTCCCAAAGTTCTCCATTACGACGGATCCAGGAGCTTGGCTGATCACGTAGATCGATGGGTTGGCTATTTCGGCTTTGCCTTTGATCAGCTCGATCGAACGCCGATAGAAATCCATCGACACCACTGGATGGTACGGCAAAGTGTCTGCCCTGTTCCTATCTCCGCCTGCTCGCCAGTGTATCGCGATGCTATCTTTCGGATGAGGCCTATGGAGATTGAGGACCTTCTCATGGAGGTCAGGCCGAAGACCAAGCCAACCTCGTTCGAGGCCATCGAAATACTTGTGTGATTGAAAGTATCCAACGTAACACAGGTCCTCTCCTGGTCCAGGAAGAGCTGGCTTAGAATAACCAAAGAATCCACCAGCCATGTCCTGGTGGGTGTAAGTCCGCCAATTGCCTACCCACTGGCTGGCTGGCTCCAGGTCCCTGAGGTAAGAGGTGTCAGCGAAGATCCTTTCGAGCTCAACTTCCAAGGAACCGTTCAGTGGCCCAAAATGGTAACGCTCGACTGTCTTCGGGATCCTGACGTCGCAATTCGCTTCCTTAGCCCTGGCGAGGGCGTTGGCTATCTGGAACAGGTTATTGCCCATTCCACCCAGGAGGCTAGCAGAGATCATTCGGTTTGGCCGGGTTTGATGAAGTCCATGATCTTTGATGATACTGCTTCTTTGCTTTGCCAATATCCAGATTTGGTCGATGTCGTTCTGTGATCGTACATCTTTGCTGCCTTCGGATCAAATATGACCTCGTGCTGGATGCCGGCAAACATCGATAACAGTTCGCCGTTTGTCATTGGCTCCGTGAAGAGGTTCAGCTCTTTATATCCTGATCTGATCATGAAAATCAGATCAGAGCTGAAATCTCTCATGTCATACCACTGTTGCTCCGAAGCGATGTTTATCGGTCCAATCGGCCTTCTATTGATCAGGTCAAAGAGGAGATTCTTCTTCATCCCTGGACCGAAGATCGATGGCAACCTGACAATGAACAACTTATCGTCAAATCGATCTAGCAACAGATCCTCCAGCTCTCTCCTGTGGATCCCATAAGGAGTCTCTGCATCCCTGATATCTCCCTCGTGCCTCGAATGCTTGGATCCGTAGACATCGATGGTGGAGACTAGTATGATCCTCTTGTATCGTCGAAGGTCAGAGACTGTCAAGAAGAGCTCAGCGATCTCGAGGGCATCCTTTCTTGGGTCCTGGTTAGCAGCGAATTTGGATCCTCTGGCTCCACAGATAACAACATTGCCATGCGGCATGGATGGTGCCAGATGGGAGTCCTTAGAGCCGAATCCATTTGCTCCTGGCAGCCCTTTCATCAGGGTCGATCCTACGAAACCATCCTTGCCGATGATAGTGAATTCGCTATCCAGGAAATCAGATGGCATCGAACTCCTTAATTGACGAGATGATCCTATCCATGTCGGCCTCGGAGAGATCCCCATGGCAAGGAAGGAGTATGGTGTCAAGATCTGCCCTTGCAGCGTTAGGCAAATCATCTCTCAGTCCGCCAAAGATCGTATACCGGTCGTTTCGCCGATTGTTAACGTTCACCTGTATTCCACGTGAGAACATGAACTTAGCGAAGCCGTCTCTATCAGAGACATGGACTGGAAAGATCTGATAGTTCGGTTGGTAGACGTCGCTGGGACCGTAGTCTAGCAATGTGAGTTTATTCAACCCAGCTAAGTCCTTTCGATACCTCTCTCCGACCGTTTTTCTCACTTCCAGCTGGCGATCGAGGTTATCCATCGCAACGCATGCGATCGTCGCAGTGATATCATTCATGTTCGCCTTCAGACCGAGCTCCGTGATGTCATTTGGCAAAGGGTCGAGCGGATCGGCCACCTTGTTCTCCCTGTCGATCCCATACCACACGAAACGCTTGAGCCGTTTGTAAGACTCCGGATCATCAGTACAGATCAATCCACCGTCTCCACAGGTAACGATCTTGACGACCTGGAATGAGAATGTGACATAGTCGCCCTTAGCTCCTATCGGGTCTCCCTTGTAAGCGGATCCCATCGCATGCGCGGAATCTTCTATCAATGGAAGCCCATGTTCCTTGGCCACCGCCCTCATTCGATCTAGGTCGACCGGCAAGCCGCCAAAATGAACACAGATGATAGCCTTGGTCCTTGGGGTTATCCTTGACCTGACCGATTCTGGATCCAGGTTAAGGGTCGAGTAATTGATGTCAGCGAAGACCGGCTTTGCACCGACCTCAAGGATCGATGTGTTTGTTGCGATGAAAGTGTAAGGAGTCGAGATCACCTCGTCTCCAGGACCTACACCGATAGACTTGAGGGCTGCTACTAGGGCCGATGTGCCGCTATTACAAGCGACTACATGCTGAGCGCCGAACCTCGAGGCCGCTTTCTGCCTGAACTCACGCTCCTTCTTCCCTGTGTTGATCCATTTCGTCTCGAAGGTCTTCCTCAACTCCTCCGTCGTCTCCGGCGGGATATGGATCGACCAGGTTCTGATGAACCCGCCGTCCTCGAAATCCTTCACTATGGACGCTGTCGAGAGTCCTCTCTGGTCGACGTCCTTCTTTCCAAATTCGTTGGAGGTCTTCATACGCGGCTCTTATGCCGTCTGCCAGACTCGTGAACTCGAATCCTGGCATCAACGACATCATTTTTTCGTTACTGATGTCCTTGCGATGCTCGCCGTTTCGGAACTTGGCCTCTGCTTCGGACTCATCAAATTGAACCTTCAAATGCCCCGATCCCGTGGCCATAAGGCCAATCTCTGCCATGTCCCTGATCGTGTAGTTCTCAGGAACGGTGACGTTGAACGATTCTGTGATGTCCTCATCGATCATCCGCTTGATAGCCATGGCCAGATCTTTAGCATGCATGAACTGACGCATAGGCGTTCCATCGCCTAAGAGGTTGATGAAGCCAGATCCACAGAGATTGGCATCGTAGATCTTCCTTATCAGGGCTGTGATGAAGTGGCTCTGGGCATGGCCATCCTTGTCTCCTTCTCCATAGAGGTTGCATGCGATCAAGTAATTCCAGTGGCATGCATTGTCGCGTAGATCTCGAGACTTCTGGAAGCCATCGTTGCACATATCTACCTGGATGCCGAGCGCCCTCTTGGCAATAGCATATCCATAGTTCGATTTGCTAGGCTCTCCCTTGAAGATGACATCCTCTCGCATCGGATACTCGTGCCAGTTGATCGGATAGATGCACGAGGAGAGCATGGCAGTCAGCCTTTTCACTCTCATCTTCCTAGCCTTGCGAAGGAAGTAAGTGTTCATGAGGATGTTCTCCTCGAGGTAATCGAGCGGGCGAGCCTGGTTGTCCAGGATCCCACCTACCCTCGCGGGCAGGTGGATGATGCGATCCCAACCCTGGTTTAACAGTCGATCGCAGTGGCTCTTCTCAGTGAGATCATGGTCCTTGCTCGAGACGTACGTTGCGTCAGGGAGCAGCGGCTTCAGGTGATGCGCAACTAGACCGGAACCTCCAGTTACCAGGATCTTCTCAGCTTTCTTTGGCAAATCTTCCATTGATTCTGGTTCTTTCCTTAGACGACTTCTTCATCTTCTCAATCGTTTCCGGGCGATGAAATGGAGATCGAGCGGACCTTGCTTTCTTCAATGCATCGATCGCTCTGCTCCTAGATTCTGGATCGGATCTTTTGATAACTGAAAGCTTCTGTCGATATGCGGGATCAGAACGAAGATGCTTCAATTTGGCTCGATGAGCGTCTGAGAGCTTCTTCCCTCGCTTAGCAATTGACATCTTCTTCCTGGATTCCTCCGAAAGCTGTCGTCCGCTAGATCCCTCTCCTCCTTCAGTGAAGTTACACAACGGACCTGTTCCGAGATCTCGACGACCAATCGATCGAATCAGATCTCTCTCAATCCGGTGAGCTTCGGCTTCGGACAGATTATCTCGATGAATGATTGTCTCGAAGCCATGCTTAGCTACGATACGCTTCCAAAGAACATTTCGGCTTTGGCGAAGAGTAGAGCGTTTTCTAGATCCCTTGCCGACGTAGAAAATGATCGGATAGCCGACATCGTGATGGACGTGCAAGTAGACACAGAAGTTCACTCTCGAAGCTTCCAATTCTCAAACACAAAATCGAACGACCAAGTCATATCGTGGGTCTCCTTCAGCCTCTTCCTGATCGCGAGCAACCGCTTGCCGGCATCTGGCACGAAGTTGTGGAATTGGACCTGAAGGTTCTTGAACCTCTTGATGAGTCCGCTATCTAGGATGTGATCGACCAGATCGTATTCTGGGCCCTCGATGTTGATCTTGATGAGATCTACGTCCTTTCCATCCATCTCGGATTCCATGAACGCTGAGAGCTTCTTGATCTCCGCTTCGCCATCCTCTTCTTGCGCATGGATGGTGGTGGCGTTCGCTGCTCTTCGAAGGCTGAAACTCCCTGCCTCATGGCCTAGTCCATGCTGGAAGATCCAGATCTTTTCGTGATCGCCATACCGCTTGTTAAGCGTATCGATGAACTCTGGAGCGATCTCGAACATGTAGACGAAAGATCCGTACTTGTCATGGATCCTCTGAGCGAATTCGCCCTCAAAGGCACCAACGTCGAAGACGATCGAGTCCGGCGTCAGCTCGGGGTAATCGTATCTCTTGGCATCGCCTCCTTGGCCGAAATACTCGTCGATCTGCTGCCTAATGGAAGTGTCGATGGGACCGTGCATCGGTGTCATGACCGACATTGGATCCTCCTCGATCATCTTGTAATGATCGACGTTTGGTTGCTGTGTCTCTTCGCTCATTTGCTTAACAATTCGAGGTAATGTTCATGGATGTAATCCTCGGCGAGGATGAATTTCCTGGCCGCGTTCATGTTGTTCGTGATCGAGGCAGCGAAATCCACCGGCTCTGCTTCCGAGCAGCGCCTGATGGCTTCGATAGCCTCTAGTTCGTTTGATACTCTCACTATGCCTTTTTCGTCGAAGCCATATTCCTCCAGATTAGGGCACCCCCAGTAGATAGGCACCGTTCCCGTGACAAGGCAGTCGATCAGTTTCTCGGTGAAATAGCCATTTCGGCTCGCATTCTCTATCACGACCTGAAAGCCTCGATCCATCGTCTCAATCTTGTGTTCGACTCGTCGATAGGCTCGCCCATAGCACTTCAAGTCGAGGCCCTGCGATTTTGCAGACTGGATGATCTGATGGCGAAGACAGTGGCCCAATGTCATCCTCTTCTCCGAGGCGACTATCGACACGCCACTCCTATCGCCACTATATCCCCACTGATCCTTCGGGATCCAGCACCCACCGAAAGGCACCCACAGGTAATTTGGCAGATCGGAAAAATACTCGATGTCGTGTGACATCACAGCGAAGAAGTTAGCATGATTCTGCCTCACCCACTGATAGAGACCAGAATTGATCTCCATGGGCTCGAGCAGCCACGCTATCTTTCGTCGGCCTTGCAATCCAGCTAACTGAGGGATTGCATGATCAGTTATGAAGATGGCATCCGATTTTGGGTTCGACAGATCCCTATTCCACCTGAGTTCCTTGGGTTCCTGGAGAGGAGGAGTCGGATTGTTGCTATACGCGCAATGCGCAAATGAGGAGTCGGCTAGATCAAAGATCATTGAGGCTCGCTTGTGTCTTCAGTAAGAAATCGTGATTCGCCTGATTGAAACTCTTAGTGGCGCTGCTTGGGTTTAGACGAAGCAGGAGCGTGGATTCTTGGAGATTATCTAACCGCATACCCAGCCTTAGCATCCTGATCCAGAGTTCGTAGTCTTCTGAGAAACCCTTGAGGGAATCATCATACATTCCAGCCTCAATGAGCTTGCTCTTACGAAACATCACCGTTGGATGATTCATGAACCACAGAGATCTCTTCGCTAGATCGATTGTCACTCGTGGTGGATGTATGACTGGTGGCTCGGCTACTCCCCATTGCCCTTCATGAAACATCAGGTAATTGAGGCCAGTCGAGAGGGCCGCAACCTCTGGGTTCGTATCCATGTAGTGGATTTGCTTCCTGAGCCGGCCTGGGAGAATTATGTCATCGGCGTCCATCCTAGCGATGAGACGGTTAGAGCACGATCCTATCCCAAGGTTCAATGCGCCAGCAACTCCAACGTTCGCTGGTGAGTGAATCACTTTGATCTGTTCAGATTCGATAGAATCCAGATACTCAAGAAGATCTTCCTGATCGGATCCATCGTTCACTATGATCGTTTCTACAGATTGCTCATTGATGGAAATCATCTCCGCCTGGACCGATTTCATAGCCTGCTTGAACCAATCTACATTGACTCTATAGACTGGGATGAGGAATGAGACGCTCATAGTTTTTCGTAGAAGGTTGGGTCGCTGAGTTCCCTGGTAGATCCCCAGAACTGATAACAATACGGCTGCCCTGGATTAGGATGCCTGGCCCCAGTGTAGTGTTCTGGGATGAAGAGCCAGGAAGGGTATATCCCAATGGGATACGATAGCCTCATGATAGTCTCGGTGAAATAGACAGGCCCAACGTTCTGCCAGGCCATCCTCCCGGTCTTCGCCTGTGACACCTCTTTGATCGAAATGCCATCCACCAATGCTTGCATAAGCCTGTTGCCTCTAGTGGCCCCAATGTAACCGTTTGCAACTAGCCCAGCTCTCACCTGCTCATTCTCAAAGACCGCAAACGAATCGTTCTGAATGAGGAAATCATCCAATGGCTTGACACACAGGGAATCTGCGTCACAGAAGAAGCCTCCAAACTCCAGCAGCAGTTCATACCGTAGGATATCGGCCTTGCCAGCCCATTCCTCGATCTCATCGAATTGCCTCCTGTTCCTGATCGGATGGTCGCGAAGCGTCTCTTCGGTCCATAGCAAGTGTTGCCATGTTGGATTCTTCTCGATCCAAGAATCGATCATCTTCCTTGGCATCTTCTTTGGGCCCAGCCAAATCTGATGGATGATCTTTGGAATGGTAGGTGCTGGCTTCACGCTCGATGCTTTGATGATCTTCATGTGGCCGAGGTTGGCGTAGGAGACTGAAACTTCTTGTGATACTCCTTGACTAGGCCATGGAATTCCTTGAATGCATCCATCAACTGGCCCCTAGACATGACGAATTCCTGGACTTCTCCGGTCTCACAAGAGATCCAGATCTCGGCGGACTTAGGAAAGATCCCCATCCTCTCGTTACAAGCTACGCTATACGCTGCGGCCTGCATCTCGTAATTCCTGATCCATTCGCGCTTCTTCGGTTTCTTGGAACTCTTGAAGTCTATGAGCTTTATGTTACCGAAATCGTCTTCCACGAGAAGGTCCAACGTTCCAGCGTATCCACCGCCAATCGATGACCAGACAGGACTCTCCTGAAGGGCTACACGAGAGATGCGCGAGTAGAAGTCGGTAGAGTAGAAGTTGAAGAAGAGCCTTCTTCCGCATTCCTGCTCCTCCGTCGTCATGTCCTTTGTCTCTTCCAGGGCCTCTGCATACGCCTGTTTGATGGCACCTTCCTTCAGCCCTTGATTGAACCTGAGATCGAGCGTCTTTTCGTGCATCAGGTGCATGAACGTTCCTCGGTTAGCGGAAAATCGAGAGACTTGAGCGGCCTTCTCGTCTCCCATCCTCTTCTTCCATTCCTCTAGGCCTTTCTTTTCCGACATCTTGCCTAGGATGGTCGTCACCGAAGGAAGCGCAAGGCCACTTGACTCATCTACTACGTAATAACGCCCAGTGCCATCTATCCCATTGATACGCCTCATCAGAAGATAGACTTGATGTGATGGAGAATGCCGTTACCCGTGAACTTGAGGCTCAGCCTTTCCATGATGAAGCATGCGGCAAACCAAATGCATGCCCTGAATGCCCAGCCAAGGCATCGAACCCAATTGAGGTACTCTCCCTTGAATGGAGTGAGGATCACCAGATAGGAAAATGAGCCGCTGATCTCGATGACCTCGGGGTATACCATGTCGTTCAACCTCATCTCCATGAGAAGGAAGTTGATCTGACTCAGTTGATCTACCACATAGGGGTGCCTCATCGAGGCATGCTCATCGCTATAGAGTTCCTCTGGGAGATTGATGACCGTGTAGAGCCTGCCAAGCCAGTCGATCCTGATCTCTGGCTTGTTATGCTTCAGCCTGTTTGAGTTGATAGGCTTGAGAACCTCTCGACGCCATATCCACCAAAGCCTCAATTCCTCTACCACTCCAAGTGGCACAGTCCAAATGTCATAGAGCTTTATCGGAGCTTCGCTCGATTCAAGCTCCACTCGCTCGACTTGATGCTTCATTGGGGCTTCTATGTCGAGCCCCAGCTTGTCATCAATCTTCGATCTCGAGCGGTTCTTCGATCAAGGCCTCATCCATCTCGAGCGGCTCTTCGCCGTCGAGCATCCTCTTCATCATCTTCTTGGCCTTGTTCACCGCGCGCTTTGCTGATGACACATCCATGCCATGCTTAGCAGCCAATGTCTTGAAATCCATGCCCTCATAGAACCTATCCATCACGAGCCTGAATTCATACTCTGGCAGCCTTTGAACTGCATCCGCGATCTCGTCTGTGGTGTGGCGCTCATGGATGGTCTCGTCGACCTCCATGTTCTCTACTGCCTGGTCGTATTCGAGCTTCGAGAGCTGATGCTTGTTTTCGCCATCGAACTCGCTCATGTAGCTGATCTTCTTCTTCTTGATGGCTCGAAGTTCGAAGCAGGCATTGATGTACGCGATCCGATAGATCCAAGTCGAGATCTGGTATTCCGTCTTGTACTGATCGATGCTCTGATAGACTTTGCCCATTGTCTTCGTAAGCATGTAACCAGCCAGATCCCTATCCTTCATGATCTTCATGAGGTATAACTCCAGTCCTGGAGCTATGCGGTTGTACAACTTCACGAAAGACTTCTCGCTCCTCGTCTCTTTGAACTCGATCCCAAGCTCCCTGATGTTATCCGTCTCGCTCATGTCAGTAAAAGTTGCGTGTTCCTAAAATAACCGAAACCCTGAACCAGTTAGCGCTTTGTCTATAAGTCGCTCACTTCTTTGATGCTGTTCGATGTTCAGCGACAATGTCGATGAGCGAATCCACTTCAATAGGCCTCAGTTCCCACCTGTCGCATCCAACACAGAACCTGGACCCAGAGTCCAGGTCCGAAGGGATGTTACCACCGTGAAGATGTATGATCCCATCATCTTTTCCTGGCCAATCTAAGAGAGGCCAATAGGAGACAACGAGATCGACCGTTTTCTTCCTTGAGATAGGAATGTCCCTTAGGACATTGATGCTCTGTGTTAGAAGACTGTGCTGGCCAATCACGATCCTGGAAAGCTCTCCAAGGTGTCGATCATAGAGGCCAGATCCGAAGACTATCTTTCCGTTCAGGTAAGGAAGGACTGTTTCGCCCGAAATAGGATCCCAGGAAAAATTCCCTAGGTGATACACCAAGTCGGATTCCTTGACCTTCTGGTTCCATCTTTCGATGATCGCGTCTTCCATCTCGTCGCTGGTCTTGAACCCGCGATCTTCGGCCGTTTTTTGGCGTCCGAAGAACATGTCGCTCGTCACAAACACTCTCATGCGAGCAATTCTATGTATTAGGATCGTTCGCGATCCCTGAACTTCTCTTCGATCCTCGCAATTATGGGATTGCGAACGATGCAGTCATCGCCGAAATGTATAGTGCCAACATCGCCGTCATCCTTGAACATCTCTATCAGGACGTTCAGGGACGACTGCTTCTTGTCTTTCAAGTCAGATTGATTTGCGTCACCCAACAGGATCATCTTGCAATTGAAACCGATCCTGGTTAAAATCGTATGAGCGTTCTGGATCGAGATGTTTTGAACCTCATCCACCAATACGACACAGTTGTCAAGGTTGATTCCGCGCATCATCGCGATTGGCATGACCCTGATGATTTCGCTGTCACGCAAACGCCTGACGACGTCTTTAGGAACGATCTTCTCGAAGTTGTAGATGAACGAATGGACGAATGGCTCCATCTTCTCCTTCAACGTTCCTTTCATGTATCCCAAATCCTCCTCCTTCAGCTGCGTCACAGATTTGACCAAGACAATCTCCTTGATAGTAGGATCGACTTTCAGAAGCCTGAGCGCTTCGAAACAGGAGACTATCGTCTTTCCTGTTCCTGGAGAGCCGCTACAGATGACAATCTCCTTGTTCTTGATCAGGCTAGCGAACTCCTTCTGTGATTGATTCTTGTACTTGAGATCGACTTTGACCCCATCCAACGGCGAGGTTGGCGCCGGTTGCTCCCACTCCTCAAACTTCCTGTTCTTCTTCGACAATGTTAGAACGTGTTGTTGTTGACTACCCTAACTTTCATCTCGATGGTGCTCAAGCCATCGAGGATCTGATCACGAAGCGACTCGACCATCTTGACGACATCAGTCCTTGACTGTTGGGCCTGTGCCTGGATGGCGGCAGCAGGCGTAATCTGCTGCGGAGCCTGCTGTTGAATGATAACTGGCGCCTGCGACGATGCCGTGACTGACGATTCTCTCATGTCGCCTACTGCTTCTTTCAGTGATTCTATGAACCGTTCGAAGACATCGTGAATCGATTCTTTCAACGCCTTTGCAGTCATCTCTGGCGATTTCGAGAGAATAGCCAATGACTTGACCAAAGAGTCTGTGGTCGTGAGCTTCTTGAGATCGGTGCCATTGATGCTCTCCTTGATCGCCTTCATCGATTTCTCGATCCTCTCAAGGTTCTTGGCCGATCTGTCCAATCCGTCTCCAGCAGCTGCCAACGCAGCCATGTTCTTCGAGAAGAGAGCGAAATATCCGACCTTCATCGGAAGATCTCTATCCTTGGTCGGATCGAAGACATCCACGGTGGAAGATAGGAATTCCGTCAAGGACATCATATTGGCCTTCGGATCTGGCACCTGTGACCACTTTGTCAATGCATCAGCGCTGCTTCCAACGAAGGCAGACATCTTTGGCAGATACTTGGTCGCTAGCTTGATCTTGTCTTCGCGATCGGCCATGTATTCTCCAACAGAAGCTAATCTTGTAGCGAACAGCGAAAGAACTAGGCCAATGTTCTCCGACGCCAGCTTGAGATCATCCGAATTGATCTTCCTAGTAGAAACCGGGACTAGCTGTCCGTTCTCCACGCGATAGGTCGTGAACTCCGAAGTCGAAATTTTGAGTATCGCATCGACAACGGACGAGATGTCCTTGCCCATCCCAATAATGGCATCACGGCCCTTGGTGACCATGCCATCTGAGAACCAGCCGCTTCCCTCATCTTCCATCTTGCCGATCTTGGCAAACTCGCTGGCAAGGAATCCAAGGATCAATCCAATGTTGAGGGACGCGGATGCCAATTGATCCTGTCCGATAGCGATTACTCGGTTAGGAACGAGCTTACCGTCCTTGATGACGTGCTCAACCACTTCTAGCCTAGCCATGGCAGTGATGGCCTTCGCTAATGCGACAAGGTTGTCGCCCATTCCAGCGATGGCTTCTACTCCGTTGGTGACATACCCGTCGGAGAACCATCCATCGCTCTCGTCCTCCATCTTGCCGATCTTATAGAACTCGTTGGCCAGGAAGCCGGTGATCTTGCCGATATTCAATGAGGCGGAGACGAAGTCGGTCTCAGCCATTCTCGTGACCTTGATCGGTACCAGCTTTCCGTCCTTGACGCCGTACTCGACGATCTGAAGATTAGCAAAGTCCTTGATCCCACGACCGAGATTAGCTATGGTCTCTCCAAGATCAGAGATAGACTCGATCCCGGTGCTGATGTAACCGTTAGAGAAGATCGCATCGAAAATAGGGTTACCAGAAGATCCCTCTTTCTCTAACATCCCGATCTGGGCCAACGGTTCGGCCAGGGCGCTAAGGATCCTGCCTATGTTCTCTCCAGCTGCAGTGAAATCGGAATCGTTGAGTTTCCTTACCGACTTCGGAACAAGCTTACCGTCCTTGATGCCGTATTCTACTATCTCGAGGTTGGCGATCGACTGGATGCCTCGGCCTAGCTCGAAAACTACGTTGCCCAATCCAGAGAGAGCCGCCACGGAGGCGAACATCGTCACTGGGTTGATATCGATCCCTAGTTCCTCTTGCCTCTTCTTGTCAACCACTATCGAGAACGCCTTGACAAGCGATCCGATCGCATACTCCATGTTCTCTGCGTCGGATTGATTGAAATTGGCTTTCTTGAATGCCATGAGGCCAACGCTGATGAGGCCAAGGGCGCCAGCTGCCAAGACCATTGGCGGCACAACGTACCTCATCAGAGCGGTCCTTGCAGCTAGCTTAGCAGCGTACGATATTCCTGCCAGTATTCCGCCTGGAATTTCTCCACCCAAGAATCCAGTAACAAGGGATCCCAGCGCCACCTTCAAATTCTCTCCATCTTCCTCACCAAAATCAGCCTTCTTGAAGAGCATCATGCCGATGCTGATGATGCCCAAAGAAAATCCGGCAACACCCAATGCGACAGAACCTAGCAGAATGGCTGCGGCTACCAGAGGAATTCCAGCCAACGCGAAGACCACACCCAATCCGCCGATAGTGCTGGCCAATACGAGCGCATCGTCGGTGGTGAACTCGGATGCCTTGAATATCAGCAACCCGATAGAGATAGCAGAGAGCGAGACTGCAGCCAATGTCAAAGCGATCGCGCCATAGGCGATCCATTTCGATATCGGCTTGATGCCAGCGATCATGAACGGTAGGGCTAGCAACCCTAAAGTGATGGCCACGTTCAGTCCATCTCCAGCATTAAGGCCAGTGGCCCTGAACAGGAGCAACGAAAGGGAGATCGTGAGCAAGGAGAACGAGACAAACGCCATCGCAATTGCGCCCTGCGTTATTTCTTCGGAGACCTTACCTACGAGGAAGAATGTGAGGGCGATGGCTCCTACCGATAGGACCGTGTGAATGGTAACTTCTGGAGGAGCGAGAATGAAGAATGCTAGCAGGCCAAGTCCTAGCGATGCCAATCCCAACGATAGCTTGAAGAGGGATCCAACTCCTTCCTTGACATCCTTGGTGGAGATGAATTCTAAGGCCATGCCCAAGAGGGCAACAGTGCCAGCGAATGCGACTGCGCCAATGAGAACTTCCTTCCAAACCAGCGAGGTCAAGGCAAGCGAGACAGCGAACCAGATGATGCCCTTAGTTAGGGACATGAGGTTCCTGACGCCTTCTACCTTTTTGTCGTCGATAGTGCTCAATGCGAAGAGCATCGTCTTGACCGTCAAGGCGAAGAGACCAGCTCCGATGATAGCAATCGGTGCAACGATCGCGAATCCTGCTAGGCTAAGGCCAAAGAGGAAGGATCCTCTGCCTATCGCTAGCAATCTTTCGACGTACTCGATCGATTTTGGATCCTTGCCTTCTTGAACTCCCTTGATGAGTGTCTCTACCGTTCTGTTGAACAGACTTGCACCGGTGATCGCTAGCCTACCGATCAAAGCAAATCCGGCTAGACTGAGGCCAAAGAGGAACGCCGATCTACCGAGCACGACAAGCGAAGCTATCGACTTGACCTTCTGTTCATCGACCTGTTCGACTCCCTTGATGAGCGCATTCAGGGCTGAGGCGAACAGCTCTGCTCCGATCACGCTGAGCTTCAGGATCGGGATAGCCATCGCGAACGAGAGGCTCCAACCGATCGCAAAGCGGCTGAACGATTCGATCAGCTTCTGAACCGACTCCATCTTTTTCGGATCGACCTTATCCGAAAAGGCTATGATTCCCTCGGCGAAGGAGAGAAGGAATTTTTTGATCTGTTCAGAACTGTTGCCGGATGCCGAGGTGGCCTCCACCAAACTGGTTATTGCCTTGGAGAGGGATCCAAACGCCTTGGCGAACTTTTCCGCGTCCTTCGAACCGGTCCTCTGCTTCAATTGCTCGTCTGGAGAATTGCCCTTGAATGCAGCATTGATAGCAGAAGTCTGTTCCGAGATCTTCGATTCCAGGACAGAGATGGACTGAACCATCCTATCGGTCATCATCGAAATGGCGGCCTGTGACGCAGCCATCTCGGCAAGCTTTTGGCCGATCTCTCGAGTTGCTAGAACGCTAGCAGACTGACCCAACTGTATATCCTGGAGGGTCTGGGTTTGCTCCAGGGATTGGTCGATTGCAAGGTCAAAGTACGCATTCTGCCCGTCTCGAATGGACCCCAGGATCAAACTTTGGGCCTGTTCCAGCTTGGCCTGTTCCATTATGGCCTCTCCCTGGAGCTGCGCCCCAACCGCAAGGTCAGCCCTGAGGGCCCTGAACCCAGATTCCATCGAGAGCTTACCGAGTCTAGCCTCTATCCCTTCAAGGAGCTTGGTCTGCTTCCTTAGCTCGACGCCAATTGTGACCTTGACTTGTGCCTCCAGGCTGGTCAGCAGCCTGGATGACTCATCCGAGGCATCGGCTGCATAATCGACCATGCGCTCAAGTCGATCTAGGACCGACTTGAGCGAGTCAATTGAGGAGGTTTGATTTCGTGCGGCCACCCATCATCAGGTCAGTTTGAGACCTGGCGGAAGACCTGGGAACTTTGGCGCCTGGCCAGTGGGAAGGTTAGGCATCATCTTGCGCATATCTCCCATCGCCTTATTTATCGATGGTTGGTCCTGTTGATATGACTTTGACGTCCCTTCTTCCGCGTCCTTCTTCTCCTGCAAAATGGATGTCAGGTGCTGCACGTAATACTCGTACCGGTAGTAAGGCATCCGATCGATCTCGGATGGCTGGAGCCTGATGTGATACGCAAGGTACACATCATTCTTAAAGGAGCTCTCCAGAGATATCTGAAACAATGAAAAGAGACTTGAATCCTCCGGGAAACGTGATCGGAGTGGCGATCTCCTCGCCACAGTTCGCACATGCAGAGAATAGGGTCTCCTTCACCCCTAGCTTCACTTTATCGATCAGGTTATTCATCAGTTGGAACTTCTCTTTGCTCCAGCTGAGGAAGTCCACATGCAACCTCTTGATGGCCTTCTCGTCAGTGGTCCTATAGTCATGGATGATGAAAGGCAGCATTCTCACGAATGCCTTGTCGATCTGCTTGGCCTTTCCTTCGGCGCCCAGCCTTTGGACATAGTCCGTCACGACTGTTGCGATACCGATCGATGGAGGAGAAATGATGATGTCGCCGAAAGATTTCGTCTTGAAGACGAACCGCCTGCCTTCCTCGTCGTAGTAACGCATGACATCCTCGTCGAGATCAGCTCGCCTGAACGACGAATTCCTAACCTCGATCTCGTTCTCCGTGCCACAGCCGCACTCGACTTTGACCGCCAATCGATTCTCGCCCTTAGCGAAGGTCACCTCACGGATGGCGAGAATGATGTGGATACGATCCTCATCCTTGATGTCCTTGTAAGTCAGAGGCTTCCCAAGCGTCTTCACGAGCAAGCACATCTTGATCACGTCGACCAGGCCCTCGTTAACCGAGAAAGGCGAAGTCTCATCGATTGTCGAGAAATGCCTTATCGCATCGACGGTCGCGGCCCTGACGAAGAACCTCGTTCCAGCAGGATAGAACATTCCCCTAGTCGGAAATGCGTCAGGCCAGATTTCGATGTAACCGTGCGGAACGTTCGAAGGCTCGTTGTCTCCACCCTGGAAATGGGTGGCTTTGCCTAAGGACGTCTGCTTGGGCGCCTCCGTCTGTTGTTGGGCCTGAGCCTGTGGTTTTGGCTCACTTGTTTGATGCTCCCTCTTCTCGAGGTCCGAGCTCATAGCTTCCTCCATGCGATCTGTCATTCCAATCTGTCTTTGTTTCGGCGTATGGCACCATCTTATGCTCTCGCTCGGATGTCGCAGCCGATGACTCTCTGACTCTCTTTAGCATGGAGCTCTATGTATCGGGAAGCTGGCCCTTGGATAGCTTGAGATGATCGATGGCAAACTTGGCGTTCTTTAGAGCACGATCGAGGCATTCAAACTGCGATGTGGGGCTAGAATGGAGCGTTGAGGTATTGATCTCCCTGATGACGCCTAACAGGGCCTGTGTGGCGTAAGCGATGTGATCGATTCTTTCGGCGCCCTCTGCTGGCAATTTCTCGATCGTGATCCGATGCATCGTATAGAACGGATCTCCGGGCTTCCTACCCTTCGGAGTAGCAATGCCGATGAAAATCTTAGTGCCTGACTCATCGGTCATCACATGGCTAGTGGCATCCGATATCTCAGTGGCCGCTCGATGGATAGCATCAAAGACGGCCTCGTCTACGTCTACGTCAACCTCGACTGTGTGGAAATCGCTTTCCCTGGTGTGCGAGACTTTCATTTCTTCTTGTTCGGTTTACCTGTCCAGAAGTTAGTGTCATTCATCGACGCCTCCATTGCTCTGAACACAACGAGAGTCAAGATGATCGGTAGGGCTAGATTCAGCAGAATGATTACCACGTGGATCCTATGCCCGTCGCCTGAGTAGAATATCAGACGAACTATTCGAGTGGTCCTGGATCAATTCAGCGACTTCAGGAGCTGCTTGAGATCAGTCCTGTACATGTCGATGGGCTCGGTCGCTTTCACCGTTTCGAGCTCGGCCGTAGTCTCATTGGCCTCTTTGATCAGGGACTCGTAGGTCTCCTTCGTGAAGGAATGGATCGGCATGTCTAACAGATAGCCGTATCCATCGTTGTGCTTGTCGAAGCGAAGCTTGACGATGTCTTCGAGGATGTCAGCCTTAGGCCTCCTGTTGACTTTGAGCTGGCCATCCATGATCGACTTGATGAACCGTGCCCGGTTATTCAGGTAGGCGAGTCGAGCCGAAAGTTTCGAGATCAGGAGGTCCTTTCGCTTGCTGTAATAGCCGAGCCTGAAGTCGACGAAGAAGCGCACGATCTCCTCGGCGGTCTCGAACTCTCGAAGCTTTCCGTGTTGGTCGAGGCAGGTCAGGTTCTCGCTCTCGTTAGTGACCAGCCTGAATGTAGACTCAACCTTGCCCTGAGTCATGAGGTTTCGCAAGATCTCCCTCGCAAGCTTGATCTTGTAAGAGATCTGCTTTCCGCAGTTGTCCTCATAGGACTTGATGACTCCTTTCTCGATCAGCTGTTCGAGCAGGTCGTCGAACTTGCTGAAAGTCATGGATGGAGGCAGCTCGGTGATCTCGATCGTGCTCGTGTCGAGCTGGCGCCAGGTGCCAGAGACTTGGAAAGAGCTGGGACCGGTCTTGGTCACGATGCCATTCCAATCCTTCCACCAAGGTAAAGGATCGATGAACTTCTTTCCATTCAAGACCGAGAGGCAGCTCTCGATGAGGACCTTTGGATCTCGATTGAGGATGTTCGTGGCGAAACCGACTGCGATGCCTGAGGATCCGTTCAACAGAACGGTCGGAACGATCGGCAGCATGAACTTCGGCTCGATCTCCAACCCATCCTCGAACTTGGGTTCGGTGAGCTCCTGATCCTTGTAAAGGAGGCGATAGTTCTCCGAGAGCCTGGTGGAGATGTACCTAGCGGCGCCAGGTTCAGGCGATCGCATCGATCCGAACTGCCCGATCTCCTCGAGCAGAGGCATGCTGTTCTTGAACTTCTGTGCAAGGTTGATCGCTGCCGAGCTGGCTGATCCATCGCCGTGGTGGTAAGCGCATTCGGCCGCCATCTTGCCAGAGAGCTGGAAGATCTTGATAGGCTTCTCTGTTCCACTCTTCCAGATCTTGCTGGCCATGTGGATCACCTTCCGCTGAGTAGGCTTGAAGCCGTCTATTGCGGATGGGATCGCCCTGTTCTCGATCGTGTACATCGCATATCCGAGGTACTCGTCGTCGAGGGTCTCCGTGATGCTCTTGCTTTCCTTCACTCTATGTGGATTGTGTGGTCAAACATAACACTTTAGTCGGACTCGGTGAAACCGGAGTGCCGTTCTTTGGCCCTATCGAATGCAACCTTACACTTCGCAAGGGTGGTTCGAGGAAGAGCGCCATCGAGGATGTAATAGAAGATGGCCGACCTGCATGGCTTTGGCATCTGGTGATACCATGGCCCGAATTCATCCATCTCCTGAAGCGATGAGACGATCTGTGCACAGATGTCTGCCGGAATTGGCTTTCGATCTTCCACATTGAACGAGAATCTTCCTATGATTGAAGATATCTCCTCGGCGATCAGATCATACAGGCTGGTTTCCATTCGCTGTTGAATTGAAAGCCGAGATGGCATCGATGATCTGTGTCAAGTCCTCCGTGTATGACTGGGAAGGTCGCCTCACGGGAAGGCCATGGATCCTGAAGCCATTGATCTTGCAAAGCCTCCAGACCTTGGCCACCAGCTTGGCTCGGCTAGCATTCACACTGGGGTCAGTGTGTTGAAACTTGAGAGTAGCCGCTCCGGTGTTAAAGATTGAATTTGCGCTAGCTCCCCTGCCCCAGATGAACTTGCTCAGGATGACCATCTCCACCGTGATCTCGTTTCCTTCCTTGCCGACTGGCGTGCCTTCGAGAACGATGCTGCCTGGCAGGCCATAATTCCTGTTGTATCTGTACCAGGGCTTGGTCATGTTAGCATTGAGCTTGCGTGGAGCAGAATCTTTACTCTGTCCATCTTTGTCGCTATGGCATCTCGGTTTATCGGCATACCTGCAGATCGGCATTTTTGCCGCAGCGGCCCTTGCCATCACTTCTTCGGTAAGAGGTCGATGACAGTCAGGGGCGTGTGTACAATCCCCATGGAATGGGCAAAAAGTCATGTCGCGGTAACAAACCATGGTTCAGGCAAGCATCTTTTCCTTACGTTTCTCTGAATCATTACCAAACCAGGCATCGAGCGTCTGTTTGTACGCTTCGTCCCTTGTGATCTTCACGAGGACAGGATCCTGTATGATCCGTTGATAATCAAAGTCCTCTAGGGCCGCCAAGCCTTTCTTGTACTCGATCTCCCATCCCCTTTCTCGCTTGTTGGCCCATTGATCATAGTCCTCCTGAGTGTAGAAGTACTTCACGTCCTTGCCCTTCGTAGCTACAACGATCGGCGTCATGGCTCGATAGACTCGACCTTGATCGAAGAGCTCGGGCCAGAACTTAGCCAGGAAGTTGAGAAGCAGGCAGAAGATGGACTGTCCATCGACATCAGCATCGGTGTAGACGATGATCTTGCCATAACGCAAGTTCTCTGGTACCTCGCCTAGCTTGAGTCCGATGCTAGCCATGAGATCCACGGCCTCTTTGTTCTTGATGATCTCGGATGGCCTCATCTCAGAGACGTTGATGAACTTGCCTCGCAGAGGGAAGGCTCCAAAGTAATTGGCGTCTCTGAACTTTTTGACGGCGCTCTTCGCCGACATCCCTTCGAAGATGCCAAGCGAACACTTGAGTCGCTCGCTCTGACCCTTGGCCTTAGCATCGTCGAGCTGCTCGACCCTCGCGCCTCCGAGCCCAGCGTTGAGCTTTCGAAGCTGAGCTCGTTCCTCCGCATCCTGCTTCTGTTGGATCCAATCGAGGATCGACTGAATGATCTCCGAACCAAAGACCTGCTTGGCGAGCTTCTGACTGACTTCGAACGTGGTGCCAAAGTCCTTGGTCTCTGTAACAAGCTTCTCCTTCGTCTGAGACGAGAACGAGGGATTGTCGATCACCGCGCTCATCACGACGAACATGTGATTGCGGATCTCGGCGGGCTTGACTTCAACTCGATGCTTCTTGCGGATCATCTCCCTGATCTGGTCTACCAGTTGGGAGACGATGTAATCGACGTGTCGCCCGCCTTCCTTGGTCTCGGCGGAGTTTGCGAACGATACCACTTGGTGGCCGTCTGTCGAATGGCCGAAGGCGATCTGCCATCGATCGTCCTCCTCGAAGAAGACCTGATCGACGTAGAGCTCGGCGTACTGTTTGAAGCTGTTGAACTTGAACTTCTCCTCGTCGAAACGGATCTGGAGGCCGAGGTTACACGCAGCGAGATCGATGCAGCGTTTGCGCATCATCTCGATGTGGATGTCGTCCCATCCATCCATGCCGAAGCGCTTGAAGTCTGGGATGAAAGAGATCTCGGTGTATCCTTTGCTCGAGTCGTCAGTCACGACCGCTTTTTTGCGATCGCGCATGTTGTTGGTGAAGACCTGGCGAAAGCGGCGCTTTCCATCACATGTGTCTACCGAGAAGCGGATGGAGAAAATGTTCGTGAGCGTGGAGCCGTACCCGTGGGTACCTGCCACATGGCGCTTCTCGCTGTCGTTGAAATTGGATCCAGCTCGTAGGTTCGAGAAGATCAACTCCGGCACCATGACCTTGTGCTTGACGTGCTCGATCACAGGGATGCCACCGTTGTCGAGGATGGTGATCTCTCCACTTGAGCGATCGACGGTGATCCTGATCTGATTGAGCTTGCCCTTTGTGCGTTTGTGCTCGTCTACGGAGTTGGTGATGATCTCGTCGAACAGCTTCATCAAGCCTGGGACGAACTGGACCTCCGTCCTCTGGAACTTTCCGTCTCGAAGCAGATATTCCGTTGAAGGGTGTGGCTTCGGAGATCCAATGAACATGCCTGGCCGCAGAAGACAGTGCTCGATCTCGTCGAGCAGCTGGAACTTCTCTGAATCGTGTGCTTTGGGTGTCATTCGGTGCGCAAAAATAACAAACTCGGCGAATCCGGATCAGCTGTCAACATCTTTGTTGATGGGATTGGATCTAGTAACGACCTGGAAGCGATGTCGGTGATCTTCGGCACGGTCAAGCAACCTATTCGTGTCATGGTAAAAGGACACGTCCGCCACATGGGACATAACAATGTCCTCCCACACGCTGAAAGCAGGTCAGGCGCAAGCATCCCGCGCGGGTTATTACACTTTGGGCATCTACTTTGGATAGCCATCAAAGCTGTTATAGTCTGTCGACTCTTTCCAAAGCAGCCAACTGACCAGTTCACCGAACCTTGTCTTGCCAGATATGATGTCATCATACATCCATGCGCGGACAGTCCACCACTCAAATATCCACCATCGCTTGCGGCGCTCCAAAACATGAGCGTACCCGATCGCCTGAAACAGAAAACGAAACACGATGCGCGCGTCCTTGTCTAAGTACTTGACGTTCTTGTTCATTTCCGCTGTCAACATCTTTGTTGATGTGGTTGGATCCAATATGCTTGCAAGCGGGTAAAAGCCAAAGGCCCACGAGAGTGGGCCATCAGCGGTGTATGTGGGAATGCTTTACTTGCTATCTTCGAATCTCTCGATCTCGTTGTATACGTCAGAGAGTTTGTTCTGCATCTTATCAACAAACCTTTTCATACCCGAGCTTTTGTAATCCTTAGACTCAAGAGCTTTCATTACGATCGTGAGATCATCTAACACCGCTGACAATCTCAAATCGTCGGGCATATCAGTTTGAGATTCCACCAAAGCCCCGCTGATCACTTGAAAGCCAAACCTGCGAAGCCATGCCTTGATCCCATCCGTCTTCTCCGTCCCGGCTGGTAATGCACAGAGACGATCCATCTCCTTTGTGAAAGAGGATAGCTTGGAGATGAAAGCTTTTTGCTCGGCTTGGTTGAGGATGTGAGCCTCAACCTGGTCGTATGGATCGTTGCCATACATCACCTGGGCTACGGTGTTGTGGAAGGCGAACATCACGCAAACAACTGGCTTCGAATCGTCTGTTGCTAGCCCATACAGAACGATAAAGTTCTCGCCTCCATCGTATATGAGGCCTCCTTCCTGAACACCGCCAAACCCTTCGAAATCAGTTCGCGTCATCTCCTTGAATCCAACTCTCTTGAAGCTAGATGCAAGAGGACCGGCGCTCTCAAGGAGCCGATAGGAATCGTACGATGGAAGATTCTTCATGGTCAGTAAGAGAGGAAATTGCTGTTTGGAGTGTCGCGATGGAGAGTTTTTCCAATATTGAGGGACATCCATCGTGCCACCCAAAAAGTTCCAGGAGAAGAGTAAGCGGCATCTACGTAATCGAACCCAGAGACGGATTTCCTGAATTTGCCATAGGGCTTTCCTTCCTGTCTTCGATTCTCAAGCCAAAAATCGGCCGGATCGAACGCTAGGTCCTTATCCAACGATGTTTTGGTCCGGTTCACTTTATTCGCAAGGCTTTTCGCCAGTTCAGCGATCTCCTTAGTGATCAGGCCGTTCGTCTTCTTGAGGGCTGCTTCAATAGGTTCAAGAAAGGCGCTAGGCCTATAACCCGGCACGCCAGAAACATTCAGAAAGGAGGTACCGTTATCGTCAGACGATTTGTACTCTGTAGTAGAAAGCCAGAACGACTCGTTGACAAACTCGTCGTATGTTGGAATGTTCTTCATTGCTTGAAATAGCGCCTAACGACCTCGAGAGCACTGGTGGCCTCTGACATCGATTGCAATGCGCCATGTTTTGGATCGATCGATCCCAAAGTACTCATAGCCTTTTTAAGGCCATCCTCAGCCTTGATGATGTCAGATTGAATCTTGGGCCAGATAGACTGTTCGTCCATCCCAAGGGCCTTTCTGATCCTCTCGACCGCCTTTGGACCGCATGTGAGAGTCCAAGATCCATCCATCTCTTTGGTGAGCTCGATGAAATGGTTTGGCTGATTGTACCTTATTGCAACCGACATGTCGGCGCCTCCATGATGAGCGTCCTTGTCAGTTTCGATCTTGGTAACATCATATCCATCCGGCGCGTTACCGGTCTTCAAGCTGAACAGCTTCTCAATCGCCTTGGCCTGTTCGAAGCTTAGGCCATCGGCTTCCATTGTTCCTTCAGGATGATCATCGCCATACATTCCGGCTCCCTTCATCGGGACCAATGTGATCGTCCCAACCCCAGCAGATTCCAACAGAGGCGCTTCCGGGTTAAAGGTTTCGAACGTAGGAATGTTCTTCATCGGATGCTATCTATCGGAAATCGCCTGCATCATTTCGACCGCCCGAGTAAGCTCCGGTTTCGGTTTGAGGTCACCGAGAGCGAAGGAAAAGTCACACCGATTGCAGGCCATTTTCCCTCTCTTCTCATCAAAACTCATCTTGCCTCGATACTTGGCTGGCGCGCTTTTGTCGCCGCAAACAGGACAGCGCATCCAATCTTTGGGACCGATGAGAAGGTACATGTTCATGCCGGCTCTATGCTGTCGGCAATGGCCCTCTCCGCTCTCTTCTGGGCGTTGTAGGCTTTCAACCTCTCGGAGATCTTCTTGCCTCGGCCATCATTGAACTTTCGGCCCATTAAGGCGGTGGATTGCTTGGCTCGGTGTTCTGATGTCAGGGTCTTGCCGACATTGGCCTTCGAGATGTTCTCCTTGTGAGAATCGGAGATCTTGCGGCCTGTCAGTGATTTGATGAGCTTCTGATTGCCCTTGTTGGCGGCTGACAGCTTGGCCTTCGTCTCTGACGAGCAGTGTGTCCCGGTCCGATGGGCCGAGATCTTGGCGCGGTACTCGGCGGAACGTACCATTCCCACCACTCCATCTCCACCGGGTGTCAGGTTCACCAATGTGCCGCTGTTATCGATCCGACGTCCGAACCAAGCAATGTACTTCTTCTCAAGCTCACATGCTTGGGCCCAAGTCAAACCATCATCTTCAATGAGAACATCATATCCGTGTTTCTCGACGACGTGATGCCAGAACTTGGATCGATTGGCCCTGGAAAAGGCTCGCTTTTCACTTCCGATCCCGACGTAGAAGACTTCGGCCACACCCTCTTTCAGATGAAAGTACACACAGAAGATTGGCTCATCGCCAGGGTGACCCAACTTTACGAAATTGGACATGGTGCAAAAGTAACCAGCCTCCATTGCTGGAGGCTGATCATCTAAGTTAGTTTAACTGAAGGCTCATAACTAATTGACCTTCAGATCATTGCCTCCTCCCACCAATCGCATCGGAACGTTACGCCCGTCAGGTCGAGCTTCTCGCCGCCCTCATAGCTGAGTTCAAGAGCTGGGATGTTACCGGTGATGAAAGCGTCGTGGAATGTCCTCTGCCAGAAGATGTTGCCATCCCTGGTGTAGTTCTGGACGATGATGGTTCCGACGTAGTCCTTCTTGAGGCCCTGTGCGCCGGTAAGAGGATTGTAGATCAATCTCGACCAGTCACGCAGCGTCTTGTAGACGTACATCTCGTTGTTGTTGTTCAGGTTCAACGAGAAATCGATCGTGAGGTCCACGACAGTGTCGGTGGGCTCACCGCTGGCGTACGAACGCTTGGCGAACTTGTATTTCTGATCGATCGCAGCGGAACCCTTGTCGGATTCTAGTCCGCCGATCTTGTTAACGTGCTCCAGAAGGATCTCGCCGCCAGCTACCTGGGAAGGCGGGATAATGGTCACCTCGAAGTGGTTCTGATAAACCGGTTCGAAGTGCTTCGTAGCCGCACGATTGTTGAGGAAGTGTGGTAGCCCTGGCACTGGCGTTTCTGTTTTGTTTGTCCAATCAGCAAACTTGGCTGGCTGGTCTAGCTGTATCTATTAGTCGGACCGGCATCATTCCCTGATCTCTTCTGGCCAAACAGGCCCAATCTTCTTTCGATAGTAGATCGATAGATCGCCAAACCTTCCAGCATCGACAAACCATTGGCCATCTCCGGCCTCGTTCCACTGATCGCAGATCTGCTCAGCCTTTGCAAGAAGATCTCTTAGATTGGTTTTTGGTCCGGTATAGCTGTATTTCTTGTCGAATTTGTTCTTACCGAGATCAGTGTATCCCATATTCTGGTCTCCACGAAGTTCGAACTTATTTCCATCGATCTCGATGCCGAAGGATGTCCTGATCCAATGCGGGCCATTAGCCTCAAGGAGCTCATAGCTAGGCAGATTTCGGAGGGACTCAAACTGTTTGACGCCCATTCTCTTTAAGACGTCATCGACGATTTCCTTGAGCTCTTTAGTATCCTTTGGCCTTGGATGATATTCTAGCGCATGGCCGATCACCTCGTTCGTCTTCGACTCTGGCATGTCGAGGTCGTTGATCCATCGGATGATCTGGTCATCCGACATCCCGGATTCGATTGATTCTTGGATCGATCCAGATTTACCGAGTTGTTCGGCCCTCCAACGAATGTACACTCTATCGCCTTTGGTGTGGGCGAATTTCCTCGAAGCGCTTTCGAGGCCCTTGTCTCTGATGTAATCATCAAGTTCCTGATCACCGCTGTAAGGTAGAATATCACCGCTCGAAATTAGGGCATCCAGATCTTGCAACTTCACATAGCCCTGATGCTTTTGAAACCTGGAAACCTTATAGCTCACGCCTCCGGATTGATCCGCGGTCGACTGAGCGAATGGGACTGAACCAGCCCTCCATACTATCCCATCGGATCGATATTCCTTTCCAGGTTTTGTTGAAGCGTATACTATCCTCGGCTGGACATTGGCCGATTTCCAAAGCTGAACATCCCTAAGGATCTTGATCTTGCTCGGAAACGATGTCAAGCTTTCGTTGATTGAGCTCTCGTTCACCACGAGCTCGCTCCTCTCGCCGCTCCGCGTTGCCTTGACGTCCCGGCCCATCTTGCCGAGCTCCTTCGAGAGCCGCTCGATCGTCTCGAGCTTGACGTTGGCCCCGAACTCGACATGCACGCCATCGCCATGGATGGTGTGGACGAAGAGGTGCGGCTTGAGGCCGATCGAGATCGCGGCGGTAATGATGTCGTCGGAAACATCATTCAGCTTGCCGCCGTAGCTCTCGTTCACCTCGTTGTCATCGTCGTCTAGCTCGATCATCCGGTAATCTTGCTTCGGGATGCCGTCTAGGACGTTTGGCTCGGTGTTTCTGAGCTCGCCTGGCTTTCCGGTGAAGAGGATCCAGTTGTCGCCATACTCAAGGTCCCATCTCTCGGCGTGCGCCACGAGTCGAGGCGGCAGATTGCCCTTGAAGACCACCTTGATCCTCTCCACCCTGAGCTTGGTCTCGCTCACGAACTCGTCGTATTTTGGGATGTTCCTCATGGTTGAAGGGCCAGCCTGGCCTCCCTGTTTCTCTTTCGAGTGGCCTGGATCTTGGCGATGTGCTCCGGCGACTTTGGCCTGCGCATCCTTGCCTTGGTATCCTCGGACTTGGGCTTGCCCTTCCAGAAGGCGGAGAGGTTGACTCTCTGCTCGTCGGAGAGCGGCTTGTGGGTGCGCTCGCGGTTGGCCCAGGCGGCCTTCATCTTGGCGACCGTCTCTGGGCTGCGCTCGCGGCCCTTGAGCGGGGATGGCTTGCCCTTCTTGACCTTGGAGAGGTGTTCGCCGAATTCGGGCGGCATTTTGCGGCCTTTGGTTGACTTGGACATCTTGGCCTTGTGCGCTTCGGAGAGAGGTCCTCTAGGGCCTGTGTTCTTACCCATCATCGAAGCAGACCTCTTGGCCCGGGTTTCAGCAGTCGGAATCCAACCAGAACATCCTTCTCCGCCATCCGTAAGATTGACGAGAGTGCCAGTTCCGTTGTTTCGACGGCCGATGGATTTGATCAAGGAGACTTCGAGATCGAAGGCTTCCTGTTCGGTCAGGTTCTCCTTGTGGATGATCACTTCGTGTGGACCATATTTGGCCACAGTTCGATGCCAGAAGATGTTCCTTAAGTCAGAAAAGGCTCGCTTTCGCAAGCCCTTTCCGACGTAGAAGATCACCGGGTAGCCTTGGCTGTGGTGAATGTGAATGTAGACGTAGAAGTCGTTCATCCTCAATTACTTACAGTCACAAGAAATTCCCCGTTTTTATAACACCCTTCTTGAGCAGAATGGTCCTATGGATGATAGCTCCCATGCCACGGACCGGCTCGATGTAGGTGTCAAGGATGGCTTTATTGTCCTGGATGACCTCGTCGGTGTTGTTCGAGGAATCCATTACGTTCTGGAAGTCATATACTCCCTGATCCGCCAGGATGCCTTTCATGAAACCATCTGCAAGGGTCTTGATCTCAAGGCGAACCTGTGGAGTATTGAACTCCCACACGTAGTTCTTGAGAATAGCCTCGATGCCTTCCTGAACATAGATCACCAACTCGCGAACGTGGATCTGGCTGAGGGCCGAGAGCACGTTCTGTTGGGCAGTTTGGTTAGCATTGATGACCAACCCAAATCCTCTCTTGTTGAGGATCGCATTGTATCCGAATGGCTCGATGTAATCGAGGTCTGTCCTATCGAAGTTGTATTCGACGCCTTGTAGGCCGGTGCCAGTAACGACGCCTCTCCTTGGGCCGGCGACGATCGCATATGGCAGGGCGAGGTTGTATTTGTCGATGTACAGGTTAGACACATGTCCAGCCGGTGGGATCGAGATCGTCTTTCCGCTCTCACGAACCAAGAGGTTAGGCCCGTAGAAAGCGATGAAATTCGATCCATCGTTGATGCCAGGTAGGCTGAACGTATTGGTCGGATTCAGGTCGAGATTACCGCCATCCTTGATGTATCGAGCATCGAAACCAGATGCAGAGTCGAACTTGAATAGCGGGTTTTTGCTCTCCCTAAACTGCTCGACAGAAGGCATGTTAGCGATCGCCAAGACGTTTTGCCTGTTCATGGCCAGCCTCGAGAGGCGAACCTTGGTGCCTGGCTCGATGGTGCCTTGGAAAGAGTCGACCAGGTACCTGAACTGCACCACCTCGCGGTCAGCCAATGCGTTGGCAATTCCAGTGTCGTAGAGGACTTGGAGGATTTCATTCTCCCTGGTGGCCGTGCCGTCAGGCATCTGCTCCGTCCTTAGAGTGTATCCTCTGAGAACATGGAACCTGTAGTGCTCGACGAAATCGACGATGTTCTTGTAGCGCTCAACTTCGTTGCCATTGATGAAGATCGGATCCACTGTGACCACCTTGATCTTCTTGTAAAGAGGCGAAGTAGGATCGGTGTACTCCGTAACAGAGACGATCTTCGTGAGCCTTGACTTTCCAGTCAATGGATCGATCGATGTAGCTCCACCGGTGCCGCCGAAGTTCATGACCAGGCCTTGGCCCTTCCTGATCTCTCCTGTGAATCCATCAAGACCCAGAGGGCCAGTAGATCCATTGTCAAAGTAGACAGTGTTCGTAGGAGTTGGGTAGGAAGTACCGCCCCAGACCTCGAAGGACTCGTTCAGATCGCCAGTGAAGCTCCTGAAGACATACGAAGTCGCAGCAGCGATGGAAGTCGCACCAGTGAAATCGTTGTTGTCATAAGCCCTGACGGTGACATAGTTCTTCTGCTTGGTGAGAGTTGGCGTCTCTGAACCGAAGGAAGAGACCCCAGAGAACGTGGCGCCAGAGAAATCGAAGGTCTGCACTCGATTGAACTGAGCGTAACCATATGAGGCGCCGCTCACGATGACGCCATCGCCATCGGTCAAAGTACCGGCCAGATTCTGTTGATAGAGGGTGCTGTCCTTACCAGCGTAGATCCAACCACCAGCAGCGAAGACGAAATCGAGCTTCTTGATGATCGGAACCGATGCAGTTCCACCGTTAGGCGTTGCGCCAGTTGCCAGGATATGCAGGAAGCCGTTCGAGTTCGATGTCGGGCCAGTGACGCCTTCGCTCGCGCTCACAAGATAGGACACTTTCACCGTGAGAGTGTCGGTCGTGGAAGAGTAAACCGCGGAGCTGACGTCGGAATAGTTGGCAGACGAACCGGTGGTGGCCGATGCTCCAACCTTCACGAAGGAGGTGCTCGTCGAAATATCGGCGACGAATGCGGCCATCTCGGCAGCTGAAATGAATGCCGACGTGAATCCGGAAGGCAAAGTGGCCGACGGACCATAGATCGTCATCGTGTCGTACCTACCGTTCGTCCAACCGGCTGCGGCCTGGAGGGCAGTAGATGCGCTGAGAAGGGCCTGGGCTCCTGCGACGCCGGCAGTAGCAGCTACTATCAGAGAAGTGATACCGGTTGAACCAGTGAAACCGGAGGTTCCAGAAATGGTCCCATAGTAGGACATGAAATCTAGCAGAGCAGGCTGTTCGGATTCCAGCGTATGACCGACCAGATCAAGCCTGTCTCCAGAGATAGTTTCTGGTTCATCGTCGAAGACCTGGCGATCGATAGAGAGCAGGAGGCCAGTCTTGCTGGTCTCGCGGTTGACAATGTCCTCGATATAGATTGGTTCACCGGACTTCGTGATGAAATCAGGGATCATTGCGCCAGTGTAAACGCCGAGCACGTTGACGTTCTCGAGGGAGAGGAATGCATCGAGGCCGTCCCTCTCGAATCCGAACTGATCGACATAGGTCTTCTTGAGACCGGTCGAATCGAAATAAGGGCCGAACACCGGATCCAATGAGAGAGCGGTGTAGTCGGAGAAATCTCCTTCCACGACGATGACGTCTACGAGGTAATCGTAGATGTAGTCGTTGTCTTTCATGAACTCTGGCACCTTACCAGCACCGAAGTAATCCTTGGCGATGGCATCGAAGCCCAGGATGTCTGACTTCTTGGTGATGACCGAGATCGTTTTGCGACCGGTATTCGCGATGTTCAGGAGCCTATTGGCCACTGCGCTCTGTACATCGGTATCAGCCGCGGTAGCGATCAAGGCCTTAGGATCGGAGAACCAGAACTTGTCCTTGTTGAAGAAATTCGAGACTGCGGTATTGACCCTGCTCGAGTTGGCTTGCCATGCTGCGGTAGAGACCGAACGGAAGTCAGCCTTGTCGACATCGTTGTCAAGATTCAACAGGTTCAAGACTACGACAGGGCCTCGCTCGAGACAGGTTAGGACCGTCCTATGGAAGAACGAACCCTTTCTTTCGAGCTGCAGGTCAATTTCTCCGAAGATCGCCTTGAAGAAAACCGAATCCTGAACGAACACTGGGGTGTTGAAAGGACCTTTCTTCGAGAAGCCGATTATCAGCCTCAGGGTCTGGGAGATGTTGTTGATGACCTGGCTTCGATCGATGACGAGCCTGTAGACTCCGCTCGAAACGAACTTTGACAGGCTAGGTGAGATTGCCATGAAGCGCCACTATTTGTTTGACGTATGTATCTGCCCGGGGCGCCGATCTACTCAGACAATTCCAAAACTGTCGTCTGGCAAACCCGATTGAAAGCCAAAGAAATCCTTCATGTCTGGAGAATCCGAGTCTTCGTCTTCGTGATCGAACTGATCCACTAGGCTTTCGATCTTGGCCCTTTTCTCCTCATCGATCGTCTCTAGCATGTCTTCAGCGATCTCCTTGAAGTCGGCTGTATCTAAGAAGGTGACAACTTCGACGCATGTCATCACAAGGTCATCATGGCGCTTGCCTTGCGCTGAATACGTGCCATTCTTCGACCTAGCAAACGTCTTGAACTCGTCGACGGTGAACTTATCGTGGATCCTGAGCTTTCCATCCCTGATGGCCCTCTTGGATTTTTCACAGAACACCTTCTTGTTATCCGCATTCAGCCTGACGCCGACCTTCTTGTTGACGCCAGAGACAGTATGGAGATACTTGACGAGCACCTCATCATCTAGCTGATTGGATGATGGATAGATTGTGAAGAGGTTCTTGATGAGCTCCCTGCCATACGTGTTGTACTCGATGACAAGCCTCGTATTGTCCTGGTTAAGGATCTTGACAAGGATTGTGTAGAGCACTTTCGCGAAATCGTCCGGATCCAATGTGTTGCTCCTGAACACGCCGATCTGCTCGAGCGTGAAGAATTCGTAAATGGATGCCGGTGATTCGATCCTGTCTATGTCATCGTCATCCATCGGCTTGATCCTAAAGATGTTGATGACACTGTGATCTCTGCCTATGCCTTCTGCTATATCGACCGAGACAGCAAAGAAGCCAGTCTGAAACTCGCTTTCGTCGAAGCTAGGCAACCACTTGAGGCTGCTATAATCGAGGCCAAGGTCATCCAGGTCTTCGAACTCCCTGAACTCGAATTGGACCTGATCCGACATAATCTTCTTGAGCTCGGTCGATGAAAGCAACAGCCTCTCCGAAGAGAGGAACATGTTGCCAAACTGCTGGTTGAAGGCCTCTTCGGAGCCGAGATTGAGAATCTGCTTTCGCTTCCATTCCTCGTCGTGCCCAGGGGCCTGCCACCAGTCCACTCGATATGAGTGATACTCGTTGGTGCCCTCTGTGGCCGCCATGTAAATGTCATGGAACTTGTCCTCGCCGTTAGGAGTGCTAGTTATGACAATCTTTGAGACCTTCGACGAGGATAACACCGGATAGACGTTCTCGTAAAACTCATCCTTGATGCTTTCATGGATGTGGGCGAACTCGTCCAGGAAGAGAAGATGAATGGTGAAACCGATACCTCCTCTCTTGGTCGTGTTCTGGCCAATCAGCCTACATCCGTTATCGAACCTCATCGACATGACGTCGAGCTTGAGTATGCCGGGCTTCATGAAGAACGGAAGGCCTTCAACGATAGCCTTGATCTTATCGATGACTTCCTTGGTGGTCTCACCCTTGTTAGTCATCAATAGCACATTCCTGTCGATATTGAAGAGCATGTACCAAACAAGGAAAATGCCAGTGGTGATGGTCTTGCCAATCTGCCTAGAAGCCAGTAGGATGTTGAAACGATGATCCTTGTAATTCCTCAGGATCTCCTCTTGGTAATCGCGCAGAACTACTTTCTGGTACCCATCGTCTGTCATCACCTGACAATAGGTGTTGGCAAAATAGATGATGTCCTTGGCGCAGCGCTTGATCTCTGCGATCTCGAGATCCGTGTATTCGTAGACTAAGTTACCTTTGCGATAGACTGTCTTCTTCTCATAGAATGGGCTGTCCTTGAGGTCATATCCCTCATCGAACGCCTTCAGAGCCTTCTCGACCTTTTCACTGGTCCAGATTACTCTGCCTGAATCATCGTCGACTGATTTCTTCTTGGCCTTATCGTACATCAGCTATCGAGATCGTCCATTTCTTCGTCTCCAGGAATGTCAGCTATATCTGAGTCGTCAACTGCGCTTTCTCCTTCGTCGAAAGACTCGTCCCTCGATAGCTCTGCCTGGATCCCACGCATCAATTCCCTGGATCCCCTAGTGAGCCTCGATCCAGTTCCCTCGATGGTGACAGTTCCCTTCTCTCGACCGAAATCGAGATCTGCCTTGAGTTTCTTCGTGCCTTCCTCCGTAGCGATCATGTGCAGCGTCTGTAGCTTGAGTATGTCGATGACAGACCTCTGCATGGTAGCCAAGACTTCAAACATTCGAGGCCCCATGTTACCGGAATGGATCTCCTTATAGAGGGTTGTGATTGCGCTTTCTGCGACTTTGAGCTGGTATACCAACGTCGAGAGTTGCATGGAGGCCAACCTGGCCTTGGCCTTGATGTAATCGTTCTGATCGATGACATCTTCGCTGAGATAGAATCTCAGGAGCGAGTCTATGGCCTTGGCCGCCGATTTCCTCGCCCTCTTCTCTTCGAGCGAAGCGTCGATCGGATTGATCTGAAGAAACGCCGGAAGTGTTCCGGCGCTTGGGCCTTGGGCGATATCGTCAGGCCCAATCGACATCACGACCGCTGCTGAATCCTTGAGCAGAGCATCGATCTCATCGTCCAGCTGCTGCTTCTGTGTATTTGCCCCTGTGCTACCGGTCATCTGTTGTACTGTTTGTGCATCCTAAGCGGCGGGATGCAGTCATCTATCATTGAACTTAGGTGGGAATCCTTGACCACATATTGGTTAAGGATGGTCGGTTGCTTCTCCTCCTCGATGCTCTCCTTCCAAAGCCTGATGCTCGTAAGAAGACAATCAGATCCAGGGAGTGAGATCGAATCTTCGGAAGTTATTGTTGTCGTTGGATCACAGTCTCTGACCCTGTGATATGCCAATCTGAGGGCAGTAGTCTTCTCGCTCGCAGGTTTCATTTCCCAGATCGAGAGTTCCACTTGTCCGAATGATGGCATCACATTGAGAACGAATCCATACCACTGGCCTGCAACCGTTGTTAGGTTATCGAATGCAAAGGAAGAAGCACCGATCGTAAGGTTCGCTGATACTGGAGCGATGATCTGCGATCCAGTTGGACCGGTAAGGCCATAGTCGAGGGAAAGAGACATCCCAGATGCACCAGTGGCATTAGTCAAGATGATGTCGGTAGGATGATCGAGCGTAGACTTTGTAGGCTGAATCCAGAAAGAGAAAGCGACCCTATCTGTGGAAGGCACCTTGGCCTTGTACCTGACTGCTAACTGATCGTGCTCAACGCTTGACATATCATAGCGATACTTCGATATCAGCGTGAAGTAGTTATAGACGTCCTCTTCTTTTATCTCCAGAGTCTCGTTGATCGCCGACCTTACGTGGTCATAGCCACCGATCGATATCGTCTTGTACTGTAGAGGCTTTGTTATCCGATCAGCTTCTTCGTCGATATCCTTTCTGAGGATATCCTCAAAGCTGACAGTCATATCTTCGACGGCCTCACCGATCTCCGGCCTCGCTCGATCCTTGAGGACGTTGGTCTTGTCATTGGCCTTGTATAGCATCACCTTGTGATAAGCAGGCTCCGCCATGAATGACCTAAAGAGATAAGATGAGTTCACCTCAAATAGCCGATCTATGATGGGTATGTAGATGAAATCGTTCTCCTGTGGAAACTTTCCCTTGCCAAATGCTCTCTCGAAATGCTGTGGAACGATTTGGATCTCGAATCCATCCACCATGAAATCCATGTCCAGCTCAGTGTAAGTGAACCGGTTATCTGGGATCTCGTTGTTTGGGACCATGACCTTGATGTCCTTGACATCGGTTGCATCGAAGATCGAGTACTCTTTCAATACGGCATCGGCCGACTCCTCAAGCGGCTCTACCCTGAAATAGCGAACACAGATCCCATAGATCTCAGCTGCCACGCAATTGAGATCATGGAACATCTTGATCGCTGGACCCATCGAGTCGTATGGCCGAAACAGGGCAGAAGGATCACATGACAGATTGAAGCCGTTGCAGTAATTGGTAGACAAGCACGAAGAGGCAGAACAATTGCTCTCGTTGAACGGCGATTCCAGGGCCTCCTCTGGCTCTTCTCCTTCTGAGTAGATGATCGTAGCCGCCGTAGCGTTGAGCTCAGTCGTGTCGACCCCAGCCCTGATCGCCTTGAGTTGAATGAAGAAGTCCCTACCCGTATCGACTACCTTTTGAAGGATCGCAGAGTCCCTTGAGTTATTGGTAATGTAAGGGGCCCACGCTGACCATGACATCTTGTCATGTGACCATCTCAGCTCGATATCATGCCACGCATTGGATGGAAGCGGCCATGGCTCGAACTCTACGTCAACCGAAGCTACCGATGAAACGGACGCAAGGGCGCTGTTGAACTCTATGACGAGAGTGTCACCAGAGTTCCTGGTAGAATTGTTGCCTGTGATCTGAACTCGATAGCGCATCAGTCTTGGTCATCGGTCTGAGGGTATGCGATTCCGGCGTAACCTACGCGGCCGCCCAAGTGATCGAATGTGAGCACTTCCTTGAGGATCGTGTAGAGAGGCAAGCTCTCATGGAATCGAACGTTCTTCCTGACGGTCGCTTTCGAAGAGCTCATCAGTGCATCCAGGTCGATTGATTGAAGCTCATTCGAAAGGTCCTTGTTCTCGAAAATCTCCTCGTCTAGGTGTCCAATGAAATCCTCGCGCTTCTTGCCAAGCGGAGCAGCGATAGAGACCTCGAATGCCCGATCGACCTCTAGGTATCGGCCTTCGATATCTTTCCACCAGTGTGGAAGCGAAGAGACCGCGGTGGTAAAGTTGAGGATGTTTACGCGAGCCCTTAGCAGGTCTATCTGCTCCTGCTGAGACTTGAGCTTGCGATCGCAGTCCTTTTCCCTCTCTTCGGTGATCCTAGTAAGCTCTGCTATCAGGCTCTCGTGATCAAGAGCCTTGGCCCTCCTGGAATCAGCTCTGTATTTGATGAACCAACCGCCAAGCCCTAAGGTACCTGCGGTTGAGATGACTGTAGCGACAGTTTGGAAATCCACTGGGCCTAAGCCGTTTAGGCCTATGTATCGCCCGGAGTCATCTCTCCATGATGATCAGGAGCTGCGAATTGTCCTGTTGGAGCTTGTTTGTGAAGTAAGAAAGAATGGATTTGATATTGCTGTGCTCGTCGGAATCTTCAGGAAACTCAGTCGCATAGAGCTCAAGTTTCTGGATCAAATCCCTGGTAAAGATCTCGAAGTAAGGGGCTCGGTTGTAGTATGGCTGAGTGTGATCGTAGACTTCGATTGCCTTGAAAGCGTTCTTGAAGTGGTGTAGGTATTGAGTCTCAATGGCTATCGAGAGATCGATCTTCGAAAGATCGATCCGATAGTCAAAGTTGATCTCACCATCTATCATCCTCGAGAACTGCTCGTCATCGATCGTGAGGACATGAAAGTGCTTCAGCCTGTGATACTGTTCTATCAGGCTATCGATGAAGAAAAGCGATGACGCAGAAACGGAGAGCCGATTCAATGGCAAGGCACGCTGGATGGCTAACTCCTTCTCAAAGACACCCCTAACCACATGGGACATCTCTTCGCGCTTCACGTAGAAGGACCCAAAGGTCTTAGGATCGGTGTAGATGCAATTCATCTTCTTGAGCTCGTCAAGAATCAGCCGATCCGTGTAATCATTCCTGTAAAGGAAGACCTTAAGGACAATAGGGTTGATCAGGGTGAACTCCATCAGTCCGAAGACATCGATTTTGCAATGCGCTTGAGCTCGTCTAGCATCGAGGCCCGATCCTCTTGCAAGACGGCATCCAGGTCACGCTGGCCAAGGCCATTGAAACGCATCCATTCGATGGCAGCTTCCTTGTCATAGGCTGGACTCTTCGATTCGACGGCCTTCTTGGTCGTCTTTGTGAAGATCCAGCCAGGAGATTTACCGAGTGTCCTAGTGGACCGTTGCCACTGGTCGACTACTGCAGCTGGATTAACTCCAACTCGATTGAAAAGCTGAGCTCGAATAGGCTGCTTGATGGCCATAATGCGCTGGACCATGAAGACGTTCTTGGCTCGATCATTCCAGGATGTCCCAGAGTACCCCTGTGGATCCGAGAACATGATCTTGATAAGATCAAACAGCTGCATGCTTCGAATTGGCCTTATGCTACTATTCTTCCTCCTCAGGATTGGCCTGATCTTCGGCCTGATCTTCGGCCTGATCTTCGTCAATCTTCATCCCCATTTCGGCCAAAAGCGCCAGATGGCCCCTCTTCTCGATCAAATTCTGCTCGTTTACCGCCTTGGTGTTGAGCCTGAGCTCCTTGATCAGGGCCTGCATCTCTTTAGCCAGCACAGTGACGGCGCTATTCAGCTGTTCGACCAACGGTCGCAGCTCGTCTACTCTTTTGTCTGTCATCATCGAAACTTCTTCCAGCGATTCGCATCAAAACCGCCTTTCGGAGAGTCTTTTATGACAACATCCGGTTCGCCATTCGTCTTGATCTGGCCTCCAACTTGCTGCCAATCGAACCAATCCGTGTCGGCCAGGATCTGCTCCCTGGTCATGGCTTTGTTGTGCCTCGATTGTTTGCCGGACTCATAGTCCTTGGACATGTTATCGATCACATAGGAAGGTATGCAATCCCTGTGCAGGTAAAGCATGTCGCGGTTGATTTTCCAGCGTTCGATGATCTCCTCGATAAGCTTGTCATCGACGGACATCTCCTCCATGGCCAAGGAGCAGATCTTAGAAATGCTGGTCTCGTCGAACAGATGAAACTGGTTGACATAGACGATCGATGACGCAGTTTTGAATCGGTCGAGGACCGTTCGGGCCATTTTCTCGGAGAACCGATATGTGAGCTCGCCCTTCTTGGTCTGCTTTTTACGTTGGTAGACCGGTGGCACATTGTCTCCAGAGTCTCCAATCAGAATCTTGACGAAGATGTACTCGGTAGAATTGATCCGGTCTAGCTCGATGCCGCTCTGCTTGATGATCAACGCCAGATCCTCGCGATCGTCCTTGATGAAGGATGTTCCGGGGTCGAATAGGGTGCCTGCCTCGGATTGTTCAGAGAGCCAGGCTTCAAATCCTGGGAAGACCTTGAGCTGCTTGTCGAACTTGTTATGGAAGATGGTGAACCTGCCGCTTGAATCGTCCCTTGAGACCAGTTGCAAGAGGTCGTTGTCGCCGGAGATGATGATGCAATTGCGATCTCCCCAGTGATTGAGGTGGTTAGACCAGTTGAAGATCAAATCGTCGCCCTCGGCCCCATAGGCCCGAGAGATGTGAACTCCCTGCTTAGCGATGGAGGAGACGAATTGTTCGTGGGCGGCAAAGACCAGGTCCCAGGAGATGCTAGATTCCTTCTTACGATGGCCCTTGTACGATTCCAACGGAAAGGCAAGCTTTCGCCATGACTGGGAGTCGATGCAGTAAACGACCTGATCGGCAACCGGCGAAAACTTCTTGACCTCGGAGACGAAGTCGGTAGCCAGCTTATGGAGGAGGACGTTGCGATCAGTGTCTGGATCTCCCTTGAAATCCATAGGCACTCGCGAAAACGATTCCTTGATGCGCGATGCAACATGCAGCGTCTTGTGCAAGAAATGGTTACCGTCGAAGACGAGCGTGTAGCTCATTTGTGTATGATCGTTTGGATCCTGTGCATCAAAGAAAGCAAGGTCACCATTGGGTCAAGGGCAAACCGAGACTGGTACGAGTGCAAATTTACCTCATAAAGTATCTCGCCGAGTCGCGGCTCCAGATCTTTTTTATTGGTCTCGATGTACTCCAGGAACTCCCGTCCCAGCGCCACTATCACTTCATCTACCTGGTTGGAATACGATCCAACCGCGAGCTGATAATTCTTGACTGTGTCGTTGACAGTCAGGAGGTGTTCAAAAAGGGCTCGATATGCTCCTCGATACCTTGAGACGTCATCAACTGATAGTTTCGTGACGCCCTCTTGTTTCAGGCCTTGGAGTGAACTGACGATCCTTCGTATGTCTGGGAAGTTTCGCTTGACCAGCTCGACTAGGGCTTCCTTCGTCGTCTCCATGCCCTCGGCCTTGATGATCTCATAGATGCGCTTGAAGCATCTACCTTCCATTTCTTTGATCTCTTCTTGATCGAAATCAAAGCTGATGCATTCGAACCTCGATTGGATGGCGTCTGGGATCTTCGCGAAGTGATTGGTAGTGGCGATGAACCTAGCGACATTGTGAAACTGTTCGATCGTTCCACGAAGGGCCTTGAAGTACTGCTCGCTGACTCCTTCGACCTCATCGAGGACGATGACCTTATGAGTTCCTTCCTCAGAGAAGACGGAAGCGGAAGAGCAGAAATCGGTTATGATGGTCCTGACCGAATCTACGCCAGTTTCCAGCGAACAGTTAATGAATTTGCTCGGGCGCCCTTGCGCAAGGGCTTTTGCGGCGCTAGTCTTCCCTGAACCAGCGGAGCCGTAGAATAGGAAATTCTGGTATGGCCCAGATTTCAGCTTGTCGAGGACTCTCGCTGGAAGGATCAGCTCATCTACGCTCTTTGGCCTGTATTTCTCAGTCCAGATCAGATTGGTCATGCTCATCTCGATCTTCTATGTCACCACATCATCGACGTTGAAATGGTACATGTGATCGGGTTCATTGAGCTGCCTGTAGCTTTCGTTGAATCTCTTGAGCGCATCGAAATACCGAGGCCCAAATTCATTGGCCATTTCGGCAACCTCATTGACAGCTATCTTCTTGGCCTCCCTGAACTGTTCCGCGTGCTGCCTGATCCTCTGTTCGAGTTTCAGTTGACTTAGATGATCCATGTCTCTATTTCTTGATCGCCCTAACCGCCCCAGAGATCCCAATGATCGCCAAGGCCAATGTCCAGAAGAGACCTCGAAGGCCTTCTGATGCGAACGCTACCATGGCCGAGGCCATGAGAAAGCAGACGGACCAGCATAGCGATAGGAGCCTCTTCTTCATCGACAAATGTAACATAAGGCGATTGGCCCAAACTCTATGTCAAAAAGAAGGCCAGGCTAGGTTATTCCTCCTCATGGAACTCAATGCCAGCGTGTGGCTCGCCCCTAGCGTCTTGTGGCTTATAGCCTTCTGGCTTCTCTGAAAGCAGGAAGGTCTTGAGCGGATCTACTGTGCATCCGATCCTCTGTAGGAATTGCCTGTTGATGAGGAAAGGGGTGCTCTTGTCCGATCGATCTACTAGTGCTACCTGAACCTTCTCGTATTTCTTGCCAGCGAAAATGATGTCAAGCTCGATGAACTTTCTCTCTTGGATCTCGGTTCCGACCTCAGTCTTGGCCACTCCCATTATCTTGCTCTTGATGGTCTTCTTGCCAAGTCTCCATGTGACATTCTTCCCATCGATCTTCATATCATCATATGTGATCGAACATGCAATAGACCCATTACCAGTATCAAGCTTAGCGACGAACTTACCGATCCCTGGAATCTCGATGGATTCCCTGAATCCGGCTACCATTTTAGAAGACATCCAGTTGGACTTCTCGAAGATGAAATCTAGAACGGCACCAAGAACATCGATGCCAGAAGCCTTAGTGATCCCTACTGTGCCAGGTGAAGAGTTGATCTCTAACACGAAATTCTTCCCAGTTTTCTCATCTACGATGATATCCACGCCACACCACTGGCACCCAATTGCCCTAGCGGAGATGATAGCCATCTTCTCTTGTTCTGGCGTGATCTTGACATCGGATACTTTGCCTCCCAATGAGAAATTGGTCCTGAAATCCTTTTTGACCTTGCTCCTTTTCATCGACGCTATCACTTCGGCGTCCTTCGGATCATTGGAATCTGGATTCCTGACAAGAACGTGTATTCGAAGATCGTAGCTCGACTCTATCTTCTCTTGGAGCAATATCTCAGTGTTAGGAGTGAGTTTCCAGATCGTCTGAAGGATGGATCGAAGAGATGATGCAGATTCTACCACAGAGACACCGATGCCATGGGTGCCATCCAGCAATTTCATCACGAGAGGAAACTTGCCGCCGATATCCTCTACCGCATCGTCAATCTGATCTTCATTGACCAGCAATGCCATCTTTGGGACAGGGATCTTGTTGTCTTGCAAGATCTTCGATGTCACATACTTGTTCCGACATGCCGTTATCGAAGAAAGAGAGTTGACTACGAAGAATCGGTTGTCCTCAAGGAGCGATACCAGAGACATCGACTTCGTGTTCTGTGCAACTGCAGCTCGACAGAGAACGACCGTGTTATCCGGATGAATGATGATAGGGTCTTCATTATCGTCATCCAGGCTGAAGCTCGATCCTCCTTTCAGTGGCTTGATCTTGAACCGGTTGATATTGATGATGCGATGCTTGATGCCTCTCTTCGAGCATTCCTTCTTGATCGATTCTACCGTAGTAGATGTCGATTTGAGATTCGAGAGCACCACAAGCTGGACACCCTTTCCCTTGGCTTCGTTGAGGAGCAATTCGTTCATCCCTTTCGGTTCTTCTTTATGTAGCGGAGGATGTATCTTTTCCTCCTGATCATGATGCCTTTACTCTTGTCTAGGAAATCCACGGAGGATTCGATCAGCGGCCCTTCGTCCTCTTTAGCCCTATCAACGCATCTTCTGCACGTGAGATTAGCGGCGCTAGAAATTCCGATCCTAGAGAGTATGGCCTTTGTGCAATACGCACACTTCCACGATACCAATTCTTCTGGCTTTTCCGTTCGATCTAGCGTAAAGTTTTCGCCGTCCGTCGTATGGAACGCCAATCTTTTGCCTAGCTTCAGAGTGACTTCAGCATCCCTCAAGATGAAAGCACATGAAACATCTGCAACATCCCAAGAACCCATCTCTGAATTCCTTTCCAAGAGCTCACGATGCCTAGCATCGAGGCCATCGGTCCTGAAGCCCCAACGGCCTTTCTGCCATGGCGCAGTTTTACGCCTCACCTCAAAACTGCGCATCGGTTTCCTCATCGGTTCTCCTCCTTCTTCTTGCCTTTCAGTGCGCTAAGCCTCTTCCTATAGTTCGAAAGCATGGTGTCTACCATCTCTAGCTTATCCTTCTTCTCCTTAGAATCCGATTTCTCGAGCTCGGATCTTGCATCTTCGAGGTCGCTGATCTTCTTTTCGAGCTCGATCTGCTCCTTATCGCCTTTGGCCTCTTCTTTGCTCTTCTTGCCAGATTCTACTTCAGCATCGATCTGTTCTTTTTCGAGCTTATCGATCCTGGATTGGATGCCTTCCTTCGCTTGATCGCTTTGCGCTGATTCTAACTCCTTGTGTAGGCGAGTCAGCTCAGCGATGCGTTCCTTTTCGGATTCCATCTCCTTGGCTGAACTCTCCTTAGCTTTCTTGACTTCAGGATCGTCGCCATGTTTATCATCGACCTCCTTGATCAGAATGTTGAATTTTTCGCTCCAGTCTTTGAGCTTCTTGTCTTCTTCAGCAAGACGATTAGTGATCTCCGTTCTATCGTTCTTGCCTGTCAAATGCTTAACGATTTCCCTATTGAACCTGATCTTGAGCTTGAGTCTCTCTTTAGCGATGAGATGTTCAAGGAGATCGTTTCCATCGACCAGTTGATCGATCCTCTCCTGAATGGCCTCGATCTTGTCGTTGATAGCCTCTGTCTGTTGCTCCAATCGATCCTCAAGAGCCTCAATCTCTTTCTTCAGCTTATCAGCGTCTGCGCCCGGATCCTCATCCTCTAGCTTGTTGATTTCTGCACTGATCTCCTCCTTTTGGGATCTGAGCTTTTCTAGTGCAGCATTGATGGCCTGTCGCTTGTTATGAGAAGCATCGTCGGTTCGGCCCTTCATAGCCTCGATCGCATCCTCATATCGCCTGATAGCTTCCTCAACCTTTTTTCGCTGAGCCTTAAGCTTTTCTATTTGAGAGTTGACCCTTTCCTTGTCGTTCATTAGTGATGGCTGGGTTTTCTAGCTGGGCTATAGCTCTTCGAAGAGGAATATAGCTTCGGATAGTTCGATCCTGATGATGGGGCCTCGCCATTCAACTCGGCCAATTGCTTCTTCTTCTCGACTAATGCTACCCAAGATCGGATCTTCGAAAACTCGTCACGCATCTCCTCCGAAAACAGTCCCATGATCCTAGGCCTCTTGAAGATGTATGAGATGTATTTACCGATCTCGATCTTAGAACCATCTCCATGTCCATGGCCTTCCGAATCGAAGAACTTGTAATCCTCACCGTGTCCCTCAGTGATAAAGCCCTTGGCTTCCTGGATCTCAGATTCACAGAGTGTAGCAGTTCCAGAAGAATTCATCAGAAGCATGAACTTCAGGATCTCCTCCTGCTGCTCTCTAGTTGGAACATGTTTGAATCTATTGCATAGACGAATGTATTCGTTCCATTCATCCACAATAGCTACACGCACGCTTGGCCTTAGCTGCATTGACATACCCTATCTATTGTCAGGGATGTTATCCGCGCATCGAAATGGCTAAATCTATGGCCATTTCCCAACCGCGCTGAGTTGGCACAAACCTAGCGATCGGATGAAAGAAGTCCTTTGACTCTGAGAAATGTGGATCGATCAGCTTTTGCCTAGTGATGTCCTTGAGGGTCACGCCCTTATCGAACATCAGGATCTTTCTGCCTTCGAAGTTGATGCAATCATCATAAGTGATTTCGATGATCAGGTAGTGATTCATCGTCAAGTGACGCTTGAGCTTCCAACGGCTAGGATTCGGTTGTCCATTCCCTTTCGGCCTAGGCCTAGGATTCGAATGTGCCGAATTGTCGAACTTCGATACCGATCCGATCTTGAATACTCCCATAATCAATCTCTATGCACAAAAGAAAAGCGGCGACCAAAAGGCCGCCGCTTTCTTTGTGTCTGTGTAGGTCGATTAGACCAGTGCGCCGAACTGAGCTCCCATGTACACACCGGAGGTGAGGTACATAGTCTCAGGGAAGAAGCCTGCCTCAACGAGGGCGTACCTCGACTTGACGGCGAGCTTCGGGCTCATGGTACCTTCAACGATGGCCTGCACGCTTTCCGCCATCAGGTACGGCATGAAGATCACACCAGGCTCATCGCCAGTGCCCTTCCTACCGACGCAGAAGCGGGTATCGTTCCATGCCATGTTCGGGTCGCTGTAGACCGCGAGGCCAGCGAGGGTACCCACTGGGTAGAGGGAACCGCCCATCTGGTTCATCGTGTTGGCCATTGGAGCCGCAACGAAGCCTGCGCAATCTTGCAGAGCCGAGCACACCTGGGCGTTCGTCACGACGAACGTAGCAGGTCCACGCCTGCCGCGGGTAGCAATCATGTTCGAGATCGCGAGGATCTTCGACATGATCTTCCTCTGACGGGTGTGGAGGTTCTCGGAAGCAGAGTTCACGTTTTCCGTAGCTGCCATCGTCGTAGCCAGCAGAGTGCTGTCGTTGATGTAGCTACCGAACGCCGTAGCGGTGTTCGCAGAAGCCGACGCTGTGACCGTGAGGGCCGTGGCGCCAAGGTTCACGAAGAAGTTCGTGCCCTGAGTGCGGATGACCTTAACGTGGTTCCTTTCGCCGAGTTCGAACAGCCTGCCGAGGATGTTCTTGTTGATGGACTGGGTCACCTCATTGATCAGGACCGATTCCACCTGAGCGATAGCATCGATACCGAACTGCTTGAGGTCCTGAACCTGCTCACGAGTCACGGCAGCCGCAACCTGGAAGGTCTTAGCTTCGACGGACTTGTTGAAGAGCTGCAGGTTCATCACGTTGTCCATCGTGCTCTCACCCTGTGTCCTGCTGTACGGGGTGAAGGTCTCACCAGTGTAAGTCAGGTTAGCAAGAGCGTCGCCCGAGAAACCGGTGACGTGATCTTCCAGCGCCTTGACCAGTTCCACCGTGAAGGCGTTACCACCGGTCGTACCAGTAGCACCACCGACGCCGATACCAGGACCGGAGTTCAGGATGGACTGTGCGTTGGAAAGCAGCGTGCCAGAGGTCAAAGAACCACGGACGTGCAGGATCGGGAAACCGTCGATCCTCGAAGTGCCGATGACCGAGAAGCTAACGCCGTTCGACGTGGCCGAGGTCGCACCAACCGTGAAGGTCGGAGGAGTGGCGGTCGTGCCGTAGTTCAGCTTGATCATCAGTGGGATGTCGGTCCCAGTGCCAGCCGTCTTACCACCAGAATAGACATAGTCCATGTAGGTGTGGATGCCGATAGGAGATGCCATCGGAACGACTGGAACGAGGTCCAAGCCGATCGTTTGTGCAGCTACCTGCATCGCCAGAGGCAACAGGGTTGCCTTATCACCGGAACCAGGGGTCTGGTTGCGGAAGTTAGCCTGGGTGGTCGGGTTGCCAGGGAACCTGGTATCACCCATGCCATTGACGGCCGTCAGCTGAGAGTACGAGTTGTTCTCCAGGAGGAGACCGTTCTCGAACAGCTCATGGACGTGGCACATCTTCGACATCCACGTCAGTTTGTTTCTGTCGCGGATTTCGGTGGCAGACTCAATGATAGGAGCCCACTTCGAAATAATCTCCGCTTCGTTGATGAATTTCATCAGAAGTGTTATTTGTTGAAGCGCCTCTTCAACCCAGCCTTCACTGATTCCATGTAAGAATCGTCGCTGGTGAAGTTAGAACTTTCGTTGATTGGAATTGGTTGAATCTCTGGGGCACTCATTCGAACAGCTCGCAGGTCTCTGGTTTGCCAGAAGTTTGCGATCTTGTACTCGGTGTCTAGGGCACGCATCGAGGCTTGCGCCTTGATGGCTCTTTGAGCACCGGGATCGAGGCTCTCCCAGATTGGGCGATACTCGCTCGGCATGTCCTTGATCCAATCAAGCTTAGCTGGTGCCGGATTCATAGCCGACTCCCAGATCCGCTCGACGTCGATGGAACCGAAGTACTTGTTTTTCTTGAAAGCCTCCACGACCCTGGCCAACTCCTGCTCTTCGAGGGAGTCAAACTTCTCGCGATTTTCCTTGCTCAGGAACGAGTAGAATGGGTATTTGGAGTTGTCTGCCTTTTGCTCCTTAGCAGATGTGTTGTTCTCGTTGAGGATTTGATCGATGTTCTCGTCAATATCCCTGTTGTCTTCGTTGATCGTACTTGTCTCGTTCACTTCAACGGTTTGGGCCGTCGATTCGTCGATCTTGGTGACGTTGCTATCATCAGTCTTGATAATCACCCTGCCCTCATTGATCGCTTTCACGCTCTCGTGAAGCTCATCAACAGCCTTGATCGTAGTGTTAAGCCCTGATCCAAGATGATCGCCAAATCGCTTGAATGAATCCATAGCTTCCACGAGGTAATCCTGGTGGCTGATCAGAGCATCAGTGTGCTCGTTGATTCTGTTCTGATAGCGGAAGCGGCTATTCGTCTCGTTGACCGTGAACTTCTGGTACTCGATGACATTGTCAAGGTTCTCAGCCAAAAGCTTGATGTACTTGATGGCCTTCTCGAGTTCATTCTTGTCTGCGGATCCCTCGTTAACGGTCTTAGCAATCAACGAAGAGTAATCGATGACCTTTTCAAGATGCTCGACCACATAGTCGGAGAAGCCGGATAGGTTAACTAGCTCCTCGTTAAGCTTCTTGTTCTCTTCCTCGAGCGCCGTAACTCTCTTGGCCAAATCGGCATCGACCGAATCGGCTGGCTTGGCGCTCTCGATCAAACTCTTGAGTTCTTCACGAATCTTGGCCATTTCCTTTTCACGCGTGCCCTTTAGGATCTCCGTGAATTTGTGAAAATCGGCAACAGAGACATATTGCTCGTTGGTCATCTCCGAGTTCTTGTTGGTTTTGTCGTCGCCTTCCTCCAAGAGGTCGGCTGGGATGTTATCGACCTCATAGAGTTGAATTGGCCCTTCTGGATCGAATCCATACGATTCGTTAACGCTCTTGAGTGTAGCATTCTCGAAACCAGGATCAGCTACCAGATCGTAGGTGAACATCTTCTTGATCTTCACCTTACCGTTGTTCTCTACTATACCGGCTGCTCTGCTAGAAATGTGCAACGGGATGCCAGCGTCGACTAGGGCCTGGGCCTCTTTGCCGTTGGTAGTATTCAGAAGCCTGATTCTACCGATAACTTGGCCATTCTCCTTGTCATATCGAAGATCTTCGATGACGTGTGAAGCATTCTTGTAAGAGACATCGAACGACTTTGGGTGATCGAGCTCGCCAACTAGCTTCTTCTGAGAGATCTTCTTCTGCATCGCCTCGATGTGAGGGATGACTTCGGCCTCTTCGTAGATCCTGCCGTTCTTGTTCTTGACTCCAAACTCCGTGAAGATCCCCTCAAGCACGTACTTGTCGCTATCTTGAATAGCAAGTTCCGAGCTCGATCGCTCACAGACTAGAAAGGGCTTCTTCACCATGCAGGTCTACTCGACTTTTCGATATGTATCATTCGTCAAACGCAAATCCATTGGCTATCCCAAATCAGCTCTCGATGTAAGTCGAGAAGTCAGCTTGGTTGTTCTTAGATTCTCCGATCTTTGGGCCCGATGGAATCGAATTTCTAGCACCGCCACGACCGCCTCCAAATCCACCTGCTAAGCCTGGGATTTTGGGCAGATTGTCTTTCGCGTCCTTTGCCATCTTCTTGATCTCGGCATCCTTGAGACGCTTGTTCTCGTTGATGTCATCCTGATTGAACTTCATGTAACGCCTAATCAGGAACTCGTTCGAGAAGTACTTCTGTTCATTCATGTTCGGATCCATGTCTACCAATCCTTCCTTCATCCTGGTCACAAAGTCAAGCCTCTTAGTAGCTACTTCGATCTCCATCATGTCATCGAAATAGTTGTACTTGTTATAGCGGATTCCGATCTGGGCCCTGAACGCATCATCTTCCTTGAGTTCAGGAAAATCGAGGCACATCTGAAGCCAGAGAGGCTTGACCATGATCTCTTGGAATACTGATCTGATCCTAGAGATGAAACGAGAGAACCTGATCTCTTCGCGTTGAATGGCCTCGGCGCTGAGCTGCCAAGTCTGGCCTGATTGGCTATCGCTGTCGAATCTGGAAGAAGGAATCTTCGAGACCTTGTTGAGCTTGTTCCTGAAATACTTGAGGGCATTGGTATCTGAAAGGTCTGGCCCATCATTGCCGAAGGTCTCGATGGTAGGCTCGCCATTCTCTCCCTTAGGAATCCAATACTCCTTGTTGAATGGCATCATTGGTTTGCCATTGACTTGGAGTTCACCGGAGTTAGAATCGAATTCGATGTTCTCCCTATACTGGTTCATCACGCTGGCTAGGCTCTGTCTGGCCTTGTTCTTGCTCTTGCCTCCGACTGGAATGATGAACTTGGTCTTGAATGACGCGTTTACCACTGCCCAAATGATCCTGGAGTGTTCCATGATCCTTAGCAGATTGAATGACCTGATCAGCCTCTCGACGTACGATACTCTACTGATCCCGTTCATGCTAGACGAGATGTAGATGATCTGAGAATCGTACAGCATGCGCTCCTTGTTAGGATCGCCTTTGAACTGATGCCACGTCTTCTTCCCGTCCTTGTCTACGCCAGGCTCAAGGGTAATAGGATCTAGCTCCTTGAAGCCTATGATGTTCTCTTGCTTCTCGTCGTAGATGATCTCGTACGCAATGTACCCATCGATCAGCCATTTCCTGAAAAACGACCAGGCCGCTATGTCATTGTTGAAACCGAAGTACTGGTAGATCCTCTTGAAATTGATGAGCAGTTTCGACTTGACTTGGACAGCAATGTCTGGTTTCAGATCTTCGCTGTCAAAGATCAGTGGCTCACAGAAGTAGTTCTTGTCGTCGTAGACGATGGACTCATCGCAGAGAATATCGAGGATCTCTTCGATCTCGTCCTGGACTGCGAAACGCCTGAGCTCTTCCCTCTTCTTCTTGTAGGTCTTATCGAAGAAAGAGATGTTCTTCCGGAGATTGATATCTGTCAAAGACAGATTGGCCAATAGGCCATACTCATCATAATCTCCTCCGGCAGCGTTTGTAGGATCGTACCTCCATCCGAAGCGATCCTCATTGATACCGATGGCGTGGGATTGCTTGACGACCATGTCGTCGTACTGCATCCCGAAAGAAGAGAGGTTCTTCAGAGCCTTCCCAATCCTTCTGCTGAGCTTTCTATTCTGGACGTCTACGAACCCCGCCATGCTTCCTTATCTATTGACTCACAAAGGAGTAGTAACGATTCTGTTTGTTCTGCTGAATACGCTTCATGTGTCCATTGCGATCTAAATTGACTCGGTCGATGAACCTCCTGTGCCTCTGGTAGATCTCTTGGAGATTGATGGACCCTTTCAGGGTTGGAAAAACTCTAGGAACGTTGAGGTTCACGATTCGATCCCATGCCTCATAGTCGACCACATAGACATCTTGGCTCATTCTTTCACGGTAATAGTGCCGAAGAGCGAAGGTGAATCCAAGCGTGTCAAGCGCATACCTAAGCGAATAGATGTCGAGCGGAACTTTGCGCTGTTCCAGTGCAGACATCGGGTGCTCGGAGATAGCCGACTCGTATTGCGACTTGTAGAGTTTTCTGATTCGCTCGACTATCATTCTTCGGAACTTGGGCGGCCACCAGGTAATGTTGAGGCCCATATCGAGCCTGAATTTACCGACCAGTATCGAGCCTATGAAAAGCATCACTGGATGCATGTCCCAGTATTCCAGCTTGTCCTTAGTTTTGGCGTTATACTTGAAGATGTAGATCTTGCCGGGCTGAAGTTTCCGATTAGGCACTAATTGGACTCGTGTGCTCTTGGGGTCCTCCATTTCTCTGATTAGCCACTCATAGGCAGTCAGGTGCGCCTCGTCCTCTGGGTCCTGCTCCTCCACGGCCACCCGGGCGAGCTTGACAAGCTCCTTCAGGACATCTATGAGACCCTTTATCAAGATGCGCTAGGTTTGAAGAAATCCTCAGTCACAAGCAGATACTTGAATCCACGTTTCGCCGCCAGTTCCTTGGCAGCCTTTGCCTTGGCCATATTCGTGACATAGTCACGCATCGTTCTCGCAAACTTCTTGACTGACTCTGGGGTGCGCCTTTTCGGCGGCTTTGGCTCTACAAGCTGAAACTTAGGCTTGATCTCTGCTATGATCGTCGATCCATCTGTCATCTTGAGCAAGAAGTCCGGAAAGTACGTGTGGATCTTCTTTGTGATGGGATGATAGTACCTGATCTGCACTGACTCCGAGGACCACCAGGCTATGTCTGGTGACCTCTCGCAATACTCACAGAACTTCTTCTCCCATGATGAGCGATAGATGATGGGGCCCTGTCCACGGTACTTGAGACACTCATCTATTCGAAAGTATCCCTGTTTGAACTGTGACTTAGGATTCGGCCTATTGGACTTGATGTCCACTGATCAAGAGTTAAGGAAATCGAGATCCCGGTTAGTGAAGACTTTGTTCCTCTCGATATCGAAGATGAATTCAAGCTTACCGCCATCCTTCCTCCTCACTTCCATTGTGTTCTGGAATTCGTTCTTCTTGATCTCGTATTCGTCGCCATGGGCGCTCTTCCATTTCTCCCACCAGACACCGTCCAGGTCGAAGGTGTTGCTGAAATCGGAAGCAGATGTGGCCTCTAGCAGAGCATGGCGAAATTTCTTGATCATATCCCGGAGCTGGCGACAGCCTTGTTTACTTCATTCAGGTACCTGGCCATGTAACTCTTGTACGTCACGAGGTCCTTCAAAGATTCAGTCATAGACGAAGCGTAGAAATCGATCCTGTTTTTCAGTCGTTTCGCGCTGGTCTCGTCTAGATCGATCTCAGATGGCATCTCATTTTCATCTGGCACTTTGCCAGCCTCTAGGCAATTCGTGAGGTTATCGATCCTCTGGGACTTATCATAATAGCTGTAACAGAAACGCATCGCATCTCTTAGAGACGAGAGCATATTTGTCATCGCGCTGGAAATATCTCTAAGCCCGTTATCGATGAAATCTGGCATGTGAGACCAAGACGACGAAGAGATACCGATAGATCTTGCCGCTTCAGCCGGATCTTTAGGGATGTTGCCACCATGGAAGAACTTGTTGATCGCATTCGTTGCAATCGTGTTAGCCTCTGAATAGATCGAGAAGAGGTCCTCGACCGAGACCCTTGCGCCGAGCATAGCCTTTCGTCTATCAGCGTTAGCTTGCCTCAGCTGCTGCAATTCTTTCTTGTCGCCAGGCTTCCAAACGAGCACTCCCTGTTTCTGTTCGTACCTCTGCTTTCGTATGTCTTCAACAGTCCCTTGTCGATTTATGAACGCTTGGACATTCAGTTCAAGCGCAAACGTTGCAAGGGCCAAGATATTGCTGCGGCTGACGCTTATTCCATTATCTCGGCCTTGGATAGACGTAAACGAGTATCCAACAGCGGCGTTGCCATCATCCGATAGCCATCCATAGCGGTCTGACGATTTCTGGGATGAACCTCGATATCCTACTCTAGGAAGTGAAGTGATCTTTGGATCGGTCGCCTTAGTAACTAGCAAGCCCTTACCAGCTTGAATGACAGCAACGACAAATGGATTAGGGATCTTGCCAACGTTTCTGTTCAATCCATCTATAGTTTGCTGACGATCGCACATCATGAAAAAGAGCGAATCGGGATTGGCTCCTTTGCTGAAGGCTATCGATGGATCACCGTGATGGATGAAATCTGAATCCTGAACATCGTTCAGTGCAATCTTGTATGAGCGATAAAGCGCCTTGGCAAAATCGGCATCAGAGCTCTTTTTACCATAGCTTGGCATGCCATTCAAGATCGTGCGAAGATAACCAGAAGAGAGGGCTTCATCCAGCGACGTTACCCTAGATTCGATCTCATCGGCGATCTCGTTTGCGATGATTCCTTCGATGGGATCCGAATACTCGAAAACAGGAATGCGGCTAAGATCCGCCTGGATTCGATCCAAGGCTTCAAACTCGTTGAATGGCAATATCCTTTTCATCTACAGCAGTGCAGTTTGGTTAGACGCTGAATATGCCATCGGTCTCGTCGTTCCTACCGGTGATCGAGACAGTTCCAGCGTATTTTGTCGGATGTAAGATGTTCCAACCCTTTGCATAGCCGTTCTTGGCTATCTGGGTGAAGTATGCAAATGCGTTCTTAGACTTCTCTGGCTTGAATCGATCCCAGTATCTGATCAGCTCTAGCCTAGCAAAAGACACACAGTCTTCCTTGTCCATCTCATCGGCATATCTGAGCTTAGCGATTGCCCTATCGGCGATCAGCATGAGATAGGCCTCAGCTTTTGGCGTGAGCTTTTTCTGTTTGAGCGAGATGCAGATCTCCTCATACAACAATTTATTGTTCACATACTCGGGCATAGACCGGGTGCTTCTTAGACTGTTTGAATGTACACGTAGTACTTCACCTGTAGTTACGCCTTTGGGGTTTCTCCTTCCTTGCCACCGTCTTCGCCGACCTTTTCAGGCATCTCCTTGTCCGGGTCAGAATGCTCCTCTCCAGCGTTTATGGCCTGCTCCCTCTCGCCTTGGCCTTCAACCTTTGTGCCTTTGTCATCGACGGAGATCTTTGTGGCTTCTTCGTTGACAGCCGTGAGCTTCGAGATTCTCGTCTTGCTCTCGCTGATGATATCGTTCAGAAGCTTCCTGGCCTTCTCGATATTAGCCTCATTGACTGTGCCACTCTTCTCGATCGAGACAAGGCTTTCGAGTTTCTTCTCGGCGTAATTGATCCTCTCTTCGAGCTTCTTGATCTCCGCCGAATGATCAACTGCTTTCTTCTGTTCAACGGGAAGCAATTCCTTGACAGACTCAGAGATGTCATACTCCATGAAAGACTTCACTGCGTCAATTGACTCATTGACGGGCATTCTTTCGATGGAATTGGTGCCCATGTTCCTGTCTTTCTTCTGAAGGAAAACCTCACCGTTCACCTTGTACACAGATGCACTCTTCTGACCGTTGTTAGAATCAACTCGGTAGCCAAAATCGATTTCTGTCATTGGGCTCGATTCAGAGACCAATTCCATGAAAGCGTCTACCGTTGACATCTCATCTAGGCGAGCTAGGCCATTGGCCAACAGCCTGGACTGAATAGTCGTTGGGTCTGATTTTGCTCCGTTAACGAAGTATTCATTCGAGGCAAAATCATGGCTGACAGTAGTTCTCCTGTTCGGATAGCAGGTGATCCTGTCGCCATCGAATCGGCAGCTTTCTAGGACCTTCTGAAGTTCAATTGACTTCTCGGATGGTCGCTTCTCGCTTACCTTGATGTCTTTGCCGTTGGACTCCAGAACGAGGCCATTCGAAAAGAACAGAGCTGATCCATCTACCTTTTCGACCACAGAAACGATCTTCGAGACCGTGAATGGGCTCTTAGAATCATCGATCGAACCAACAGATTGGAGGCTCTGGCTGTAAAGGAAATCGACCGATGGCACCCATCGGCTAGATGCCAAATTCTCCTTGATGTAGAATGCAGGAGCTTCGCTGTTCGAGGCTTTCCTGAGAGATTCAATGGCTGACTTGAACGCCGGCTTATCCCTGGAAGTCGAAAGCCGCTGTATGGCCGACTCGATCATGAGATGCATCGCGTTGTCGGAGACAAACGCCGCGCATTCCTTCAAAAACTGGTCGATCCTAGAATCGTGGCTGTACCTTGATAGGCTCAGCCTCAAGGATTCCAGCATGGCCTGAGACGCCGTAGTGTAGGCATCATACTCGAGATTCGATTCTGCGGAGTAGCTCTCGTCTAGTTTCTGAGATTCTGCCTGATGCCTTGAGATGGTTGCGGCGGCAACGGTAGTCCTGGCAGACTCGCTCAGGGCCCTGAGCTTCTCGGACAAATTGAAGTCCTTGAGCTTGGTTCGAACAATGTTCATTGGTTGGATTCGGATCGTTTTTGGTTGAGCGAGAGCCTAAGCTTGTTCTCGTAGGCTACGATGTTGTCAATAGTCAAGTCGGATGGCATGTCCGACGTCTTATGCTCTTTCAGGATGGACTTGATCTTGTCCATCTTCTTCTGATCGTCTAGGATCTTCTGGAGAAGATCGGTGGCTTCGGATTTGGTCTTGTCATCTTCACCGTCCCCAGCATCTTCACTATCCTCACCATCTTCACCGTCTTCTGTGTCCTCGCTGTCCTTCTTGTCTTTCTTATCGTCCTTCTTAGTAGAAGTCCCTGTCAGATCATCCTCGAGATCAGTAGAGATCAGATCGTCTATATCGTCCTCAAAGATGCTAGATTCTTCGATCTCGGCTTCCTGTCCAAAGACACAGCCGATCACATACTGCCGCCTCATCTCGTCGATCCCTAGGGACCTGAGGTACATTGAAACGACCGAGAGCGACTTGCCCTCGTCGTATAGCTTCTTCACCAAGGGTACCAACGATCCTGGACCGTAGTAGCAGTACTCACCTGCAAGATTCTCTGCGAGGAAACGCTCGTATGTCTTTACGCTCATGGCGTTTATCTATCAATCCAGAAAGAAGATCAACGAGGTGGAAATGGGCTGGTTGCGCCCGTAGGCCAGGCAGTGGCCCGTAAACTGGTCGACCCTTCAACTAATGGAGTCGTAATCCTTGGCAGAGAAGTTGCTCCGGTGTTGACGGAGATCCCAGTGGTTCCTCGCCCGGTATTGAGTTGAATAGGAAGAGAACGAATCTGACCGGCCGGAAGAAGATTGGAGTTGTGTTCGAACGTCTCGATTCTCGTACCCTTGAACATCTCTGTTCCGAGGTCATACGCTGGCATCGCCGTTCTCACGTTTATCGTGCACTCGACCGTGTATTTCTTACGATCCTCGAACCTGAAGTTCATCATCCTTTCACCGTCGATGGCCTCTGGAATAGAGGCAACACAGTCGATCCTAGTCGAAACCACATCTACGCGAAATGGCCTGTTCTTATAGAAGTTACCGATGAGAAGCTCGATGACTCGAAGGTGATCCAGAAGAGTGGCAACCATGATGGTAGCCTTGAACTGTAGCTCTAGTGGAATCCAAAAGGTTTCGGCCCTCATGGCCATCAGCGTTCCGTCTTCCTTCTGAGATTGGTAGTTGGTTGGAATTGATTTGTGTGAGATGTCCGAAGTAACGACATTGACCGATGATAGGTTGATCAGCCCTCTTGGGATTTGGTTGAAAGGCCCCTCGGCTTTCTCGTTAGATGGATCGGTGTTGACGTCGTTGAGAAAATGATCCTGCAAATACCTCTCCTGGCCAGCTGTGCCATAGTAAAACGGGACGTTGACCGCGCGTGTCTCGCCCTGGCCTATTCTGTTCTCCCATATAATGGTGCCATCGAGCAACTTGATGAATCCTACGATGACGTTTCGAAGAAAGACCCCATCATAATTGAAGTCGAGATCATACTGGCTCACCCATTATCTATATGGGGAAGAGCCGGTTGTATCATGTTTCGACGGTTCGATAGATTTCTGACCGAGTCAAAGGCTACTAGCGCGAAGTCTAGGGTCAAGGTAACTAGATGGCAAGGCGATGACAAGTATTCCTGGGCTGTTACTTTCGATGGCCGAGTAGTGAATGCTCATTATGATCTCACCAGGGATCAGGCCGTTCGCGCAGCAAAGGCTGTCGTAGCTAAGATCGATTCGGAAGGAATCGATTCCGTTCACCTCGGAGCAGTCGTTGACTAAGTCGACTCTATGTGAATCTTCGAGAATCCTCCGTCTTTCGAGACGGTGACGATCTTGTCGAAGAACTCGGTAGGCAATGGAGCATGGTGCATGACCCAGACATTCAGGCTGTGGTCCTTGCTCATCTCGCTCAGGATCTTCGTTATCTCAAAGATGCCTTCGCTATCTACCGATCGGTAGATCTCATCGATGAACATCAGGTTCAGATTAGGGAACCTCATCTTCATCACCTTGATCAGCGCTACAATGACTGCCAAATCGGCTTTCACTCGCTCGCCCGAGCTCATTGACCTCGGTGAAATAGACTCACCCATGGCCTGAACATGGCACTCGAATTTCTCGTCGAAGTGAATCGAATATGGAACATGCAGCCTGGTACACATGGCTGCCACGGTCTGGTTGAGAGCCGGCACAACGGTCTTCATGACCTGGCCCTTGATTCCTTCCTCTCCTAAGACCACTTCTACCGTCTGGAGAAAGGAATCCTCGGAGTTCAGGCTATCGACTTTGGCCCTGCGTTCCTCTTTCTTGGACGAGTTTTCGACGTGGATCGCAACCAGCGATTCCACGTCTTCCGTTGGGTTAGAGATCTGTCGCAGCTCAACGCTGAGCCTCTGGATAGTTGAGTCTATAGAGTTCCTCTTAGAGAAGAGCTTAGAGTGCTTGTCTTTGAGCTGCTTTATGTTCTCTGTGGATTTCTCGACGGAGATCCTGATAGAATTGAGCTCGGACTGGATTTGCTCAAGCCTATCGCTGGATGATCTCTTCATCTTCTCGTGGTCAGGGGAATCCATCGCAGAAGAACAGTATGGACAGCGATCCTTGGACAGAAGTGCCAATCTCTCCTTGATCAATTTCTGATCGGCTAATAGGCTTGCCCTCTTCCCGTCTAGTTGCCTCATCGCCTTGGACTGCCCATTGATGAAGTCTTCGACTTTACTGATGTTCGAATCGATTGTCCCTAGCTCTTTTCTTGCAGTCGTCAGCCTCTCAGTGATCTCATCAATCAGCTTGATCCGATCTTCTTCCTTCTGGTTCTTGGCCCTCTCGATCCTCGATTGAATAGAGGCAATGGTCTCTTCTAAGAGCCCTAGCTCGGCCATCATGGTTCTCATCGATTCCTTGATGTCCTTTCGCTCGGCCTTGAGCGAGCCGAGCATTTCGTTTAGGATTGAGAATCCGAAGAGCTTGTCAACGATGTTTCTCTTGTCAGAGACTGTCATCGTGATGAATGACTTGAAATCATCGATGGAAAGAACCAACAGATTCTTGAAGACTGCATATGGGATCTCGTAGAGCTCATCCTCGAGATATGATTGAACGTTGGCATTACCAGCGGTGTCTATCCTGGTGCCATCGATCTCTACATCGAACACATTAGGGGCCGCACCGCGCTCGATGACCACCCTACGACCCTTGGTCTCCATCACAATCCTGGTCCAGAGACTCTTGTTGATCCGATTCACAACATCGGACTTGTTCTTGCGGCTCACTTTGCCAAATGCCGCAAACTCTATCGCTTCGGCGATGGTGGTTTTGCCTGATCCATTCTTACCGATCAGATTGTAAAGGCCATTCATTCCGAAGTCTATCCTCTGGGTAGAGTTCCCATAGGAGTTGAAATTCCTCCACTCTATCGATCGAATGTTCATTCCTTGGAGGCTGTCTTGTACAGTTCCTTGACTTTAGTGCTCACTCTCTCCTTCAATCGCTGGTCCAGGCCATTCATCTTCGAAACATAGTCGTCTGTCAACGAGAGAAGGTCAAAGGCCGAATCGTGGGCTTGAACGTCTATGACTCCCTCGTGATCCTGAACGACCATCTCCATCGACTTCGCTACCGAATTGACCTCGTCGATGACTCGATTGACGGTATATCCATTGATGACGTAAGAGGCCGGAATGTAGAGATCCACGATGTGGCCCTTACACGTGGAGATGAGATCGTCTATTGGCCTATCGGTGTATTCGAAAATGTAGACCTTCTTGAACTCAGGTGAATGCAAGTTCTGATAAAAATCGATCTCACATGTGTCCGGATCTAGAGTATACCACCCCTTGTCGTTTCCACTATCGGATCTCGTCATCTGGTAAGGATTACCAACCATGATGGCGTTGTTACGATCCTGCCTGATGTGGATATGTCCACTGAAGACTCTATCGAACTGGCCTAGTTCCTCTGGGCCTAGTCCATGCTCTACCCGTTGCACCCTATCCATCTTCATCTGGGCGATATTGGTATGACAGAAAAGGTATGAGGCCCCTTCGCCCATCTCTTCGATGCATTTCCTTTCCTCGTCAATAGATGGCATCCATGGCATCATCAGCGCCTTCTTGGTACCAATGGGAATGACCTTGGGTTCCTTGAAGATCGTGACGCCTGGAATATACTTGAGGCAGTCCAACGAGGAGATCTCGTTGGAATTCTTTCGCATGACATCATGATTCCCAGCTAGCAGATAGACACCAGAGAATATCTTGGAAAGCTCCTCGATGATCCCTATTGCATGATGCTGCACTAGCAGATTGATCGATTGGCGATTGTCAAAGACATCACCACAGTGGATCAGGATATCTCCTGGCCTGGCCAAGGCCCTGGCCTTGGGAATGAAATCCTGGCGAAACCAATCCACGACCATGTCCAGCCACTCCACGCTGCTGGACCTCATCCCAAGATGGGTATCTGCGATGATGAAGACTCTCATCAGATGATGATCCCTACAAACCGTTCCTTGAGATAGCCACGTTCACGAAGGCATTCGTGCAAGATCTGCTTATGCTTGTTGGAGAGCATCTCATAGATCTTCTCGCCTTTGGCCTCAATCCTGTCCGAAAGATAAGCGAAGACTTCGACCGAGGATTCTTGGCCTACCGCAGCCAAGAGCAGCGTGAAGACCTGATCGAGCTCTCGCTTGTTGATGTTGGTAGCAATCTTCTCCCTTGTGATGATGGACATTGCCCAATCACTGGATTCTAGGACACCGCGCAGTTTGTCCTCGATCAACTCAGAATCTAGCTTATCGTCTATGCCAGATTCCTTGACCGATGAATCGATCTTGAAAGAAGTCTTCGACGAGTCTATCTCAGTAGACTCATAGTTGTTATCGAAGATCTTGTCTTTGCGCTTCTCCTTTTCTGGGCCAGGAGTCGAAGACGGAGGTGGCTGTTGGTTAGAGTCCTTCACTGTTGATCGTAGTTTCTGTTTCCTCGAGCCTCATCCTCGAGTAGTCGATTTGATACTTGCACTTCAGTCCTTTGCCACCGCCATTCCTGATCTTGAGGATCTTGAGCCAATACTCGTCCTTGAGCTTCATGTCGGTCGTCTGAATGATCCCGTAGATCATGTCACAGGTATGGCTCAGTCCAGCTGATTCGGAGACCTGTCCAATAGAGAGTTCAGTGGTGTTGTATCCCTCGCGATTCACCTGTGAGGCGGTGATGATTACCCATTCATTCCGAACGGCCATGGCTCGAAGATCCTCGGCAAGTTGCTTGATCTTCATATAGGTGTTCTCAGAGTTAGGATTCCTGTGATTGCAAAGGATGTTGATGTAATCGATCACGATGACATCGAGCTTTATCCCTTTCACAACCTCAAGCTCCTTGAGATAGGATTCTACGTCCATCACTGTGGCCTGTGATGTCGGGTATTCCTTGATGAAGAGCTTGCCGGGTGGCACAACTCCTTCGGCCATTGCCTGAAGCTTATCCCTAACAAACTCGGGATCCCTCGACTTCTCCTCGTATTTGGAGATGTCGATGTCTAGCAAGTTGGAACCTAGGCGATGAATGAACTCAGTGTCCGACATCTCGGCGCTGATCACTGCCACATTCTTGCCAGCCTTGACAAAATTGACAGCGTCGTTAGCCAGCCAAATCGATTTCCCGATGTTAGTCTCGCCGATGTAACAGATCAGAGTCTTCTTGCGATAGCCGCCGCATAGCTGATCTACGAATTGGTGGCCAGTCGAGATCCTAGTTGTCGGATCAGATTGGTGAGATTCGAATTGAAAGAAGTCTTTGCCCAGATCCGTCGAAAAGTTGACATTGTTGCGATCGTTGATGATCGTCTTGACGCGATTGATGACTTCTACGACATTGTCAGGCCCAATCTTCGTCGTCTTGGCGTATTCGACTGTGTCAATCAGGGAATGGTTAAGCGTCTTCCACTGGATCCAGAACTCACACATCTCCTGCTTCCATTTATCCTCGTATGAGGACATTGGAACCTCATAGATGATGTCGATGTATGACTCCTTCAGCTTGTCCTTGAACTTGTCCTTCTTGACGACCATCTTGATCTGGTCCTTTGTCGGCATCTGTTTGAAGCGCTCGTAAAAACGCTTCGCGATGTCGAAAAGGATGCCAATCTCCTCTACTTCGAAGAAGTCCTTCCTGACAGACTGTAAGTATTTGGGATGTTCGAGCAGGTAAAGATACCAGATCTTCTCGAACTCCCTAGAATCCATGTGTACCATGGCCTTTCTATGTGGCTATGGTGTAAGATTCGGATCCAGCGAGCTCAAAATATCGAGTAAAGTTAGTCTCCTTATGGACGACTAGCTTGGAACCAACGAACTGTTCAAAATCTGCCTTGGGACCAAGCAGCTCGCCTAGCGTCTTGTCATCGATTATCGGTTTTCCAGTCTCCTCAAGCCTGCGTTCGACATGGACAAAATCCCTGCCGCCATCGAGATGATACCACTTCAGGACGACATATTCCAGGTCGTCAGCTTCCGGATAAAGCGGCGAATCACGGTAAAGACCGATGAGGTGCTTGACTTTTGGACGACGGATGTCGATGAGATTCCTTGCCATGTTACCTCTTCTATGGTTGCCTCGAGGAGATCCATCAAGAGGATCTCCGATGAAGGCCTAGACTCAGAGATGAGCCGGGAAACGACGATCGGATACAGACGTTTGGACTCCTCCAAGGAGTAGTGGTCACCTACCAGGCTCATCGCTTCAAGCCGAGAAAGTTCTTCTTGATGAACTCCTCTGAGAACATTGTCCTGAGCTTCTCAATCACGGCTGTCCTGTGATTCATCAGGTTCATGATGATCTGCTGTCTCCTCGGCTCGAGCTTTATGCAAAGCTTCAAGAAGTACTCATCGCTGAACCTGCCAGCAACCTCGCAGATCTTCTCGATCTCGAGGTCGCCGACAGTTGTGAACCTTCCTTTGTCCGTCATTCTTCGTTCATGAACTCTTCGATCTCTGGGATCTCCTCATCGACTCCATACTGGAACTTCGGAACGATGCAGTTCTCCTCTATCATCTCGAGAACCTGACGTGTGAAGACCTTCTCGTTGAAAAGCTTGACAAATGGAAGGGCCTCTCCTAGATGCCTCACGACGTAATTCTTGGCAGTCTCCTTAGGATAGAAGAAGAGCTTCTTCCCATCGTGATCGAACTCCTTGCACTTGGCTTTCTCCTTGGCATCGAGCTTAGAGTGCTCCTTCTCCTCGTAGATGATTCCTTTCTCTATTCCGCAATTCTGCCATCCGAAATACTCCTCCATCCCGATGAATGGGTTCATTCCCTTCGAGAAATCGATGTGGAACTTGATCTCGTTTGGCTTTGCTAACCTGTTCTTGAAGATCTTGGCCGTGACGATGATGCCTGTTTGCCTTTTCTCGTTCTCTTTGCTCTCTTTGAGCTTGGCCTTGCTAAGGGTGATGATAGCGGTGGGCGAGTACACCTGGCCCTGGCCTCCGGACAGGCTCGTGACTGGCACCTGTGAGGGGCCTCCGTACGTGTGGTTCGTGTAGATGAAAGGGATGCCGGCTCCAGTGAACTTGGATGTGATCAGCCTGAAGAGGGATCTCACGACCTGTGGCTTCGTGAAATCTCGAGCGTCATTTCCTTCCAACGCGTCTTTGATCTCCTTGGCGGTCGGAAGCTCACCGAGGGAATCTAGGTAAACAGCGACCTTTGGCACTGGCTTTCCAGCCCTGACTGCATCGAATGTGTTCACGGCCAAATTCATGACCGCGCTCCTGAACTGATTGAACTCGCTGACCGGCTGGACGTCGAATCGATCTGGGTCGATTCCTTGAGCGATGACAGTAGGGAGATCGATTGCTCCTTCGGAATCGAAGTAAAGAATGTGGTAACCTGCCTTTTGCATCTCCCTGCAGGCGTTGAGGGCGAGGTAGGTCTTACCGACGCCCGACTCTCCAGCAAACTGGATGCACTTGTTGTTAGGATAGCCCTTAAAGAGTGAACCGGAGATCAGCGCATTCAGGTGATAGTTGCCGCTATGGATCCAACCAGTGATCTCGCTGTATGTGTTCTCCGCGATCGGCTCGCTGTCCGGAACGAATTTCTTGAGGCCCTTCCGAATATCGTCAAGCGATACTCCCTTTCCTTTCTTTTCGGGTTCCAGCTCTGCTGCTGTTACGTTCTTGCTTTTGCTTTTCATCATTGGATCTTGCCTCAGGCTATTTTGTTGCTGACTAGGGACATGGATGCAGAGCTAACCTGGTCTAGGGATTGTTTGATAGCGGCGATAGTCTGCATGAGCTCCTTGATGCTCTTATGCTGAACATGGATCGGACCGATCTGGAGGTCGAAATTCGAGAATCCGATTGCAAGTTCCCTAGTCGAGCAGTGTTCCTGATCATAGATGATCTTGGCAGTTGATGGCAGTCTAGCTGTGGTCTCGCCAGAGACCATGATCTTGAGTTCAGACATGGTCATTCTTTGCTTAGCCGAAGATCAATCCAGTTGAGGTGGGCGCCATGTGCCATCCAACGAGTCCCAAATCCTGATGTCGAACGGTTGAGTCACGCAGATCCCATCGAAGCCCCTCCTCAATGCCTCTTTCAGATTGAGCCCTACTGTTCCGGCCTCCATGGATCCATGGCATGCCACAATAGGCATGCCAGTGATAGGATGGCTTCCAACTACGGAGAACCATACTCCGTTTACTGGATCTGATACCGATCCCAGGACAAGACCGGGATTGTCACGAAACGACACGACAAACTGAGTCGGCAGCAACATGTCCTTCTGTTGGTTCTGGGCCTTGAGCTCCATGCCTTTCTCTGCAAGCTCATCCTCAACCTCAACAACTCGGCTGGATCGCTCTAGCCAATCCTTGTCGATTGTGCGATCCTTCAGCTGACGAATCTCGATACCCATGCGTTGTATAGGTGTAGGCTCAGGAACAAACCTTCGGACAAGCCTTTCCACACGATCGAGCTGTTGTCTGATGGCAGATATAGCCACATAGATGTCTTGTTCTTCCAAGACACCGCCAAGGGTCTTGACTGTCCTCATTCGTAGAAGATGTCGGCATTTTGACACTCCATGATGCATCCGATGTCCTCGGCCATCAACGAGCGATCTTTGTACCTGTTCGACTGAAAGATGACCTCGCCGTTACGAGCGACAAGCGAGAAGGTATGAATCTTCCCATTCGTCAACTCCCTGACCTTGAATTTGCCATCCTTGATCAGGACAATGGCATGCAGAGCAGAGGAGCCCTTGGTATAACCTTCACCGTGGCCGATATTGTTCGGCTTGATATCTTCTGGCCTGATATCGGCGTTAGCTAACCAAAAGGATTGATTAGGCCACTTCACGATCCTGAAGTACTTCTCCTTGGCCTTCTTTTTGGACGTGAAACAGACGAAGCGGACAGATGGCTTTGATTTCTTCATCAGAATAGGCCTATGGTGTAGGCGAGTGTTGCATTCAATGGCTGGTATCCAGCTGGAACGATGATTCGATTGAGCGGATCGATGATAGTCGCTCGGAATTGTCTTTCTATGTCGATCTTAGGCGCTACCTCGATGGGATGAGATCCTGCCTTGTATGCAAAGACGTTGCAGAAATCATCCTTAGCATGATACCATTTGATCTTGTCCTTCGAATTGATCAGCTGATATTTACCTTTCAGCTTGGGATTCTGGTTGATCAGGAAGTTATGGTATGCTCCAGCCCTGACATGGATTGGACATGATGGCCGAAGCTCAAACGCGGTGTTGTCGTTTGCGACGTATTTGTGGTAATCTGAGATCGATCTGCCCATTGAAATCTGCTCCAGGTTCGATAGCTCGAATTCCTTCTTGACATTCTTGATCAGCCGAATGACCTCAGTGTAGTTATCGTTTGTGATGTCGTTCTTCGAGAAGATCAGCTGCATGATCTGGATCAGCTTCTGGCGACAGAAGAGCGGAGTCGACGATTGGATGATCTCAAGTCCAGTGGCCTTAATGAACGAGAGATTCTCATAATCCTTACCGTCCTTCCAGATGATGTTCTGGATGTACTTCTTCTTGGCAGTCCAAATGCCGTTCTCGGCTATCGTCTCTAGCTCAAAATCGAGATAGTTCTCTACTCCGGAGTCCTTTGCATACTTTTCAAGAACAGTGACAAAGAACTTCTTGAGCCTGACCTCATTCATTCGAAGGATGAAGTCCTTGACTGAGCCTTGCCATTTGACAGCTTTCATTGCCTCATCGAAGACAATGTAGCCGCTGTCTGTGTCCGCATAGATGAACGGATCCTTGACTAGCTTTGGGACCTCCTGATCCTCCGGTACACCAAGCGCACGATGCAATTCTTTGTCCCTGTGAAAGAAGTCCAAGAAGTATGCGTTCGTCATCTTCTCGGTATGCTTGATGGCATCCTGTCCCTGCAGAGTCACAGTCTCTGCGATGGCCACGTTATAGAAGTGGAAGAACTCGTTTGCGAAAGCGCCGTAGATAGAGTTAATGATCAGCTTGATGCACTGCTCAAACATGTAGTTCTTCATGGACTCTGTCCTGAGGAACTCGACCTCTTCTTCGGTCAGATCATTGACATCTCTCGCAAGCAGCTGTTCAATCTCAAGCATTTTGGGCTAGGTTGATGGCGATCCTGGTCTCAGAATCTTGGGAGACCAATATGATCTTGTTCTTGAACATTCTGGCCTTATAGTTCTCCAGTGGTATTCGATCGAAGACCTCCCTGAAAACTTGGCTGGTTGACGCCTTGGCCGTAACTGCTGGATCGACCACCATATCGAAAACGTCTCCATCGAAGTGGAGACCATCTTCCTCTACTCGGATCTTGATGAGAGTCTTGGGCTCCTTGACAAACCCAAGAAGCGAGTTGATCCTGGCCAAGGATTCCTTACTGAGATCGAATGTGAAGAATGCGTTCTTATCGTCGAATGCGATCTTCTGTTGATCATCAGTCAAGCTAATGAATCCTAGTGCTGGGTCCTGGCAAACGATGCTCATCTTCAGGCCCTTGTCCCGAAGGTCGATCTGTTGAGCGTAGTTGATGTTATCGTTCCTCGACGTGAAATAGTTGATCGAGCATTCAAGCGTCTCGGAATCGAAGATGTCGAGGTACTTGAGAAGCCTTTCTGGGATGTCCTTATAGAGACCAATCCGGACCTCCTCGATTTGGCCATCTGGCTCCATAATCTTCTTCAGCTCCACCCGCTTAAGAATGGCCGTATCATGAGCCTGGGTGTACATTCCAGACTTCACTCCATCTGGGCCTATGGAGAAATAGACCTTGTCGCCGATGTTGAGCAGAGTCCTAATGAAGGACTTCAACTCCGGCTTATTGAGCTTCTTGACCTTGAGAGACTTCATGGGTCATTCTATGACCCTGTGTAGTGCAGCCCGTCACTCCTCTGACTCAACAGTGAGGCCATCCTTAGCCATCAACTCCCTGAACCTCGGCATCTGAGTATCGAGAATCCAGTAGCTGTATTTGTGTCGATAGGAACCGATGTTATCCTTTGGGGCCTCGCTGAAGGTCACATGGATGAAATGTAGGTCACTTGGACCCTGTTCAAAGATCACCTTATGACGGGACCTTTTCCTTCCGAAGACGACTCGCATCAATCGATCGTGTCTACCTCTCCCTGAATCTTCTCGAAGGCACTCTCGTCGCCATCATTCAGAACCTTCACAAGCAATTCCTCAAACTCTTCCTCAGAGAGGGATCCGCCCATGGCGATTGACAGTTTATGAGATGGCTGACCATGAGAATGTCCGGAATTGATCACGTCCACCTCTCCTTGGATCTTTTCAAAGGCGGCTTTATCTCCATCTACAACCTTTCGAAGAAGATCCCTGAATTCTGTTCTCTTCATGCTTCCACCCATTGCGAATTCAACCTTGTAAACTGGCTGCTCATGGTGAGAGCTTTCTATGAGACTGCTAGACCCATAATCGTCAATCAGTACTATCTTTCCAGTCTCATCATCTTTCAACTGGCTAGAGATTGAACCGTTCAGCCGATCTTCCATCATCGTCTCAACTCCTGGCTTCGACAGCGATTTCCAATGCGAATAAGCGAGATCTCCGTTAGTTGTAATCAACTCGACTTTGCCTACCTTGCCAACGAAGTAAAAGTTTGGTCTCTTTCCATCTCCAACCAAACGCGCAGCTAGATCGTTGAGTTCGTCCCTCGAACTTTCTGTGACGAGATCGCCATGCTTAGAGCTTTCCATCATTGGATCGGAGATGATGTCTTCCAACTCTTCGTGCCAGGAATCTATCTGCTTCCTCAGCGACTCGACCAGGTTGTCCAGCCGCTTCATGATGTCGTCGACCATCTTCCTCTCGTTGGGTCCGATCTCGGGGCCCATGCGGGCGATCTGCCCGACGGCGTAGAGCGCCTTCGCGGCCTCCTTCGACGCGGCCATCCTCTTGCGGGAGGTCTCGTCCAGTGCTGCACCGACCCGCTGCTCGTTGACGGGCTGCACCAGAAAGATGCCGAGGTCCGGGTGCTGCACGTAGGAGGTCGTGGTGCGGACGGTCGAGCCCCGCCTGGACGTGACCCACACCTTGGCACCGAGCCCGACGGCCGGACCGGGGACCACCGCGCTCGGGGCCTTGTCGACCTTCTTCAGCTTGACGGGGCGCGAGAACACCCTCGACACCTCGCCCTCGAGCTCGGCCTGCGTCGACTCCACCACTATCCTCGCGGTCTTGGCCTCTTCCATGAGTTCGAAACTCACCTTCCCTTCGCTCACGATCTGAGCCTCATGCATACGACGGAATTCCTCAAATTTCGCCTGAGTTGGGAAGTCGATGTGAAGCTCTATCGTCTCTCCGGATTCGATGTTCGACTTCAAGATCTCGATTCCACCAACCGTCTTGAGGCGCTCGTTGATAACCTTCTGATCGAATCCTGCCTTAGCGTAACGAATTCTCACACTGACCCTCTTCTGATCGTCGACCGCTCCTCCACCGATGGCGGGCCTAGTTGCGGGAGCGTGCGGATTAGCCTCGCTCTCATTGAGGAATCGATTCCTGAATTCGTTGAACTTTAGGAACGCCATGATGTCTCTTTGTTTGGATCCTATCTATCGGCCGGTATCAGGAACACTTACTTGAGCCACAAGCGGAACACGTCATGCAGCCTTCCTTGTATTCAAGGGAAGTGGATCCACAGTCCTTGCATGTCTTGCCAGAGACAGTCGTTCCGTCCTTGATGAACTTCTTGAGCATGCGCCTGACTCCAGATTTCCATGTGTTGATGAGGTCTCCATCCAAGTGAAGCCCATCGATGAGCTCGATCACGTATGGAAGAGGCATCCCATGCCTCAATATGGCCGAGAATGTCTTCGCTAGGTCGTAATAGTCGTCATCGAACGCATGGTTCAAATTAGGCATCTTGATCTCCGTTCCAGATTTGTCTATGTAGACAAAGTGATAGGAGCTCTTGTCTCCCTTCTTCTCCTTGACGATGTGACCGGATTCGACCCAGGATGGGATCGGGAAGTCTTCGATGTCTCCTGTGAAGAGCTCATACGGCCTTCCATCGAGTAGGCCGATGAACCCGATCCACTTCTCACCTTGGTTAGTGAACCTTGTCACCACGCAGTCCAGAGATTTTGGGCGCTTTGGGGCCGATGTGTCACCGAATAGCTCTTTCTGCTTCTTCTCCTCGTTCGATACAAGAACGCCAGTGCGAGAGCCATCTCGGTATACCGTACATCCCTTGCAACCAGATCGCCAAGCCTTCATGTAAACCTCGGCCACGAGTTCCTCTGTCACTTCGTTTGGTAGATTGACAGTGACGGAGATCGAGTGATCCACCCATTTTTGGATCCTTCCTTGCATCGCAACTTTCTCGACCCAATCTACGTCATTGGAGGTTGCCTTGTGATATGGAGACTTTTCGATGATAGAAGCCATCTCTTGGTCTTCCATTCTCTTCACCTGTTCAACGTCGTAACCGTTCGATGCTAGCCATGTTTCGAAGTGAGGATGGAAGACCTGGTACTCCTCCCATGAGTCACCTACTTGATCCACAAAGGTAACCTTGACGCCCTTATCGTTTGGATTGACCTTCCTGCGCCTGCGATAGGAGATCATGAAAGCTGGCTCAATCCCAGAAGTCGTGTTAGAACAGATCGAGACTGAGCCAGTAGGCGCGATAGTGAGCATCGCAATGTTCCTGCGCCCATGTTTCTTGAGATCCTGATAAAGCTCCGGATCAGCCTCAGCCAGGCGTTGCATGAATGGGTTATTCTCCTCGAGGCTAGAGTCGAAGTGTTCGAACTTTCCTCGTTCCTTGGCCATCTCGCAAGATTCCCTATAAGCAGAGATGCAGAACTGTCGATGAACTTCTTCAGTGAAATTCGTGGCCTTCTTGGTTCCGTACGTCAGGCCCAAGGCCGCGAGCATGTCTCCCTCGGCAGTGATGCCCAGGCCAGTGCGCCTGCCCTCATGGCACTTCTTCCTGATCCTTTTCCAGAGGTTGAGCTCGACCGATTTTGTCTCGATGTGCTCTGGATCGGATTTGATCTTCGAGATGATCCTATCGATTTTCTCTAGCTCCAGGTCGATGATATTGTCCATGAACCTCATGGCCAGGCGAACATGTTCATCAAAGAGCGTGAAATCAAACTGGGCTTTCTTTGTGAACGGATCCTTGACGTATGAGTACAGGTTGATAGCCGTCAGCCTGCAAGAATCGTCAGGGCAAAGGATGATCTCTCCACATGGGTTGACCGAGGTGCTTTCGAACCCAGCATGCCCATAGCAATCCGGCAGGGATTCCCTGATGATCGTGTCCCAGAAAAGGACACCTGGCTCGGCCGACTTCCATGCGTTATGGATGATCTTCTTCCAGAGGACCCGAGGATCCACTTTCTTGGTATAGACCGGTTCTCCGCGAACCGGGAACCTCAGCTCATATTCACTGTCTCCATTGGCCACCGCTTGCATGAAACGGTCGCTGACTCGAACCGAGACATTTGCGCCAGTGACCTTGGTGCTATCCATCTTTGCATCGATGAACGCCTCGACATCCGGGTGATCGCAGCTGATGGTCAACATTAGCGCGCCTCTTCGGCCATCCTGGGCGACCTCCCGTGTTGAATTGGAGAACCTCTCCATGAATGGAACGACTCCAGTTGAGGTCAGGGCAGAATTCTCGACCGGCGAACCCTTTGGCCTGATGTTGCTCAGGTCATGCCCGACACCTCCACGGCGCTTCATGAGCTGGATCTGTTCCTGGTCTGTCTTCATGATGGCCCCATAAGAATCTGACGGGCCATCGTTGCCGATGACGAAGCAGTTAGAAAGCGAAACGTACTGCAAGTTGTTGCCAATCCCTGCCATTGGCGATCCCTGAGGGATGATGAACCTGAATCGATCCATCAGCTCGAAGGCCGAATTCTCATCGAACCTTGGCTTAGGGTACTTCATCTCGATCCTGGCCAACTCCTTGGCCAATCGAGAATGCATCATGCTCGGATTGGCCTCATAGATCCGTCCTTGAGAATCCTTCAACGCATACTTGTTGACAAAGACTGTGGCCTGTAGTTCGTTGCCGCCAAAGTACTCAAGGCTCGACGCCATGGCCTCTTCCCTCGTGTATGTCTTCCTCTGCTCCAATGTTTCGGTCATTTCACTTCCTCTTTGCGAGGTATTTTTCGATTCGTAGGTGGAGGTCTTTGTGACGCCTCCGGTCTCCATAAAGGTTAGTAAGGATCTCCTTCATCACCGAAAGATCCTTGTTGTATATCGAACCACTGGCAGCCACGATTTTGGTAGGATCCTTCTTGGCCGCCTCGATCTTTGCTGGATCGGTCTCCTTCTTGATGAACGATTCCGGCGAGATGTTGTATTGCCTCATGATCGAAGGATACAGCGATGCATAGTCGAAGCAAGTCACTGCCCTATGGAATCCAATATTGGGTTCCTTCACATAGGCTCCTTCATATTGCTGTTTTGGTGTCTCTAGTTTCTCATCGGCGATCACCATCTTTCGCTTGTAATAGCCCTTCCAGAGGAGGGCCTCAGTCAATGCAACTGGAGAATTGCACTTGTAAAGCGGTAGATCGCAGAAGACAGAGACCGAAAATGCAGCGTTCGTGATCTTCAGCTTCTTGTGGATCAGGCAAACGAGAGCCGAGTCGATCGAGTTGTAGAGGATGAATTTCTCGTAGTCTTCCTCATAGAGCTGTTTCAGCGTCCCAGGATACTTGAGCTTAGTGACACCAAGTACCGCGTTTGCAACGAAGTCTAGCGAATTACTCTCCTTCACCTTCACATATCGATCCCACTTCTTGTAGATCTCCATGTAATCACAGATGCCGATGTGAAGTGGAATCTCTTCCTTGCCCATCACCCTTCTAGAAGGCGAGGAATCCGCAACGCTGATGCCTATACGCTTACAGCGATTGGTGATGTACTTCCAGTCGAACTGACTGAAATTCCATCCAGTCACCATCGAACACTTCGGTAGGACCTTGGTGATGAAAGCCTGAAGCATGGCATGCTCATTCTCGAAGCAGACATACTTGAAGTCCCATTGGCCAAAGTCCTTGAGATATTCTCGCTGTTGATCGAAGATCCACTTTCTCTTCTCGTCGGTGATAGGCTTCCATCCCATCACCGTGACCTTGCAATCTTCGGTGGCGATAGCGATGGCCGTGATCCTTTCTCGAGCCACATTTGGATCTGGGAATGAATCGAGTATCTCGGTCTCGATGTCAACAGACTGGATGGCCGGAAAATTCAGCGCAGTGATCTCTTCTTTGTCTTCAAGTGGAAGATTCTGGATGAACTCAAGGACGGAGAATTTGTTGAGGAACTTAGCCGGCCTTTTCTTCACCGCTGAGCCGTCCCAGTTCGTGAACTCCTTCGATCGTTTTGGATCGGTCGAAGAGCAGACCGACCAGTCTGCGCACTCTGGGACCCTGAAATCCTTCAGCTTGATCTTGCCTTGCTTGTCATAGTAAGAGATCCGAAGCCGATCGCCGAAGGTCTCAATGTCTAGGATCATTGGATTACACTGGAAGGTTTGGCTAGTTCTTTGCCACAGCTCTTGCACACCACGACCGGCAATGGAAAAATTCGATCCTCGGGCTCGCCTGTCAAGAGACGAGATAGGCGCCTAACCCTGATGCACTCCGTGAAGAGTTCGGAACCACACTCACAGGTGATCGCGGTGCTATCAGCGTACAGGTTATTGATCTTGACGCCTTGCGTCCCAATAGGCTTCTCCATGTCACTTAGTTCCAGTTGAACCGAACGCTCCTTCTCCTCGCTCGGTGTACTTTCCTTCTGACAGTTCCTCTAGACTTTTCACCTCATCGAGATCACAGTATTCCACAGTCGACAGGACTAGTTGGATGATCTTATCACCTGGCGATACTTCAATGGGCCCCTTGGTAGCCTTGATCAAGTGGATGTGTACCTCGCCGAGATAATCCTCGTCGATGACACAAGCTCCAAGGATCAGGCCCTTTTTAGTGGCGACACCGGATTTGTTTTCGGCTATCAACACCTTGCCCCTGGGAACGTTGAACTTGATCCCAGAAGGAATCAACACAGAATCTCCATGATCCATGACCATTGGGTGTCCTCCATTCCAGTCGTTGGGTACAAAGAGATCGATTCCAGCACTATGGCTTGTGCCGCGATTGGGACTCTTAACGTCCCGAGTCTTAAGGAATTTCATCGACCCTTCTATGATGGTCTCACGTTGCGTCGGGCTTGCCCTTACGCTTTCGTGAAAGCCAGAAATACAATCCAAAGAATGAAAGGGAGAGGGCGTAGAAAATTGCGTCCGTGATCCAGAAGGATTGGGTCCATTCCTTGACCAAAGCAAAAGCCGCGTCGAATCCAAGCGGATTGAAGAAAGTGGCCAAGATCAACGAGATTGCCTTGGCATCGGGTCTCTTTCGTAGGATCGCCTTCACGGTCATGCCCTTTACTGTCCATCTATCAGCTCTTTTTAGGACGCTTTACCTTTTTCCACTCGTTGAATCGCCTGAGGCGCTTCGAACTTCGTGGGAGGTCGCCTGATCCAGCGGATGTAGCCGTTGGAAAGACAGGCGCGCCCATTCCATTGACGTTATCTACCGTCGAGATGGAGTTGTTCTCTGAAACTTTCTTGTCTGGTAAGCCAGTCCTCTTTGTCTTCGCGAAATGCTCGAGATCGGATTTCTTCATTCCCTTTGCTAGCTCAACTATCTTGTCTCGATATCGTGGGCTGAGCTCTTTAGGATCTATGCCCTCCTCGCCCCCAGAGTCCAGGTGCTTCCTCACCTCGTAGGCCTGAGCCATGAGGCGTTGCTGGCGTTTAGAGACGGATGGCACTGCTTCGAAGTTCAATTTATTGCATCACTGACTCCATGATACAGTTTAGAATCCCATTCCGACGGAGTTTCAATAGAGGATCCATTAAGGTATGTGTTGATCCTATATGAAATCGACGGAGAATTCAAATCATACTTCTTTGACTTGTGAAGATTGATCAATGTCCTGATGAACTGCGCTGTAGCTTTCTCGAAGAAGGACTTTTGCTTTGCTAGGTATTTGAACTTGTCCTTCGAGAAAAGCCAATCAGAAGCCATATTAGGCATAACCGCCTTGGCTACATCAACTTCGGTCTCTTCGCCAATTATTGTTCCGTTTTTAGGATCTACGCTAAAAACTCCTAGCGACAGCACCAATCCATCTCTATTCAAACTAGACTCGAGGACTCCTGTTCCGACAGATTCATGGACTGGAAAGTTCTTCTTGAAGCTGTTGACTTGATCTGGAGAGATCAGCTTCACGGCTGCAGTGTAAAGAGACTCGAGATCATTGATAGCCGCTAGTTGCTTTACAACCTCATCCTCTGTGACGCTTGGCTTGGCGCTCTTGAGCGTGAGTTCGATGACCTTCTGGACCGTCTTTACAGATGCAGGAGTCTTGATGTCTGCGCTGACGGATTCCATCAATCCAAAAGCGATATCTCCTACCACTTGATCTGGTTCTGCGTCATCTACATACTTCTTGTTCAGGATGGCTACCTTCAACTTACCCTTTGTGATGATGTAAGTCGCCACCGGCGAGAACGAGAAATCGACCTTCCAACCGAGCTTCTTCAGAGGATCCCTAAGGGCCATGAACCCATTAGCAGAAATCACTTCCTTCAGCTTAGAAGATTCGGCCGCCGGGATCTCTCCTTCTAGGATCATCGATGGAGTCAGATCCTCGCTCAGGATGAAATCTGAGTACTCAAGGACCACTTTCTCATTGATCGTATTGGAGCTCCTGAGCTCTACAATGTGTTCGAATGCTCTCTTGCCGACCTTAGATAGGCTCCAAACCTTGGTGCCTTTCAGGGTGTAAGATTCGAAGAACTTCTGGTTCTCGTTGAACCACTTTCTGTAGTTGAGCTTCTTGCCCCTAGCTTCCTCGAGCTGGTTGAAGAACGAGTTGAGTTCGCCGTCCGTTACGAAGCGATTGCCAACGAACTCAAGGACATCGTTCCTAAGAGGCCCATGGCTGTTCATGGACACCTCTGGCGATTTCCCATATCTCCTCTTCAGGACGACCCTTTCACTGAGTTCGTCAAATCCCTCAGAGTAGATCTCTTCGATGGACTCGAACACGATATCATCGGAGACTTCATCAGTCTTCGAGATCGTCTTCAATGATCCATCGGAAAGACGAACATTGACTGGTCTAAGCTCTACCGCCTCGATCAAGTGTTCCCTGTCCATGCTTTCGAATGCTGGCACGCCTGTGCTACTTTGGCTCTCGTACATTGCTGCTGGATCGCCGTCATCTCCCCAGTGCACTCCACCGGCTGGATCGATGTGCACATCGACGTAATCACAGCTCTTGAATGAAGGGATGTGTCGCATATCAGAGATGAATGCCTTGACATCCCTTTCGTCCGGACCGAACCAAGCCTCGATGCCATCTTTCATGGCATCGGTTGGACCTGACCAATATTTTGGATAGGGCTTCATCCTGCCACCCTGCTTCTTGACATACTCGACCGTCTTTTCGAATTGGATGTCAGAAGGAACTGACTTGAAATAGATGGTTGCTGCGATCCCTGCGCCCACCTGTTCCCATGGTGGAGTCTCGAGCTGGTTGTTATAGTGGGCCATGTGTGATCGTCAAATCTTTTTGATTAGGAGATACTCCATGAAAGTTAGCGGTTCATCGCCAGATGTCAACCTGATCGATTCCGTAATCCTGTTTCGGATCCTATTTATTGTCTGAAGGATCGCCTCGGTCAGAGTCCCAGTAGGCTTTTTCTTTGGCGAATAGAGGGCCTGAAGGATCATCTGGAACACCTTCTTGTTGTTCGGATGCCCATCGAATGTGGCAGCCACCTCAGGAAGGATCAGCGACTCATCGACCTTGAAATCCCGGTCTGAGATCTGAACATCATCAAAGATGCCTGGCCTATCCGCCATATACTGAAGATACAGGTTAGAGACCGAAGTCAGAAACCTTTCATGTGTGTCTCCAACATGACCTATCGCTTCGTCTAGCTTGGCGCCAATTTCGCAAAAGTCGATGAAATCGCAGAGGATGATTCCATACATATCGATTGGATCCCTGCGTTGGATAGCATTCTCTTTGAAAGACTCTGTGACTGGATCGCTGACCGAAAAATAGACCGGATTCCATTTGCCAACCTTGAAAACAAGGCCATAGACGCTTGACTCGTTGATGAGCGGTTTAGCGCCGATCAGATTCAAAATCCTTTTGGGCTCCAGATCGGCGGTGAGGGATTCCTTAGCCAATTGGACCATCGAATTGATTTGGTTGTCCGAGAGGTTTCCGCTCCAGAGCATGGAACTCTCGAACTGCATGTCGAAATCAGGGCGCTCGATGATAGACTGCCCTTTTCTCTTACCGATGTAAACCAATCCATCCTTGGGCAGCCTATCATACTTGAACTCTACTGGAACTTGGCTGTCAAAATAGGCAAATTCATAGACGAATCCTTCCTGAAAAGTCTCGGCCATCTCAGTGAGATGGCGAATTGGACTACTGAGCCCAGGATCCAATACTCGATCTATCAGACTGATCTCCCTGTCTCTCTTGGAGAAATGAAGAGAGCCATCATTCATCCTAACGCGGATCCTCGGAGCATCAAACCTCTCAAGGACACAAACGTGTTCCTTCAGGAGCTTCTTGAAGCCCGGAATCCCTAGCTCTAGGTATGTCTCGCTGAGGCTTCTCATCGGACCTTGGTTTCAGAGACTAACTTGGCTTTGCGATACGCTTTCATCTCGTCTAGGAACCGGTTGTAATCCTCGTCTGACAGATCATGGATCGTTTCTGCACCGAACCGAGAAAGGGCCTCAGAGGCAAAACGGTTGTATTCATTCTGCCTATTCTGGAGATCCTTCTTGGCAGCAATGTCCTTGTTAAGGGCAACGAACTGACCATAGCGTAGCATTGCTTATCTATTCGTCCGGGCCTAAGCCTCGAACCTTACCTTCTTGACTCGGTATGGAAACCTTTCCTGGCGGTAGATGGCCCTTCTCTCGAAGCTATGCTTCATCAGGTAGTTGATGAAGTCCTTATCGGAGCTGTAGTTATCGGCAAAGTCCACCACCAACAATCGATCCTTGTCCTTGTGGAGCCTGAGGCCACGACCGATGCTTTGCCTGATGATCACCTCTGACTTGAAGGATTCGGTCAGGAATACCGCATGAATGTTCTTGACGTTGATGCCAGTCGAGAAGGTGCCAAACGAGGCGATCAGGATCTTCTCCTGTCCGTCTTCCATGTCATCCTTAAAGGACTCCCTGAAATCCTTGTCTGTGCTGCCGTCTATGTAGAAGACCGGCCTTTCCGTCTTGGCCCTGATGGCGTTATAGAGTTGCTGTCCATATTCGATCCTATGAAAAAGGACCAGGGAATTCTTCCTGACCTGAAGAATGAAATCTGTGATGAAGGCCAACCTTCCCTTGGACTCTATGGCATAATTCTTCTCGAGGTTGAAGAGCTGCTTTCTTTGGTCTGGGCCGCTGTCATAGATCGTCTTGAACGCTTCCTTGACCTGCTTTCCTGCATAGTCCATTTCGATGACTATGACCTCACATGGGGCAATGAATCCTGCCTTGGATAGGAAGTCTGCCTTGACTGTGCTCACGACTGGCCCAGTATAGGACATGATAGTGAGCCTATCCAGGGTTCCTGGCTTCGGTATAGTGCCAGAGAGACCGAATCTCCTAACGGAGTTACGGCACTTCTCGAGGATCGTTCTGATCGAGAGCCCCTTGGCTTTGTGTGTCTCGTCTACGACCACAGTATCGAATGCATCGAAATACTCTGGGTCCTTCTTGATCAACGATTGATAGGTCCCAATAACAACATTGGATGATTCTCTGATCTTGGTGCCCGAGTAAATCTGTTGGATCCTGAGATCCATTGCAACCGACTCAGAGTTGTACTGTTCAAAATCTTCTGTGGCCTGGATCACGAGATCGACGTTCGGAACGATCATGAGGATCCTCTTGGCCATCGAGTGTTCCAGAAGATAAGCGATGACCTGGAAGATGATGAGCGACTTGCCGGCCGAAGTTGCAAGCTCGGACAAGCAATTCCTGTTTCGGATGATCTTGAAGGCCGATTCAACCTGATAGTCCCTGGGCTTGAGGCTAGCGGACTCCCATTTCTCTGCTACCCATGACTTGAAATCCTCCAATGCTACTGTCTCGTCGAATAGGTTCTCGATGCCTTCAATCTCCAGCTCAAAGTCATACTGTTCCGCGACGTCGATGAGTTCGCCCCATAGTCCAGATGGCAAATATCGATCTGACCTGAAGTAAGAGATCTTGCCATCCCAGTGTCCAGCCTTAACCCGAGGATCGAATCTAGCGGACGGAATAGTCTTCGTGAAGCTTATTCTCAGCTGTTCAACCTCAAGCCTGCTCGCCTCAACGAGACATAGCGTACGATCAGAATTGATGATCTTCCACTTCAATGGAACTTAAGCTTTGTTTCGATCTCGACAGCGATCTTGATTGCATAGCCCATCTTGTCCATCGTCTGAACCATCTCTTCGAAAAAGGCGATCTGATTGGCTAGGATATCGTTTTCCCTAGCTCGATAAGCCAGATCTGCTTTGATATGATCTGCTAGCTCTCTTTCCTGGAGCTTGATCTGATGTCCACTCGTTGGCGATTTGTAGTAGTTGTGCCTCAGTTGCCATTGCTTGAGGTTGCCGGCCTTTCTCTTCGCCTGAGTTGCTCGGTATTTGGCTATCTCATCGTTGAAAATGTGACGGTACGAAAGCATCGTGGCCTGGGTCTCGGCCAGGCGCGTCACGTCATTGAGCTGAGCTATGAGCTCTTTGACCTTCTCCGACCATTCGCTGCGCTTGGTGGCAAACGCGAGATCGAGTCGATCACATTTCTCCTCTTCAGAGAGTTTCTTCTCCACTTCTTCCATCAGAAGAGATCTCCTTTCTTGACCTTTCGTTGATAGTCCTTCTTGATTCGCATCGGTGGCTCCGATCCTATGCTAGGGACGCCATCGCGAAGTTCAATCCCGTCGAACTCCAAGCCATCGAGAAGAGTGCCCTCCAAATCTGGCATGATCTCCCTGTCGGCTTTGGCCTCTTCAGACGTAGATGAGGTCGAGAGGATCGTTAGTAAAGTAGAGTGTTGGGTCCTTCGCTTTGCCATTTCCCTTCTTGCATTCGATCATGAATTGATTGAGATCCTTGATCGAAGGATCTGCTCCGCAGTCGGAGAAGTATTTTTTCCACATGAAGACCGGCTTCCTGGCCTTCAATAAGTCCTTTGAGGCCTTGAATCCATCCCGATCGTTATCGAGCATGAATCGAAAGTTACCTTCCATGAACATCGACTTGTCCCTTTTCAGCCCAGCGATGGCAATCGAGTTCCTGACAAAGAGCGAATCGATGACTCCCTCGAATATGGTCACGGTGCTCGAAAAATCGCATCGCAAGATCCCGAAGAAGAGGCTCAATGAATTGATCTTAGCCATCTTCTCCTGATCGATGGTGCTATCGATCTTTCTTCCAACCCCAGAATTGAGCTTCTCGATGTTGAACGAGAGATACTTGTTAGGTCCACTGAACTTGGCTACCTGATAGCCGATGGCTCTTTGTCCGTCGGACGTGAGATTGAAAATGTAGATGGTCCTTTCTGATTCAGAGTACCTGAACATGTCACTTCGATCGAATATCAATCTGGATTTCAGGTAAGAAGACGCAAAGGTAGATCTTTCGATCTGAACAAGCCCAAGCTTACTCTCGATCTTCTCCATTGGAACCGACAATTCCTCTAGCTCGACGAACTGGTTATACTCGATTGCGCTAGAACTCCTGATCGAGTTTCTAGACTCTGAAATGACCCTAGAGATTTCATCGATCTCGTCTATGTTGCCGATCCTCTGTTCAAAATCAGAGAGGAAACGAAGAAGAGTTGTGGCCGGTTTAGGACATCCGCCATTGAAACAGTGGAAGCTGTAGCTCTTCCAGTACAGGTTTGCCCTCTTCTTCGAGGAGTCATCGGACGAATCCCCACAGTAAGGACATGCGAAGTTCAGGCGATCATGAAACGCCCTCATTCGTGTACGCTCACCTGTGAAGCGAGATTCCAGGATAGACTGGATCTTCGAAGTGATCTTCTCTCGTGATACCATCACTCAAAGCTAAGAGAGGAGAGCCAGCGCTCTCCTCTCCTTTGCCTTATGGGTTGATCGATCAGCCTTCGAACTGGCTGAGGAACTCATCGATGTTGTCACTGTCACCAGCTTCGGTGTTTGATGCTGATGGGCTGTCGCTCTCAAGCACCAAATCTTGGCCTTCGGCTTCCGAGTCACCGTGAACGGCGGCTGGCTTCGAAGTCGGTTTCGAGGCCGGCTTGGACTTCTCTGGCTTCGTCACTTCGGAAATCGCTGACGACGGGACGTTGCCGCCGGTCAACTCCCTGAGGAATGCGAGGACCTTGTCACGAGTTTCAGAATCCCATGGCTTGTACTTGTAGTCTTCGAGCGGCCTGATGCCTTCGTAGAGCTTCTTGATCTCAGCCATGTGCTCCTTATTCCGTTCCATCGGAATACCGCCGATCTTGATCGGGCCTCGATGTGCAACGAACTGGCAATCATCATAGTTCCAGTAACCTGCCTGGATCTTGATCTTGAGCAGGAAATCCTTGCCCTCGAAGAGATCAAACACGTTCACTGGTTCGACTCCCATCTCGATCGCATCCTTATCAGGCTGAAGCTGCGCGTCGATCTTCTCCTTCACTTTACTCGGGAAAGAGTAGATCTGAATCGTGCCATCCAGCTTAGGATTCTGGTAGTCTTTCACGATGTAGACATAGGCGAAGTGCTTCTTCTTTCGCTGAAGGTTTGCCGCCTTGCTCTGCTCATACGCGCTATCGGCATTCTTCAGCTTCCAATACGTCTCATTGATGATGGACTTTTCGCCGATAGACGTTGGGCAATCGACGCCGAAAGAATTCGGATCGTCCTTCAACCAATAGGTCGTCTTGTTGATGATCGACTGCTTGACGTTGTTGATGTTCGGCACGAACCGAATCAGCGCCTTATAGACACCGTCGGGTGCCTTAGCAGGATCTGGCTTGTAGTAGTTCGAATTGGATTCCTTAGGAGGTTCCTTGAAGTCCTCGAAATCCAGGTTGAAGATGTCACTGTTGCTGTTACTCATTGCTTTGCTTTTCGTTTGGTTGTTGATTCTTTGCCTTTCGGCGTTTTGTAGTCACTTGCTTGGAGTTTGTGTTGGCTCGTCTTATGCTGTCATTCTGGTGCTTCCTTTTGATCCTATCTATCCATGCAGGGTTGCTGGACAATTAGTTATGAACAATGATCCAAACTTAGCAGGGATGGCATAAAACCCATGACCATTCCGAGAGAGACCAAAGGGCCGCCAACTCTGCCTTATTTCTTTTGGACTTTTTTCCTTGCCTGGGCTTGTGGTGCGCAGGGAGGAGCTCCCGACATCCAGTTCAGAATAGCGACCGAGTCGACTATATCGTCGATCGGTTTCGGCGGTTCTTTTTCGGGATCGATTTCGCCGATAACCGATACGATCAGGTCCCTGAGATGGCCAGGCACCTGGGCGAACCTCGAAAACATCTCTGCTTTGGTAGCGTTACCCTTTCCACAGAAATGCTTCTTGATCGTGGCGGGCGATCCTACTTCAATTGGACAGAAATACGTGTCCATGATGTGTTTCTTCGCGAAGGTATTGAAGACTATCAAGTCGATGAATGAGGAACCCCTTGAGCCGAAAGAAAAGCCCTCAAACGCTACCCTTGGTTTCAGGGCACCGGCGCCAGTGATCTCCGCGCAAATCGCCTTTGCGAGGTTCTGGGCGTTTTGGAGCTTGACTAACTCTCCTTCAGAGTATCCTTCGACCTTCTCTGCCTTCTCGTAGCTCACGATCTTGACAAGAGGATCAAGCTGTCTGTGTACCTTGAACTTGCTAGAAGTTTGATCGTAGTTTGGGACGAATGAGAAATGGTAGTCGACGCCGTCCTTTCGGATTGACATTGCCGTCGACGAGATCGAAAAATCGATCGCAACGAGCTGATGCATGCAGTTCGGTTCTAGTAGTGAGGGTTATCTATCGCCCGGGAAACTACTGAACGACGAAATCGAGGTTCATCTCGTTGAACGTGAAGCTGCAACTGAAGGTCTTAGCATCCACCGACTGCTCTGAGAAGTTCAACGAGAATTGATCTATTCCAGTGAACAGGACATCGATGAAGTTGATCTGGTAGATGTTGATCCCCTCCGCGTCCTTGATCCTGAGAGGAAAATCACAGACATAGGGCTTGTCATTGCTGAAGGAGTAGTGATGTAGGAATGTCTCGAAGAGTACCCAGTAATTGACATAGCCATCGATGGCCTTGAAGGTGATCTCGAACTTTCGATCGAGCATCGTTTCTGAAGATCTTCCTCCCCTGAAACTCCTAGAAGTGCCATGCTTCCTTTCTTCGAATCCAGGTCTAATCTGTTCTACTGGAGTGTAGTTGATGCTAGGAAAGCTGATAGACTGGATGGACCAGTTGATGATGTCGGAAATATCATCAGTCGGCGAAGGGAGCCTCTTGAAGTAAGGTTGCCAGCGTTCTTTTACGGACGATGGAATGAATACCTTCGGGATCCTGAGATCGAATGAATCTGACCTACCGTTGAGGAACATTTGCAGACAGTTTAGTTAACCAAAGCGGTGCCCCTGGTCTGGCGCCTGTTGCCCGTGGAACCGGCCATCGCCTTAATCTCGTACGTAGTAGCGTTTGTCTTGGTCACGCTAACTCTGTTTTTCGAGAGTTCCGCTTCCATGAAAGACTGCAGGTTGTTCGAGCGTGACTGGTCATCTTTAGGGCTTGGACTCGGCTCTGTCTTTGGAGGTTTGTTGATTCCTGTCTGCTTCGAGCTTGTGTCAGTCATCGAACTGATCGACGCATCGATCCTTACCTGCTCTCTCCTGAGCTCCTCTATCGTTTTCTTGAGCGATGCGATAAGCTCCTCATCGGACGAGAGTGTACCAGAAAGATTTGTTAGTTTGGAAAGGAGTTCGGTGATCTGATCCTGCTGGGATCCAATTTGAGTCTGAAGCTCGCCAATGGTCCTGAGTTGGTCTGAATTGACCTTCTCTAGCATCGCGATCCGATCCGATTCTACGAGATTCTGGTACTCCTCGATGGAGAAGAATTT